GTTTTAACCATTTAATAGAATATTCTTTCTTTATCTCATTTAATTTAGAATCGTCAATATTAGCTATTTTTCTTAAGTATTCATTCAATATGGAAAATCCCTTACCAGAATATAATTTAATAAATTTTTATTTATTGGGGGATGTAAATTTATGGTATTAAGTACAATTAAAATAAATGGTTTTACAGGAAACTTCAGAGCAGATGTAATTGCATTCAATAAATATAACAAAGGAACACTAATCGATATTATGTATAGTTTAGGTTTAGATGTTCCATTAAATCCAACATTAAAACAGTTAAAAGAACTAGCTAGAGAATATGATGGGGATTATCCTTGTGGATTTAAGTATATTGATGGTTGTTTCAGTTTTTATCAATGTTTAGGATAATATATTATTTTTTTATTTTTTTTTAAGTCTTGTAGTAAATGTTATCTTATACTGGTATATACAAATATAATAAATGGCAGAAGAGAAAAAATATATATCTTTTTTTCTGATGCTAGTATAAAATCGATGTAAAAAGAAAAAAAATTTTTCTGAGAGATAACCTCTAAAAAAAGAGAGACATAAAAAAATATAGGAAAAGGTTTTTTTCGTAAAAGAAAATAAGTAAAACATTAGTCAAAGTTTTAATATAGATTTTCGTCTACTATTAAGCAATGGTATCACCTATATTTGATATTAAGTCAATAGATTTTTCCAAAAACAAAAAAAAATAAAGGGAAACACAATTTAAATGTATTTGCATGTTTACTCTTCCAAATCTAGCCATGGGTGGAGTAAACAATAAATACATTTTTAATAACTTTTTTTAGAGGCCAAAATAATCATGGATGGTATAACTGGAGAAAAGAAAAAAAAATAAAATCTTTTAATATAAAATATTTATAACTAACGGAAATTAACACAAATGCTTTTAATTCTTTAAAGTTTTCCCTTTTTTATAGAGTTAATTTACACTAAAAAAAAATTTGGGGAATATATTAAAAAAAGGGTGGAACGTTTCGGTTCATCTGTTTCATATAAAAATTTAATGGTGTGAAGTTAAAAAAAACTGTTGTATTTTCTTGGTTTGTGTATTTTTTAAAATATGATTTTTTTTCATCTTGGTTTAACAATAATTTTATAATGGGATAAAAAAAACAGGACAAAAAAAAGATAAAAGCATGTTAAAATATAAATTAAAAGAATTAAAATATTCTTTTCTCCATTTATACTATTCATTAACTCCTTCGATGATATATTTACAGTATATCCACGAATTCTTTTTTTAATATAAATAATATATTTAGAGTATATCCAGGTTTTCTATTTTGTCAGAGTAACTAATGAAGAATACTAAAAAAAATAATATTTTTTATTATATAGTTTTAGGTTATTCTTCAAAAAAAAACATATAGACTTTTTAGTGATATATGGACTTTACGGTGAAAAAAAAGGAAAAAAAGAAACCAATTCTTTTTTTTGTAGAGATATTGTAGAAAAAAAATAATAAAGTACAATTGTAGTCATAATTTTTTTTTACTGTGTTTAAAAAATGGTGTGTTAATAATTAAATAAATTGGAAATAAAATGATTAGGACTACAAATAATTTTATTAATAATATAAAATGTGGATAAAATTAGATTTATAAAATAATAAGAATAATAGAGGATGATTGGGATTTTCTGTCCTTGTCTTATTGGAAATATTACAAAATAAAAAAAATTGATTTGATTATCATCTTGTTCACCTCCAAAAAAAAAATAATATTATAATTAAAAAGAAATCCCTCCTGTGCAAATTTAAAAAGTTCTCTTTTGTTTATATTATTTTATTGTGGGAAAATCGTACCAGCCAAAAATCCACACTTTTTATATTTTTAATCTTAATGATTTTTTTCTAATAAATATCTCTAAACCCAACCAACACCTTTAATTTAACTATTAATAATTTTTTTTAATGATCATGTCAGATTACAATAATTTAATAGGAAATCTATCAACAGTAATAAAATTATTATTGATTACCATATTTCCTACACTAACAACGTACGTTCAAGCCGATCTTTTATACACCACAATAGTATTCGTAGTATGTTTAGCTATTGGTATAATTGATGCGAAATACCCAAACACTTTAAAAATGTTTGACAATAACAAAGCATCCACCTCGGCGGATGAAGAAGTTATAGAATAAAAAAGAAGGGAATGCCTAATACACCAGAATATGTCTGTATGCACGAGTCCCGTTTAACAAGTATCGAAAGAGATATAGCTGAACTGCAAGCTCGTGTTGATGGTAAGAAAGAAGATATTCATGAAATCAATAAGGAATTGTTACGTGACAGAAAACAGCAAACAGAACTGTTGGAGAAAGTAACACGTGTAACAGTATTACTAGAGGAAGGACAAAAACAAAGAGCAGATAATAATTCGAAGTTGGAAGAAGCTGAAAGAAAAATTGATAATCTACAGAATGATTTAACAGCTATTCAAAGTAGCTTAAATAGTTTCAGGAACACTGTTATTGTTTCTGTTCCCATTATTAGTATAATTGTTTCGATAATATTGCATTTCATAGTATAAAATATTATTCTCTTTTTTTTATATTTTTTTTATAATTTTAATAAATATTAATCCTATTTTTTTATAATAATAATTTAACAATAATTCCTATTTTTACATTTTAACCATTTATTTTCTCCCAAAAACTAAAATAAAGAATAAAGAACACATTTATATATGATGTGGAAGATATAATAAGGCAGGAAGCCCAAAAGAAAAAAAATTAAAGGTGAGAAAAAAATGATTAACGAATTTATTGAAAACAAATGTGCACAAACAGAAGAAATAATTGGTGTTGAATTAACAGCTAATGAAAAAGAACAAATGAAAAAAGAATTAATCAAAGAATTAACATTACTAGCAAAAGAATGTAATGTTAATGTAGAATTAATTTTAAATAATATTGATTTAATAGCTGAACTTGATGAACTCATACCTTACAATGATGATTTAGCTGCTGAAAGATTATTAGCAGCTATTTAAATTTTTTTTCTAATTTTTTTATATTCCGATAAATTTATATTATAATAGGAACATATAATATCATAGATATTAAAAGAGGTGTAAAATATATGCTCATACTAGCTACAAGTAAAGTACAAAGTAATTATCAAACCACAATACCAAAAGAAATAAGAAAAAATTATAATATAGATCATGACACAGTAGTTGAATGGTATATTAATGATAATGGCAAACCAGAAATAAACTTCAGAAAAAAAAGAAACATAAAAGATTTAGCAGGTGCATTCAGCACTGATGAAAAAACAAATTCTGTAGAACTAAAGAGGAGTTTATACGAATGAAAAAAATATTCCTGGATACATCATTCATAATAGCATATGTCAACTCAAATGACGAACAAAACGAAAAAGCTTTAAAACTAGAAGGAAAAGAAAATATATTCTCACAAAAATGTTATATTAACAATAATGTATTAAATGAAGTTTTAACACTAGCTGGTAGAAAGATGAATATTAATGCAGCTGAAGAAATATATTATGGTTTAATAGATAATTTTGAAATATTAGATGAATATTCAATTGTTAATTATACTTCTAAAAATTTCTATATTTTCAAAAAGTATATTGGAAAACAATCCAACAAAATAAAATTAAGTTTCACAGACTCTAGTATAATACTAACAATGAAAGAATTTAACATTACTGATTTAGTCAGTTTCGATAATGAATTCCAAAAAATAATTGACATTAATGTAATAAAATAAAAAAAATAAAAAAAGGATTGAAAAATTTTAATAAATTTTAATCCTCTTTAGCCCATTCAATAGCTTTATAAGTTACTGGTTGTAATACTGTTTCAATACCAACCTTAAGAACATACTGAGTAAATATAAAACCAATTAAATATAATGGAGGCATCGTACCAACAAATGCAATACCAATAAATAGTATTGTATCAACAAATTCCCCACCAATTGTTGAACCAATTGTCCGTAGGAATAAGTATTTGCCGTTGGTCCATTCTTTAATTAAAACCATTAATTTAGCATTAGCCCATTGTCCAACAAAATAACCACATAGGCTAGCTATTACGATTCTTGGAACAAATCCGAAAACGTACATTAAATGACTTTGGTTAACACCGAAAGTTACTGGGTCATAAGGCAGTAGTATTGCGGCAGTTCCAACAAGCACCATCAAAATTTTTGAAAGCATACCTAATTTTGCAGTATTAATCATTGTACTATATCCGAACTGATCGACAAGTACGTCCCCGATTAAATATGTGATGGGAAAGAGCAAGCATCCAGCTTCTATGCTAAAATAACCCCAATTACAGACTTTTGTGGCTAGTAGGTCGCTTAGAACTCCGGCTACGCAGAATACTGTTATCAGTAGTATTTTCTTTTTTTCGTATGTCAGTCTCATAAAATTGTTTTTAATGTATTTATTTTTAACCATAGTATTTTTTTCCTTATTTTCCTATTATATTTTTCCAGTAATTATCATAATATACTTGCTTTTTTCTCCAACAAGGAAAAAAAGTCTTTAAAATAGGTTAATGGAATAATAAGGGATTTAGAATATAAGAGGAATAAAGGATGATAAGATATTTGATGATGATTACAAGTATAATACTAACAGTATACATAATAATAGCTAATGGAGATTCTTTAAAACTTAAAATAACAGGTTATTTGTTATGTGGTTTAATAGCTGTGGTATTGGTGTATTTAATATTACAATGCATTTAAATTTTATAGTGTTTTTTCTTATTTTGTCATAGTAAGTAAAAAAGAAGCACAAAAAAGCAATAGGATAAAACTTCTTATAGCAGTGATTCTTTTTTTTTGAAAATATAATATTATTAAGTTATGAAATCTGAAAAAATAAAAATAGAAGATATTAAACCAGCGGAATATAACCCGCGTAAAATATCTAAAAAAGAATATAAAAAACTAAGTAAAAGTATTAGTGAATTCGGACTAGTAGATCCAATAATCATCAACTTAAAAAACATGCACATCATAGGTGGACACCAAAGATATGATGTTTTAAAAGAAGAATACGATGAAGGAAGACTATTCGGAGACCTGGAACTGATTCGCCTGGGAGACATAGGATGGGTATTTACTGAAACCAAACTAAACATTAAATCAGACGAACACGAAAAAGCATTAAACATTGCACTAAACAAAATCAGTGGACAATGGGATTTCGATGCATTAGACAACCTACTGAGTGAATTCTCCGAAGGATTTGATGTTACACTAACTGGTTTTGATAGTTTTGATGAAACACTAGAATTTGATAAACTACTGGATAAAGTAGAATATGATGATGAAAAATCAAAAAACAAAAAAGAAGACACTGGTAGTGTTTCTGATGAATATGTAACCGATGAAACAGTAACTGATACTACTAAAGATAAAGAAGATACCAGTGAAGAGAATAAACCAAAATATTATAAAATAACACTACTTTTTGATTCTGAAGAAGAAATGGTAACTGAATTCGACAAGCTAGTTGAAGAAGGTTATAATTGCAGGATGAGTGATTCATGAAGATTTTTCTAGCTGCTTCTGAAAGTAACTGTATATTAGATTATATTGAATCACATCCAGAAATGCCGGTGTATAATCATTTATTCAGTTATTATTATACTAGGAATAAGTCAGTACTAGAAAGGTATATTAAACTAAACAATCGTTTCCAAAGTATATTAATTGATAGTGGAGCACATACATTTCACACAGCTAAAAATATGGATTTTAAACAATACACTGAAGAATATGCTAGTTTCATAAGAGCCACTGACAAAGACAATGTTGTGGGTTATTTTGAAATGGATATTGATAATCGTATTGGCTATAATCGTGTTAAGAAATTAAGAAGTATTCTTGAAGATTCTACAGATAAGATTATTCCTGTTTGGCATAAGAACAGGGGTTTTAATAATTTTGAGAAAATGTGTGAAGAGTATAATTATGTGTCAATTTCCTGTTTACCGATTGAAGGGATTCCTACTAGTGATTTGAAGATTTTTGTTGATGTTGCTCATGAGAATAATTGTCGTATTCATGGTTTAGGTGGTACTCGTATGAATATTCTTGACAGTATACCTTTTGATAGTGTGGATAGTGCGTCATGGTTGTTCTCATCAGTGTATGGTAGGTTTCGTGGCAGGAAGTTAGCACGTAATAGTATTAGTGATTGTGATAGATTGTTGTTATCTTTCTTTGATTGGAGAGAAGAGTCAGTTTGTGTGTGTAACTAGGTGTTCAGTATAGTTAAGTTTATATAGTAATATATCATGTTATGTTTTGTTCTATTTTGTCAGAGTATATAATGAAGACGTAAATAATAGCGTGAAAAATACGGAGCATATTATAATTTTATTATAAATGATTATTGTTTTCGGAAAGTAGCATAGTGGCTATTGCACCGGGCTGTAGACCTGGCGTCTCGTGGGTTCGAGTCCCATCTTTCCGATTACTATAAAATGTATATATATAATAAAATTCATTTTCATATTATTATGGCACGAGAACTACCAAAGCATAGGGATGCATTCTACAGATATTTCACACACTTAGAAAACGGATGCAACCACACACAAAGCATAAAACAAGCAGCTGAAGAATCCGGAATAACAGACCGGACAATGTTCCGTTGGTATAAAAAATACAACTGGGAAGAAAAAACACTCAGAAAACAAGCAGAAATAGCTCGTGAAATGGAACGCAAATCAACAAAAGATTTCGCAGAAAACAGATTAAAATACTTAAACATATATCATAAGCTGCTTGACATGTTCGTTAAACAAGACTTCCCAGCAGAAATAGAATCCATAAAAGACCTGGACCTAGTAACTAAAAATTGTCTAATATTACAGGAACAGCCAACGGAGATACAGAAAACAACTAATACTAATATTGAAATTAATTCTTTGTTTGATGATGAATTATTAAATGAAATAATCGACGAAGAAACTGAAGACAAAAAATAATAATAATATATATTTTCTTTTTAATGGGGATGGATGACTAACTACGAAGACCTAAAACTAATAGTAAACGATTTATATAAATTTTACAGATACTTTGTAGCATCATCATTTAAAGAAAATCTTCCTGCAAAACATATTCAAGTAATATCCCAGGAACTAATGAAAATGTACCGGGGAGATTACCAAAGATTATGTGTTGCACAACCACCAAGAACAAGTAAATCAAGTTTAATTACATTATCATATCCATTCTGGTTAATAGCTAGAAACCCAAAACTGAACATCTTAATTGTAACTAATAGTGGAAACCTAAGTGAAAGATTCGGTATACAATTAAGAGAACTATTCAACAAGTATGGGGAACTGTTTAATGTAAAACTATCAGACATTAAACATTCAAGTACTTACCTAATGTTCACTGATAATACAGGTAAATTACATTCAGGAAGTATTCGTTTAGTTGGTGCTGGTGGTTCAATCACGGGACAGGACGCTGATTACGTCATAATCGACGACCCGTACACCGGAACAGATATAACGCCGACATTACTTCGAAAAAAGATTGATTGGTTCAATACATTAATATTACAACGTTTAGAACCACATACACGATTATTAATACTTCACACAAAGTGGCATTTATTAGATTTACAATCATATCTTCAAAAAGAAGATGAGAAAAAACCACCTGAAGAAAGAGAATATCACTTCCTATCTTTCCCAGCTATTAATGATGATGGTACTTGTATATGGCCTGAAAGATATACTGTAGAATATTTTGAGAAGCAAAGAGAAGCTATGGGTGAGAGATTATTCCAAGCTTTGTATCAACAACAACCGTTAGATTTAACCTCAGATTTCTTCAATGTATCACATTTGAATTTCGGAACACCACCTAAATTCGATGAAGCGGAATCAAGTGTTGTTCGTGCATGGGATATTGCTTCCAGTGACCCCGGTAAAAACGATTATACTGCTGGTGTTAAAATGTATCGTTTTGACAAGTATGCAGTTATAAGAGATTTGAAACACGGTCAATATGGTTCAAGAACCAAAAAAACTATTCAAGAGCAAGCTGCAATGGATTCACCGAAGTGTCATATTGTTATTGAAACGGGTGTTGCAGCAGCAGGAAATTTATTATACCAGGAATACGAAGAACAATTACCTGGTTATATTGTTGAGCAAGCTAAAGTTTCAGGAAAAGCAGCCAACACTAAAGCTGATCGTGCAACTCCACTAGCTAATGCTGTTGAAGATGGATTAGTATATATAGATATTGAGAACGATAATAAAAGAGAAGCTTTACTTAACGAGTGGATGGGATTTCCTAATTCCGAAAGAGATGATATTGTAGATGCATCTGCTCATGCATTTAATTATTTATTCAGAAAAACAGAAAAAGAAGAGAAAACAGCTAAATTAGGTGTTGTATTCATATAATAGAGAGATATAATTTTTTTAAATCATGGTACAAGAAAATAATAGTATATTCAAAAGACTTAAAGGAGGAATAAATAATCGATTAAGAAATTATTATCCTGCAGTATCTAATCCACAATTAAACAGTAACTATTATAATTTCATAAGCAGTTATGGATGGATATTCCAATCTGCTAATCGTTCAGTAGGTGACTACAATTTATATCATCATGCGGAGAATAATGTTTATGTTTATCGTAGTATACAAGTAATCAGTGATACATTACTGATTAATGGTTTTAGTATAAATAATCCTGATGATATGAGTGTTAATTTTGAAAGAACACATTACTTAACTAATTTATTCAATAACCCTGAAGGATGGAACAGTGAAATAACCTATGCAATGTTTCATAAGCAATACATTACTAGTTATGAGTTGACTGGTGATGCTTTTATTGAAGTTAATTATGAGAACTTTGATTATAATAATGATCCTTATAATGTTATTAATGGATTCCAATATATACCACCACAATTATTAAGATGGTTTGATGACACTGAACAATGGGGATTCCGTAGTAAACCAAGTATTCGATATGAACCTGATGAATTAATCCATATCTATGAACCTGGAACTAATTTACGTGATATTAAGTATGGTGTTAGTAAATTAGAAAAAATACGATTACCATTATTAATGATGTTTCTGGGTTTGGAGCATAATCGTAAAATATTAGAAAACGATGGTATAGACCCTAAAGCTATTTTAAGTTTTGATACTAATGTTACCGATGAAAGTTTTGAAAACGAATTAGCTAGGTTAGCAGCATTAACAGATGAACGCCGTAAAGGTGGAACATTAGCTGTTAAAGGAGCAACATTCCAAACTGGAGGATATAATAATCAGGACATGGATTTCTTATCCTTAATGGATATGTGCCGTGACATGATATTAACTGCTTATGGTGTTCAACCAGGAAAAGCAGGAATACGTGAAACTGCAAACCTTGGAACAGGTAGTGGTGAGTCACAAGACAAAGACTTCAAGGACATGATGAATGCTAAAGCAAAATTAATTGAAGGAGCATTCAACAAAAAATTAGGCCACAATGGTTTTCAGGAATTATTCCAATTTAACGAAATGGATATTGAGGATAAATTAAAACGTACTCAAATCGAAATGAATAAATTAAACTCAGGTGTGGTAACAGTTAATGAAGTAAGGTCAGGTTATGGATTAGACCCTGTACCATGGGGAGATGTACCTAACACATTAAATAGTGAATTAGATTCAGAAGAATTAGTTGATAGTGATAATATTAGTGTGTTTAAACGATTTAAAAATAATGTGTTGCAATCAGGTTTATTAAGTGAATGGAGTAATGATGAATACAACTGGTAACCCGTATTTTGATAATGAAGGCCTAATACTACCCGTAACCAAAAAATTATCAAAAAGAGAAAAAAGATACTACAACAGCCTAATAAACGGATTAGACAATCTAATAAAAGCCAGTACCACATTCCTTAAAACCAACGAATATAATTCACTAAGAAAAATAGCTACTAAACATAAAAGCAAAATAATAGAAAAATCAGATAATTCATTTTTCGGACCAGAATTCCGACACAGTGATGAATTAAAAGAATTATTCCAAAGCAGCGAATTCAAAGAAGAACTAGACCTAATAATAGAATCCAATGTTGAATCCTGTGAAGACTTCATGAAAGAATTCTACCAAGTCGGAGCAATGCTAGGATATAAACAATTAAGAAGACAAATGGGATTAACCCCTGCAGATAGTCAAGCATTATACTTCCTAACAGATTATGAATTCGACCTAGTAAGAAATTTAAACACTGAACTATGTTATGGTATACGTGAAACAATATTCAATGCTGTAGCTACAGGTCAGTCAACACAAAAAACCACACAACAATTATTAGAATTACCATTAACACCTATAGGTAATGTTTCACCACGCAGAAGAGCTGAAATGATTGCCCGTACAGAACATGCTCGTGCAGTTAACACAGGTACTTTACAGGCTTATGAAAATTTTGGTGTAGGTGAAGCTGAAATAATAACTGCAGGTGATAGTAATGTATGTGATGATTGTGCAGATTTAGAAGAACATAACCCTTACACTTTAAGTGAGGCCCAATCATTATTACCAGTACATCCGAATTGTTACATGCCTGATACATTAATAGCTACAAATTATGGATGGAAACATTTCCAGGACTTAGATACTGATGACCTTATATTATCTTTAAACCCTGCGAATGATACAGTGGATTTCCTACAATATGTTCAGTTGATTGGGCATTATAATATTTTCAGATTCATGTATCATATCTATAATGATGATATTGATATGTGCATTACACCAGACCATAATTGTTTTGTTTATCAAGGTGATGAGCCTTGTTTTTGCAAGCCTTGGGAGTTGAATGATGAGAGTAAATTCCTTATAAGTTATGATAATGGTTTAGATGATAAGGAGTTTGTTTATTTCAAGGATTGTTATGTGGAGAAGATAGATTATACTGGTATGGTGTATTGTGTGGAGTTACCTGAGTTTCATACTTTATGGGTTAAACGTGATGGTAAAGTTTCATGGAATGGTAATTGCCGTTGCAGTTATGGTCCTGTTGCCAGTAGTGTGCCTTTGACTCCCGTGTCTGACCCTGATGTTGTTAATTTGACTTTGGATAATCCAGAACCTGTTGAATTCTAAAAAAAATAAAATAAAATAAAATAAAATATTTATTGTTATGGCTTATACTGACTTACTTAAAAAAATAGAACACTACCTCATAAGTATTGATGGTTTATATGCATCAGACCAGGAAGACTTTAGTGAACCTTTCCGTTTAGACTGCAAAGAACTATTATCACAGCTAGATAAGGAATACTGGGAAGATGCAGACTGCAAAGAATACATAATACAACACTATTATTATCATAAGTATGATTATTTGATTGAGTATGGTTCCGGTCAAAGATTCCTAGCTGATAAAGATTTACGATTCACCGTTAAAGATTACCATATAATATTTTTAGATGATAAAGGTGATCCATTTAAAGTTATTAGTTTGGATAGTATAGTCAGTATACACAAAACATAATTAAACTATCATTAATGTTCTCTAATAAATTGAATTTATTTAAATGATTTTTATAAAAAATTTTTTATAAAAAAAACTAAATGTACTTTAAAGTGTACAGGAGAACTAAACTAAAAAAAACATAAAAATATAAGAAAAGAAACCCTTGTAAAAAAAAATAGAATTTTAATAAATTGTTATGACAACAGACTTTAAACAATTTAAAATTTATGCACCACCATCACAAAAAAAATATGCATTAAATGATGATGGTACATTAACCATTACAGGAGTATTCTCAACCACTAATAAAGACTTGGACGGTGATATAGTATCACCACAAGCACTAGCTAGTCTACAAAGACAAGCAGTAGGATTAAACCTACACCTAGACCACGACCATAGCTATGATGGTGGAATAGGTGTAATAACAGAATCACATATAGAAGCCAACCAAGTATTCATCACCGCAATAATACTATCAGAATATGCACCAGGAATACTTGAAAGATTAAACCTAGGAATGAACTTTGGTTTCAGTATTGGTGGAATACCTGTAGTGAATAATCTTAACCCACAAATCATTGATGATTTTGTGTTACTTGAGATTAGTTTGACATTGCTCCCAGCCAATTGGGATACATTTGGTACGGTCGAAGCCAAGGGCATTGTTAAAAGTAAATGCTTAACTGGAGCTTGTCATTACATAATAAAAAATAGTAAAAATATTATGAAAAAAGAATACGAAGATAACTCTAAACAAGAATTAGAGCAAATGGTTATTAACCTCGTTAATGAAGCCTTTGCAAACAAAGAACAAGTAATCATCGACGAGTTCCGTAATGAGTTACAACCAATTGTAACCGAAATTGTTGCTGAGGAAGTAACACCTAAAGTACAAGAAATCGTTGTTAATTATCTTGATGAATTATTCCCAGCAGAAGAAGAGGAAATTGCTGAGGAAGAGTTTGTAGAAGCAGAAGTGGACGAGGAAGAAATTGAAACTTCAGAAGTGGATGAAGAAAACACTGAAGAAAAAGCAGAAGACTCCGAAGACATTGAAGAAAAAGATGCTGAAGAGGAAGTACCTGCAGAAGATGAAATCTTCGACGAACCAATAGAAATCGATATTGAAAAAGAAGTACCTGAAGAAGAAATCATCGAAGAAGAAGAGGAAACTACCACTGAAGAAGAACCAGTAGAAGAACCTGAAGATGAAGTAGTAGAAAAAGACGCTGAAGATGATGAAACTACCGAAGAAGAGGAAGATGAACCGGTAGAAGAAGAACCAGTTTTAGATGAAAAATCTATTGAGTTAATTGTTTCTCGTGTATTCAAAAAATTAACTGAAAAAAGAGAAGCTAAACCATCAGAGAAAAAATCTAAATTAAACGTTTATAAAAAATCTACTAAAAAATCAGAGAAACCTAAAACATTCTTGAACAGTCCAACAAGAGACAGATTAGGTAGAAATAAAAAATACTTATAAAAAATATTATTTTAAATATTTTATTTTCAAATTAAAGATTAAAAATTTCTAGAATTAAAAAAATAATAAAATTTCACAACCCAAAAGAAAAAAAGTGATTACGTTATGGATATAAAAAGTAAAATTAAAAACAGAGAAGACTTTAGTTTCAAATTCGCAGACGCACCATTTGATGCAAATGGTATTTTAAACCCTGGATGGGCAGAACCAACTTACGATGATTTCTTCACCAGAATGGTTGAAGAACCAGTATTATTAAATCAATCAGCTGTTATTCCAATGACTGCATTACAACATGACTTAGACATGTTAACCGCAGAGGTGGAATTAGACAGTCAAAGAGACTCCAGTGGAAACTCCACCTACTTAACCGCACAGGATGTTGCACCAAACAAAGCACGTAAACAATTAATAGCTAAACCAATGCAAGCTAAAAGAATCATCTCCGACAACTTCCTTGAAGAAAACATTGAAGGAGAAGACTTCTTAACCACTTACATGAACTTATTAGCTGATGAAATGGGACCTGCTTTCGAAAGATTCGGATTATTCGCAGACTCCACAGTTTCACATGTAACCGGTGAAGGTACCGCATATCAAATGGGTAATGGTATTTTATCCCAATTAAAAACCATCGCATCCGACACCAGTAAAGATGAATATGGTTTCGCAAAATTAGTCTACAAAGACAATGTCGGTGAAGGTATTTTCAACGCTATTGAAAGATACATTGAACAAGATGGAGATATCGACAAAGCAACCTGTGTATTACCACCACAAATACATGCAAGATTAATGATTGAAATTGCACAAGACCGTGAAACCCACCTTGGTGATGCTGTATTCCAAGACGGTAACATGACCAAAATCTTAGGTATTGAAATCGTATCCGATAACATCTTACGTAATACCAGAAATGGTTATGACACCATGAAATTTAACTCTGATGGTGAATACAAAGGCAATGGTTCTAACATGTCCAATATGAAATATGGTATTATTGGTAAACCTGAAAACATTGTATTCGGTATGATGAGAGACTTCGATATCCGTAACCAATGGGATATTGATGTGTTAGGTTATAAAGTCGCTTTACTCTGTAAAGGTGACGTTCAAGTTTTATGGGATCAAGATACTCTTGCTATTCCATTCACTATGAACAGTAAAGAATAAATAATTATAATTTTATTTATTTTATTTATTCTTTTTTTTATTGTTGATAAAAAAGAATATTAAACGAATATCAAAAAGAAAACATATAAAATTTATTTAAAGTAATAATGGGATTTTGGAACAACTTAACTGCTAGACAAAAAGCAAGTAAAAAAGAAAGATTTGAATATGTAATGAATGCTGTTAATAACCTCTCACCAGATGAAGTATCAACCACAAATTACGAGGAAGAAATTGACAGCTTAAAATCAAGAATAGCCGTACTCGAAAGTTCAACAGAACTTCAAGACTTAATAGCTAGAGTCGAAGAATTAGAAGAAAATTTAGAACCTACTGGTTCAACTCAAAACATAGCTGAAGAAGAAACCGGCGAATTATAAAAAAGATAAATCAAAATAAAAACTAAATAATGAATATATCAACAAGTAAACTGAAAACAATACTAAAATTAAAAGGCATAACAATACCTTACAATGATGATGAATTGGAAATAATAATACAATACAAATTATCAGAACTAGCCGGTTTACTTGGATTCAACATACAAGAAACCGACCAATCAGAAACAATATACCGATTCAAAGACGACCGCATAATATTAACCAAATATCCAGTACAATCCATAGAATCAGTAACACTAGATAATGAAGAGTTAAACGATTCATGCTATATCCTAGACGACAATATAGGTATAGTATACTTTGAAAAAAGATTACATGGCTTATTAATGGTTAATTATGTTACTGGCTTATCACATGATGATATTGTTAATGTAATTGAACCATTACTTGTTGATATGATTACTTATGATTTAAAAAATAGGAATAGTAGTCCTGGTGATGGTGTAGTTTCCAGCATACGTGAAGGAGACGTATCTGTAAATTATGATACTAACTCCAGTTTAGGAAACCGTATTTATACTCGTATAGAAGAATTAAAACAAAGATATACAAAAACAGCTAGGGTAAGATTAATATAATAGTGTTATGGTATTGTTTTTTCCAAATTGTGAAGTGGAATTATGGGAATATGCTGAAGAAAGAGCATTAATGAATATTTATGGTGAATACGATGAATATTATAATCTAGTAGATATTGTACCATGTGATTTTCAACCGTTAAGTCCACAAGACAATCTTAAAGAATTCGGTAAAATCTTACAGGACACATATAAAGTATACTTAGATAATGATGTTCATATAACTGATACGATGATTATAAGAATAGTTGGTAGACCGGATACATTTAAAATAAAAGGAACGCCAGTATATAATAATCATTTCCTAAAACATAAAAAAATAATACTTGAAAAACACAGAAAACCATTACCTTTAGAAGACTATGATTACGATTAATGTAGATTTCAGAGACTCATTTTATAAAAAAACCAACTCCACAACATATAAAACAGCATTAAACACAGCAATACGAAAAACAACATTGGAAGCAGAATCACGATGTAAAAAAGAAAGCCCTGTGAGAACAGGAACATTAATGAGAGGTCATGGTTCATCATTCGGTGAACTGGAAGGAATTGTATCTAATGGTGTTGAATATGCAAAATATGTAGTTAAAGGTACAAAATACCAATCAGCTAACAACTACCCCGGAAGAGTAGTTTCCAGTTTAAAAAGCGAAGACTACCTGGGCAAAGCTTTCAAATCAGCATTAAAACAAAGTGGTGTAACATCATGATTAAACCAGTATTAGCATTAATACATATACTAAAAGGAAACATCAAATTAAATGGTCAAATAGTACCATTAATTAAAAGATCATATCCTTTAGATAAAACACCATGCATAACATTAGATGATAGTGCTGGAACATCAACCGAAAGCAAAAACATAGTAAACATCAAAAGACACCTACCACCAAACCACCCACAATATGAACAATATAAAGGCATGAAAATGCCTAGACAAGCAATACGTGATAGAAGAAATGCTAACGTAGATATTCATGTCTGGTGCGATAAAGAAACAGAACGGGAAACACTATGCAAACAAATAGAACATTTATTGAATCTTGCACAGTCAGACCATTATATGTTCTGTAAAAATTATAGTGAAGGATACTGCGACCATTTAGAAAGTGAGTGTCCAGCATCAGAAACGGATAATACTATAAAGACAATTAAAAACCAATGTCCAAAACCATATGAATATAAGTATTGTAACATATTCACTAATTATGATTTAATCCGAGATACTTTTAATGTTGATTCCCCATATCCATTAGATGATTTATCAACAAAAACCCCTGTACTAAGAAGCATTATCAGAGTAAACACTTCTTATTATGATTATCACATTATAGGTGGGGCAATTAGTGAAGAAATAACTTTTAACGATGAACTATTATGAGTAAAAAGAAAGACTTAAAAGTATTATCTGAATTAGTTGAACAATCTACTGTACCATACACCACTATTGTATTAAACTTAGCTAATGAAGGTTTATTGAAACAATATTATGAAGAATTAGAATTAAGAAAATATTATTCTCTTGAACCCACCATTACCGAAGAAGAGTTTAATAAAATAGTTAATGGTAAATCCAAGGATAGTAAAACTAAAAAAGATAATAAAAAAGACCAATAAAACTGAATTTCATATAAAAATTATAAAAATTTTAATTAATCATGCCAATTTTAAAAAGACCTGGAGTATATTATAACGAAGACGTAACCTACGAGTTAGTTGGAGAAGGCAGTAAAATCCCAGTATTTATAGGCGTATCAGGAAACACAGCAACTACCAATTACAAAGTAGATGGTTCACAAATCAACAAATACACCTCATGGGAAGATGTAAACAAATCCACAGACAAAGGTGGAGTAGGAGTTTACACACCAAACACAACTAACGAACTATTAAAGACTTTATACGAATTTTTCGAGGAAGGTGCAATAGAAACAGCAGAAGATATTGGAGTACCATATATCTACGTAATTGACGTTGGAGATGGAAAATCATCTGACACATGGACAAAAGCAGCAAAAACAAGTAAAACAAAAAGAGACGCATCTATAGAAGCAGTTGTTGGACAAGAATCTGTTGAGGATAAAACACCAATAGCTTTAATAAACAGTTTACAACAAAGTGTAATAACTGAAACACACAGTTTAAACTTAAGAAACTTATTTGTAAGATTACCAACCGACACCGTATCCGAATTAGTCGCATACACCAACGAAACCAATGACTTAAGATTAAAACGTTTAGGTTTATGTGAAAAACACTTATTTGGTAAAACCATCGCAAGAATATGCTGTACACCTTACTACAAAGAACCAGGATTCTATACCTACCGTAGTGTAGAACCAGGAGATTTCATAGAAAGAACTGCTGAACAAGAATTACAGCTTCAAAATGCAGGTATCATCTTCAACCATGATGAACAACCTGGAAGTGTTGCATATCCTAAAATGAATATTTGTCTTTGCTCAACATTCGCATTAGCACAAAGACCAGCTGATTCACTATTCCATTCAAGATTTAATGCAGACCATCTTTTAAGAGAAGTATTCCTTGCATTATATCCTCAAATCAAAGATAATGAATCCGTATCTAATTTCAATTACTTACAAACACAAATCGATGATGTAATCGCTCGTGAAGTAAGGGACGGATACATGATAAAACATAATGTGAAAACTGGCGAAGGTACTTACTTAACTTTAAGAGAATCAGATTATAATCCTTACGATTTAATCCTCTCAGGACAAATCCAATCAGTTAACAGTACAATAGCTATTGACGTACAAGCAACATTAAACATTGCAACTTTAAAAGTTGTGGAGGAATAAATGGTTGAGACAAGATATAATTTAGCACAAGCATTATTCAGAAATACTGAAATCACCACTGATAGTTTTAAAACTACTCGTAAACAAGATACTGAAACTTACACTGCATGTAATAGTCATTCTCCTTATGCTGTTGCTTTTGGTGCTGAAAGTTTTGAATGGGAAATGTCTGATATAGATCCATTAATGAGAAAATTCTTTGAAGAAGTAATGGATTATCAAAAAGAAAACCCTAACGACCTTGGTTTATTCGCTACATACGATTTCAATGAAATCACTGGAGACCTTGTGGAAGATGATGTGTATTATGATGCATTCATCACCGAGATTTCCAAAGAAAATGCTAATAAACCGTTCAGTGTTAAAGGTGAAGCTTTAAGGAAAAAATAAAATTTTATTATTTATATTTTTTTTATATTTTTTCATTATTTTTTTCTTTTTTTAAATAAATTATTTAAAGTTATTAAAAATCTAATACATTAAACATTCTTTTACCAAATACCCTTATTTATGGAATTAAACCATCATCTTAAATTAGAAAAAGATAAAAAAATATAAAAATTGAACAAATCATTTATTAGATTAAATAAATCATAAATTATGAAGAAAATAACACTAGAATATTTTCTTTTGAGGTGATGAATAAAGTGACAAGTAAAGAAACCCAATTAAACATAGACACAGAAAAAGTAGAAAAACAATTACTTAAAACAAAATTCCCAAAAGAATGTGAACAAATACCATTAGAAACATTAGATGAAGAGGAACAAAAAGTAGTAAAAAAATGTCTAAACCACGAAGAATTCACAGATGAAGAATTCAAACTACTAAAAGCAACATTAGTAAAATACAGGAAATACATTGAAAAGTATAATGTAGAAGAAACCATAGAATCTACAGAAAAAGCTAAAAAATTAATCTTATCAGAAAAAGACTGGTTAGACTTAGTAGACAACACACACAGCCTACTAAAAGTAAACGTACCATTTAACGGAGAATGGTATGAAATGGAATTTGAAATATTACCATTAGTAGATAGTCGTGTTGTATCAGCATTAGAAACACATATAAACCTCTTCAAAGATTACAGTGCAGAAGAGTTAACTTTATTCACACAAGCAGAACAAGGAAAAGCATTAACTCGTGAAGAACAAGCAATCGTTGATAAAATGATGAGAGAAATCAACGAAAAAGCAGGTGAAGACCGTATAAAATCAATGAATGAATTCCTTGCCGCACAATTAAAATTACCAAATTCAACACAAAACATAGAAACCAGAAAAGAGTTCTGGAGAAAATTCCCATTCGTAACCAAATCCGCTATAATGTTAAAAGTAGAAGACAGATTAGGTTTATCTGAAATATCTAACGAACAATTATTTCCAGATGAGTGAAAGCTTTGCTGGAGAAGTATACTTTCGTGTAAGTGAACATTTAGGATGGTTACCATCAGAGGTAATACGTAAAAAATTCACCCCTGATATCAAATTCTTAATAATGAAATATTCACAGCGTATACGTAAAGAAATCGAACAGGCCAAAGAGATTGAAGAGAAATCTAACAACTAAAAAAAAAGAATAACACCACAGATATAGACCAAATTAACATAAATTAACCCAAAAAAGATATAATAGTTTAATACATCACCTATGGTAAGTGCAGAAGACATATTAATCAGAATAAGAGGACAGGACAGCACCGGTTCATCATTCAGCAGTGTTCAACAAAAAGCAGGAGCATTAAAAACTGCAGTTGGTGGAGCAGCAACAATGATGTCAGCAGCAATGCTAAGCTATGCAAAATCTGCTGTAGACTCCGCAGTAACCGCCGAACAAGGATGGATGAAATTCGGTAACGCAGTAAAAAACACAGGTGGAAACTGGGAACAACAATCTAGTGAAGTAAAAAAATGGGTTAAAGACTACAGTAACAGTATGGGTAGAAGTGTAGCAGACACCCGGGCTGCAATGACTACCTATATGAACATGGGACTAACATTACAAGATAGTCAAAAAGCCATGGAAGCAACAAGTAATTTTGCTGCACAAATGGGAATGAGCCAAGAAGAAGCAGCAGGACAATTACAAAAAGCATTCATGGGAAGTGGGCGTGCATTAAAAGCATTAGGTTTAGACATATCTAATTATAAAGACTCCTCAACCGGTGCAATAGACAAACAAAAACTATTAAACGATGTACTACAAAGAACCGGTGGAGCTGCATCTAATTATGCAAATTCCACAGCAGGAAAATTCCAAAGACTAAACAATGTACTAGCTAGCATGAAAACAGACTTTGGTTCAGCATTATTAGATGCAATAACACCATTAATACCAGTAGTACAAGGATTCTTAAACTTAATAAACGGACTGCCCGGACCAGTTAAAACAGTAGGTTTCGCAGCAATAGCATTAGGTGCAGGAATAGGAATAATCGCAGGACCATTAACATCCGTCATAGGATTATTAGAAATGATGGGTGTAACACTACCAACAATCGGTGGTTTAATGGGTGCATTAGGTGCAGAAACCGCCGCATTATCTGCTGAAGAAATTGCTCTAGCAGCCGCAGAAGCAGGACTATCAGCGGAAGAAGTAATGGCAGCAGTAGCACATAGTGGAAATGCAGCTGCTTTAGGTGCTGAAGGTGCTGCAGCAACAGGCGCAAGTGGTGGATTCTGGGCATTAGCCGCAGCAGAACTAGCTGCATTATGGCCCGTACTATTAATCATAGCCGCAGTAGCAGCATTCATAGTTATCGTAGAACAAATCGGTGAAGCACTAGGATGGTGGACCGATTTCGGAACAATGATTGATGCCATACGTGCAGGTATAATGAGATTATGGGATGCATTCATAAACTCACCTCAAATACAAGGAATACTTCAAGGCATACAATGGGCATTCCAACAATTATGGAACATAGTAAAACCAATAATAGACTGGTTAGGTGCAGCATGGAATAATCTATTCAAAAGTGATGGAGCAGGTTCCGGAGGACCTGATGTTGTAGGCTCAATAATAAATGCATTCGGAACACTGGGAAGTATAGCATCAACAGTATTCAACATCATACGAACTGGCTTCCAAGTAATGTATTCTATTGCACAACCAATAATAACTGCAATAGGTGGTCTTTTAGGCGTATTTAATGATTTAATCACTGGACAAATAAGCCTAGAACAAGCATTCACATCAGCATTCACCATCATAGGTAATTTATTCTCACAACTAGTACCGATATTCCAATCAATAGCTGCTAGATTAGGACCAATCATAATCAATGCTTTAAGCCAAATACCAGGAATAATCTTTGGTATTATACAAAGTGCTTTCGGCGGTATAGCCGGAACAATCACCGGTTTTGTAGGTAGTATTGGTGGTGCAGCTAGCCGTTTAGGAACATCAATATATAATGGTATTACTAATGGAATTAAAGGTATTGGTGGAGGAGTTTCATCCGCTTTATCAGGTATAGGTGCTCGTGTTAGTGGCATAGGGGCAGGCATTATTACTCGTGCAAGAAGCATAGGCACAGGAATTGGTAACTCAATAAGTAACGGTATACGAAACGCTCCAGCAAGAGTTTCACAGATGCTTCGTAATATAGCTACTCGTATTGTAGGTTTACGTGGTGCTATTGTTAGTCGTGCAAGAAGTATTGCTTCAGGTTTAAGGAATGGTATTTTAAACCGTTTAGCTAGTATTCCTGGTCGTATTGGTAGTATTGTTGGTAGTATTCCTGGTCGTATTGTTAGCGCGGCTGGTGCTGTTGCAGGAGCAGCGGCAAGTCTTGCTAGTCAAGCGGTGAATAGTGTTGTTAGTGGTTTTAGTGGTTTGGCTGGTAAGGTGTATCAGGAATTTGTTAATATTGGTAATAAGATTCGTGAGTCTATTTCATCTGCGGTTTCTGCTGCTACTCAGTTTGGTAGTGATATTGTTAATGCTGTATTAGGTGCTTTGCATATTGCTTCACCAGGTATTATTCAGCGTAAGGTAGCTATTGAGTTTGCAGATATTCCGGGCCGTATTAGTGAGTCTATTGGTAGTGTTACTAGGTCTGCTAGGGATTATGCACGCGGTATTTTGGATGGTTTTGGTAATCCGTCTGTTACTGGTAATCTTGATTTGAATCCTAATTGGAATGGTCAGGTCCCTTTAATGCAGGGTTTGGTGAATAATCCTTTTATTACTCGTGATGTTGTTAGTCCTGGTAGCATTTCTGGTTTGACTGGTAGTAATGTTTACACTCCTATTAGTAATAATAATGGTAATGTTACTATTATTGTTAGTGAGGGTGCTGTGCAGTTAGATGCAAGGAATTTAACTACAGCTGAATCTAAACAGGTTATGATTAATGCTTTAGAGGGTATGGATAGTATTCGTAATGTGAATATTAGAGGTGATTATGGCTACTGAAATGTATCGTTCTGATGATGGGTATAATATTGAGATTAATGGGTTTCCGTTTTTTGCGGAAACTATTGATTCGGATGAGTTTTTTAATCGTAGAGAATTAGTTGTGAATAATATTATGGGGGGGACACAGAGTGTTTCTCGTGGACCATATATTGCACGTAATTTTAGTTTCGTTACTCATGTAGATATAGAACCGGAACATCCTGATGTTTATTATGATATTTTCCGTGAAATGATGGCAGGTACTTGTGAAGTTATATCACCGGAGTTAGGTGGTATGTTTAATGCTAGTGTTGTTATTAAGCCTTTGCATAAAAAACCTCGTAAACAGGAATTATCCATTACTATTACTGAAATACCTACAGAGGAATCTAATATTCCTGGTGATGTTTTTTTAATACCTGAAGATGTTTTGCAGGATATTGAGGAAGAAGAAAAAGAAGCTGAGAAGTTGGAAAAAGAATTGAATCCTAAACCTGATGATAAACCTCCAATGACTGGTGGTTTACCTAGACCCTACAAAAAATAATTGAGTTATGGCGGATAAACAAGTTACATTAGAATTAAAGAAAAAATATGATAAACTCATAGAAAAAAATAAAAAGGAAGAAAAAGTTGAAGAGGAACCTGAAGAGGACTATGAGTTATCCGCTCCTTATTCATTAACTAATTCTAAAAATGTTCCGGTGCATGTTAAACCTGATCAATTCAGTATAAGTCGTACATTACTTGAAGTTTATAAAACCGATGAAGAAAACTTCGTCCCATATGAACCGAATATGGGTGAAATAAAAAAAGAAGAAGAAGAACCTGAAGAAGACACTGATGAAGAGGACTCCGAAGAAGAAGAGGAACTTGAGGAGGAAGAAGAGGATAGTGAAGGTTTCTCACTACACCAGGGTGAAATACTTGAAACATACTACTATGGAAACTTCCTTGAATTAAGCACCGAACACGATTACGAAGACATAAGTAATAGTGGAAGTATAAAACTACCGGAAATAATTGATTTAGACCGTTTTTATAAAGGTGTAAGATTATGTGTTCGTAAAACATGGGAAAAAGAAGGTGAAACAACAGAACTAGAGGATTTGGTGGAAACCTTAAAAGGATTCATCACTGAAGAATCATTCACACAATCAGGAATGAGTTTATCCATTTCAGGTATGAGTAAATTATTGGAAAGGAATTATAAATTCAGTTTCACACAAATGAAACGGTCTGAAATCCTAAAAGAAGTTATTAAAACAGCAGGATTAAAACCAGTAATTAATGTTGAAGGGTTAAATGATGAGGTAATTGATTTCACCAACATATCTAGTAGTGGTGATGGTGATGAGGAGTCCGGTGATAGTGTCAGTGCAGGTGGAACCATTGACTCCATGGTTAAAAAATGGATTAAAGGTAAAAAAGGAGCATTAGAAAAAGCAAAAGCTATTCATGAAGGTTTAAAAGCTTACGGTATTGTTTATAGTTATTATTATAATTTCCATTATAATAGTGCTCAGGAATGTTTGGAGCATGCTCAGTCACCTGGTTTGAATTGTGGTGATACTGCACAGTTAACAACAGCAGCTATGAAGAGTGGTGGTTTAGATGCTCATATTGAGTTAAGATGTGATTCCGCTCATTTTTTCACTGTTATTGTTATTGGTGGCACTAAATATTATAGTGATTTAACTGGTGCTACGGGTGCAAGAAGTACTCGTGCTTGGAATGATACTTGGCAGCATAATAAGTGTGGTAATCCATATAATAGATAAAAAAAATAGGGATAATATAATATAAATGAAATCTAGTAATATAACAGTCACTGATGCAAGATTAAACAGATTATTGGATAATAAAATCGATCAAAGACTCGATAAAAGAAATATTCCATCAATGATAGAAAAAACAGTTAACGATGCTAAAACAAGAACTGGAGTAATTAAAAAATTCTATCATTACAAAGGTAAAGCATTAGTAGAACTATCAGATGGTAAAGAAGTATTATGCAGTTATCTTCGCCGTATGGATGGAAATATTATAGATTTCTTCACACCTGAAGGAGAATTATCTTTTTGTGAAACATTAAAAGAACCATGTATACTACCGCGTGCAGAATTAAATGTAATGGTAGTGGATGTTAATGATGGAACTAAAGAACAGTTAATTTTAGGTTATTATCCTAAAAATGATATTGTTTATATTCATCCTGCTGAACAGGGCCATTATAAAATAACTAATATTAATGCTACTAATGAGTATGGTATTGATATTGGTGGTGGTAAAGTTGAGATAAGAAGTATGGATGGTGTGGGTTTCACAGAGGGTGTATTTCCGGATGATGAGACTGCTGTTGAGTATGCTAATGTTGAACAGACACCTACTGTAGATGATGTTTATACTAAAGAGGAATTGTATACTCGTGATGAAGTTGATGAGTTAATAGCTCAAGCTATAGATGATTTAAGAAAAGAATTAAAACCTGAAGAAGAATAAAAAAAAACATAAAAATAATTATTATATTGTAATGTCTGAGTACGTAGTTTCATCCGATAATATTGACGGTAAAGAACAATCAAGAATACAAAAAGTCATTGAAAAACTAGAAGCCAAAGGACACACATGTCAAAACGCAGGTGTAGGCCCAAACACCATACAAAGTGTAGGCTTATCCAGTTCATCAAGTGGAAAAATAGGAGTATTCATTGTAGGTGGTAGTGATGCAGGAATGTATGTTGACTTCGTTACGGGGTTAAAGAATGGTTACTACCATTATAAATACATGTGGGTTTGCTTCGCATCAGACACAGCAACAACAGACAAATGGATAACATGTAATGGTTTGGCAAACACCCCATTAGTAAGAGCATGGGACGACAACTATTCAGGTTCTAATATTGAGGCTGTAGGACAAACCGCAAAAGCATACTTTGATAAAAACAAACAATACATCAGCTATGTTTGTGGAAAACAAGGATGTAGTTTTGATGAAATAGCTGAAAGTCTAGCTAATGGTGGAGAAGCCAGTGATGATAATAAAAGTTCTTCAGGTTCAACAATCAAAGACGCAATCAAACAATTGCTAGCTGCATGGGATGGTGAAGTGGAATGTAAATGTATCAATGAATATATTTACATTAATAAAATTCAAGATCCACGTGAAAATGTCCGGTATGTGTTGATGGAAGGAGGTAACATTATAGATGATAGTGTTACTATTAATGATTATAATCCTGACACTGTCAATTTTTTAACTGTTCATTGGCAGGGTGGTGAGGATATTGTTTATCGTGATGAAAAATTAATAGCACGTTTCGGTGAAAAACCTTTAGAATTAGATGCTGTTAAAAAAATCACAGTAACAGAAGAAGAAACCGTAACATCAACAGATACAGACACAACAACCGATATAGATACAGACACCACAACTACTGATACTGGTAGTGATGACACCACCACTAGTACTGAGACTACTGAGACTACTGAGACTAAAACTGTTACTAAAACAGAGGAAGTTCCGGTGGAAACATTAGAAGAAGCCGAAACCTTTGCAAGAGTAGAATGGGCCAAGATAAAAAGGGATGACGGGCACACATTAGAATGTAAAGTACAAGGTTCTGAAAAATGGCATCCTGGAGAATGGGCTAAAGTGATACTACCAACATTTGAATTAGAAGATTATATGTATATTACTAAAGCATCACAATCAGAAGATAATAATGGTGATTGGACAGCAAACCTAAACTTAACTGATTATCCACCAAGCTTAGGAGAAGAAACTGAAGAAACCTCCGATGAGGAAGAAGATAGTGAAGAAGAAATAGAAGAAAGTACTGATGAGGCAACAGAATGACATTACCACACGATTATAATGATGTAAATCATAGATTATATGGTACTTTAAATGAGGATGTTCATCTTAAAAGTGATGAATATGGAAGATGGGATTTAGACTTCAATAATGGAGATATAGTCTATGTTGATGGTTTGAAAAGTTTGGAGAATGCTTGTGTAATAGCTATTATGACAAGATATAATGAATTAGGAAAAAATCCATTATATCAAGGTTTTGGTTGTCGTGTGCATGAGTTGATTAAAGAGAATCAGTCTTTGATGGTGGAGTATAAGATTAAGGAGTTTATTCAAGATACTTTAAAGAGTATGCGCCGTATTAAAAAGGTTAATTGGATTGAGGTAAAAGTTAGTAGTCAAGATTTTCATAAGTATGATGTATCATTCAGTATCACTAGTATTGATGATAATAGTTTGGTTTCATCATTATCACTATAAAAAAAATATAATATAATAAAAAAAGGGTTTGAAGTAAAAAAAAAGATAAATGAGTTACACACAGAAACATTACAGAGAGATTTTTCTAAAAGACCTGGAAGAATCCAAAGAAGCAGGTTTAATCAGTCATCAAGAAGAATTCATTGATTATGTTAAAAGCAGGAAAGACATTAGTAATTTCCATGTAATGAATTTAAGTATAGAAGCACAACGTTTCGATTATACTTATGATGATATTACTGAAGTATATAATAGTAATAAAGTAGGGCTTGCTTTAGGAAATGATTTGGATGATTTAGGAGATATTATTAATTGTCCAAGACCACAAGCATCATACGCCGGTGTAGAAGTAACATTCACATTAAGCAACGCCACATCAGAAGACATCACACTACCAACAGGTATAGTTTTAACAGGTAAATCAGGAATAGAATATGTAACAGCTGAAGAAATATATTTCCCTCAAGGTTCAAGAGTAGCTACCGCATATGCATATGCTGCTACACCTGGTGTTAAAGGTAAGATAGTGGAATCAGAGTTAAACACTATTGTTTCCAGTGTATCAGAATATTATACTGGTAACATAGCTTGCATTAATGAGAATTCAAGTAGTGGTGGTTATGATGCATACACTGATGAAGAATACCGGGAATTATTGAAGGTATGGATTAAAGCAAATCAAAAAGGAAACAAAGCGGCTTTTGATGTTTTCTTTGCTAATTTAGGTGGTATTGATGGTTATAAACTTGTTCCTAATTGGGATGGTACAGGTACTGTTAAAATTATTGTTGATCCGGGTGATGTTTATACTCTGCGTAGTATTTATAATACTTTGCAGGATGAGGTTACTCAGATGACTGAGGATATTTATTTAACAGCACCGGAGAAAGTTTATATTGATGTTTATGCTAAAGTTAACATTGATTTAGATACTTTAACTCCTTATGATGCGACTTTTAAGGAGGATATTCAGTATAAGATTGTTTCTGCTGTGAAATTATTTATTAATGGTGGTTATCGTTCTGATGGTAGTTATTATCGTGGTTTAAGTATTGGTGAGGATTTCATTCCTCATAAGTTGCAGGTTTTCTTGGACCAGGAGATTAAAGAATTAAAAAGTATTGCTTTTCAATATCCGGATACTCCTATTGTGGTATCTGATGAGGAGCAGTGTGTTTCTCGTGAAATTACGATTGTAATGGAATAAAAAAAACAAAAATAAATATATAATAGGATTATAAAAAAAATTATAAAAAAGAAGATTTAATTTATAGTTATGGCATATAATAGTTTAAAATCATTATTAAAAGAATACCCACACTTCTTCGATAAAAGAGAATCCAGTAATTTCACAAAAACACGAAGAATATGGAATAATCGTATGATAGAACTATACGATGACCTATTCCAAGTATACCTTGACAGCAAAGTAAGAAAACACGCACTAATCTGGAAAACACAAGAAGAAAAATACAATTACACCATACACTTCGCAGTAAGCATACCAAAACTCAAAAAAATAACCTGCTACAAAAACAACACCGAAATATACACACAGGAATACACACAGGAAGAAGAACAATACCTCTTCCAATACGATTACAATGACTCCACACCAGAAGTGTATAATGATGATGGAAGCGGATTCAACCCATATTATGATCCATTTAATGATGACCCTGAACATATTGCCAGCATACCTGAAGAAAGACTGATAATACCTGAAGACCAGTACCATATAAAAATAGAAACTTATGATGAATATACAATAGAGAAAGGTTTTCCGGAAAACGATGAAGCACAAGGCGATATTTTCGACCATGATGAATCATTAGACCATTTCGGTGATTTATTAGAAATACCTCGTAAAACTTATACTTATGGTGAGGATACAGATTATAGTTTAACCGAACCTCATTATAATAATCGTTTGACAGAGGATGATTATAACTACATGAATCGTATATTATACTATGCGGAACATGTACATGACACCCCACTACCTTTGTTGGAGTTATGGAAGTTGTTTGGTGATGATATTGATGCTTCCATGACTAATAGGGAAGATTTGCTTTGTAAGATGTTTAGTAAAGCTAAACACACACCTGAAGGTGGGGTATATGATGATAGTTGGGTTCCTGAAAAATGGGAGCATAAAGATGCTATGGGTTGTCCACGAGAAGAACCTGTATACTTTTTTGCTAATGTAAATGATGCATCACCAATATACGGCCGTAAAATCAAATTCACATTCAAATTCTTCACAAGCCTTGTAGAAACCAATTACGATTATAAATACATTAAAGTATACTTAAACGGAGAGGAGTATTTTTATACACCAGATACTGGTGGTGACCCTACCTCCTTAATAACAGATTATTACTGGATAATATCCACTAAAAGTTTCGGTGAAGAAGTATACGATTTAAAATTCCAATTCAAAGCATATAAAACACTAACTGACTTCAACGAAGATGTGGAATATATAGAATCAGAAGAAATACCAGTAACCATAAAAGGCTGTGGAAACGCTGACTACTATGTTAACTATAATACTGGAGATGATTCTAATGACGGTTCAAGAGAAAACCCACTTAAAACATTGGAATATGCTGTTAGTCTTGTGGAAACCAGCAATAACGTAATAGTATTACAAGCAGGAACACACATAATCAACGATATAATAGACATCACCACAGACACCGGTATTTTATCATGTGGAGACTCCATAATAAAAAGCACATCCTCCTGCGATATATTCCGCATATACCACGACCATGAATTAGATTTGGTTAATGTTGGGTTAAATTATAAATGTTGTAATTTATTCGCTGAAGACGAAAAATTCATCAACAATAATACTAAAAATGAAAAAGAAATCGTTACCATACCATTAACAGAATGTAAAATACCAGTATCATTAAAAGTAAATAATAAAAAACCAGTCATTTATGCACATACCAACTACACACTAACAGGTAATGTAACCTCACTGGAATTAACTGGCCGTAAAACATATGTGGAATCAGATGAAACAGGAACAAGCTTTGATTTAGGAACCAATGCAATAATCAAACACTTAAACATTATGGGTGAAAAACTAGAAAATGAACCTATCAACCTTTATGATGGTATAATAATAGACCCTGAAAAATTAAAACAATCCACTGAATCTGATAATCAAGGAGAATACAGTTTCGATTTAAGATTCAATAAAAAAGGAACATTCACTTATGGTATAAACCACCCGGAAACAGTAAATTATTGTAACAGTGATGTTGTAGATGTATCATTCACCGTTGAAGACATGCCAACCACATTACAAGCAGAAATATCCACAGATGAAATATTAATCGGCGACCTACTACCAATAAATTATACATTAAAAGATTATTATGACATTGATGTGGAAACTGGTTCATTATACTTATATGAAGATGATGTTCTTGTAGAAACAGTTGAAGCTTATGATGATTTCACCTATATACCACCTTTAGGAAACCATACATATAAAGTAGTGTTTAAAGGAGATTCCTATGTAGAATCAACAGTAACCGGTTTAACATGTAATGTACGTAAATATCATACCAGCATGGTATTATTAACTGATAAAACAAATTACTCCACTAGTGAAACTATTGTTGCATATGGTACATTAATAGATGAAATATCAAGACCAGTTAAAAATGCATTAATAAAATTATATGATGGTGATGTTCTATTAAGTCAGAGTTATAGTAGAGAAGATGATGGAACAGTAACATTCAACATAAACAATCTCACCGAAGGAAGACACTACCTAAGATTAACTTATAATGGTAGTGATATTTATGATGAATGCAACAGTAATATTTTCAATGTAAGAATAAGAAACGATGAATTAAGCGACATCAACTTATACTTATACCCAGAAGTTAAAATACTCGAAGCAGACACACAAAACATACCATGCCATGTTTATGCATGTGATAAAAATGGAGATCCATTAAAAAATACAGGATTCCATATATGGTCCACATACTCTGGTGAACACACCGATAATTACACTACAGGTAATGATGGATGGTGTGATTTCACAATAAACACTAATGCAATACATAACTGTCATGGTATAGTATTACAAGCTATTAGTACTGTAGATGAAGATGTATATAGTAATATAGTATTCATAAGGGATTTCGTAGATAATCCATTACCAATAACTGATTATGAAGTAATAAGTGAAAAACCAAGATACAGTTATAAATATGAAGAAATACCAGTATCCGGTTATCTCATAGATATTGAAGATTCTGTAGTACCTAATGAAGAAGTAACACTAGGATTGTATGATGGAGACACATTACTTAATGAGAAAACAGCAACCACTAATATTAAAGGCGAATTCAGTACTGTACTTAAAAACAATGGTGTAAGATTAAACACATTAACAGTAAAACTAACATATAATGGTAATACAAAATATGCTGGTGTAACTGAGGATTGCAGCATAGTATTCTATCCTCCAGCAACAAGAATAGAAACCTATGATAGCTTATCATTATACAGGGATGTAAATACTTTCAACGTACCATTAAGTTTAATAGATGAATTTGAGAATGATGTGATTGATGGTGATGTAGTTTTAAAATTCAACAATCAAGAATATAATGCTACAGTTAGTGATGGTCAATGCACTTTCAATAGTTTAACTGTTCCGGAAGCAGGAACTTATACTATAAAATTAAATTATAATGGTAATAGCTATTATAAAAACAGCCAATATAGTTTCACTTTAACAGTATTAAAACTAGATACTAGTTTGAATAATATTAGTGTACCATCTATTACTTTTACTGACCCATTCACGATTACTGGTTTTTTAAACAATCTCACAAGGGAAACTATAATAAAAAGCAAACCAGTAAACTTATATGTTGATGGTACATTAGTTAAAACAGCTAATACTAATAATAAAGGTAAATTCAGTATAACACATACTATAAGTGATTCTGCAGGCCCACATACATTACAGTTAAAGTATGATGGTGATAATGTATTTAATGCTTGTGAGTCAAGTACTATAAATGTTGATGTTAATCGTGAAACAAGTGTATTAACATTACTTAATCCTAAAACATCTTACTTCCTGGGTAATAATTTCGACTTGAACGGAACATTACTAACTGATGATGGTGAAAAGATAAATGAATCAGTTAAATTATATGTCAACAACAAATTAAAACAAACTGTAACACCAGACAGTAATGGTGATTTCACTTTCACTTACTTAAACGAGTTAGGTGAAGGTGAATATAGTATTCGTGTAGTTCATGATCAATCCAATAATTACACTTCAGCAGAATACAGTTATAATTGTAAAGTTATAAATGATACACTTAAATTATACATTTATATTGATAGTGAAGATGAAACTGGTGAAGTTAATTATGGTGAAGAATTCATTATCACAGTCATTGATTCTGAATTCCAGGAAACAACCAGGTACAGTAATATTTTCAGTAATTTAATATTCAATATTTATGACAGTGAGGATAATGTTGTGAATGTGGATTATGAGGATAATGTGTTCTTGGATAGTCGTGTTTACACAGTACATTATCTTTCCAGTATGTTATTAACTCCTGGAGATTATAAAGTTAAAGTTATTTCACCTATTACTGATATTACTGATTATAAAGAAGTTACTTTACCTGTCACTGTTAAAGATAGTCTTAAGTTATATGCTTATGGTACTGGTGAAGGTTATAGTGAGGATATTTATGAGGATGATGAGTTTATTGTTACTGTTTTAGATGATACTTTCAATGAAGGAAAGGATATTTATAGTGAAGTCTATGAAAATCTAGAGCTAACAGTATATGATAGTAACAATAATATAGTGGAATTACCTTATGAGACCAATATCTATAATGATTGTTCAATATATACAATGCTTTATGATGCAACTACTGGTTTAAATGCAGGTAATTATAAGATTCTTATAGTTTCACCAGCAACAACAATCCATGGAAGAAAACAAGTAACACTAAACATAACAATAAAAGAAAAACCTGAAGAAAACGAGGAACAATAAACATGGTGAAAAACTGCAAACTAATGAGGACCAAACATAATTGGACACCAAACGATTATGACATAACATTCAAACCCTCATTAGTACCATCCAACATAAAAATAGAAAAGGCCACACAACTAAACGAACGCCTACAAAACCACATGCCCCTATCTAAAGTAATACACCTAAACCTCATGGATTATAAACCATCAGAAAAAAGAAACAGAATACAACTACACACAACAATAACCATAGATACTGGCAAAGAAACTAAAAATATAAACTTAATATAAAGAAGAGGAAAAACATAAAAAGAAAAATATAAAAATTTGTTATGAAGCTAAAAGGAACCTACACATTCGAAATACCCATCACCACAATGTTCATAAACACCAAACTAAAAATATACGGTGAAAACCTAATAACATTATTCGGCGCATCATTCTTCATGCACAGATGGATAGACAACGAATTCGAACCACTAAAATATCTAGTACTAGGCAAAGGAACAAAAAGACCACTAATCACAGATGAATCACTAGGTTCCGAAACATGCAGAAAACTATGCAAAACCAATGTAAACCTAAACACAAAAACATTAGAACTATCCGCAACATTCACCGCAAAAGAAATACTAAACACCACAGAAATAGGAGTAGCCAACGATAAAATACTAATCAGTCATGACCTATACACCACCTTATCCGAAGACGTAATCGGAGAACTAACCACCACAATAAACCTAACATACAACTTCCACCTAGACACCGGAAGCTTAAGGACACAATGGAAAAAAAGCACACAACACACAAACCTGTACTACGTATATGAACCAACAAAAGTAACAGGAGTAATAGAATACAATACCAACAGCGGATATGTAAGAAAAAACAGTATAGAAGAAGTAGTAAACAATAAAGGTTCATACTACTATGAAACTACAACCAAAAACTTATATGTCCGTACATCAGACGACACACACCCTGATAACAACGAGATTATAATACAAACAAAATAAAACAAAAAAAATAAGAGATTAGTAAAAAAGATTATGACTTGTCCAGAAAAATATAAAAACTTAGGATTATCATCATTCGGAGAACAAAAATACGTAACAGAAGAAATGCTAAGACAATTCTGTATGAATGATGCGTGGTTAAAAAAGAAAGTAGACAGCCTTGAATACTTAACACCTCCAGCAGTAAGAAAACGATTCAAACCAGTACCGATAGACAAAAACAAAAGTTTCGGATACGAAGTAGGAACAGACGGAACAATAAAATTCGATACTGAAACTTATAAAAACTACAATTATGATTTCTCCGATACTAGTGTAGTTGACTTATCTAAAACAACAGCAATACTCCGTTCAGAAATTGATGATGAAAACACCATCATAAAACAATTCGCAATACCAACAAGTGAAAGCTGCAAAACCACCATCAAAAAGAACACCACAAGAAATTTCAGCCCATGGACAATAAGAGACCCAAATACTAATGAAATCATATCCGATGATATGACATGTAATGAGTATTGGTATGTTGGTTTTGACAGAAACAGAACCTACGAAACAAGACCTAACTGGCTTGAAAACAAATTCAACGGAGAAATACCTGGAATATCACGTGCACAAACTTTCAAGGCTAAAAGCTCTGGACAATTACAATCAGTAACATTAAACCTTAAAGGCACCAACAACACAGGAATGCCATTAAGAGTAGAAATAAGAAAAACCGAACTACAGGATGGTGTATATGTACCAGTAGGAACAGGCGAAGGGCCTCACCTAGCAGTACAAGATGTAAGATTCACAAACACCGACCCAGGAATATACAGTGTAACATTCGACTACCCATGCACAGTAACCGAAGGAAAAACATACGCAATAGTACTATTAAGTCCACTATCTCATCCAACTAATTGTTACTGGGTAGGAGGATGGAACCGCCACTGCCACGCTGATGTATATGAGGATGGAAACGCATTCTACAGCTGGAACACAGGCCATACATGGATACGATATGGTAAAGATGATGTAGAAACAGGTGAGGAAGTAGAATATCATGCAGGTAAATATGCACCACAAGACTTCGCATTCCAATGCCACATAGAAGAAAAAACAACAGAATGTGAAATATTATATGATACTGGTAAAGAATACTACATGTATTTAAAACCAATATACTCTAATCCAATCAAATCAGTTAAACTATCTGCATCAGACAAAGGAGATACAGCAGGAGAGGATTACTATATTAAATATCAAGTATCAACAACTGGTGGAGATGATACATGGAATGATATTAATCCTGGAGAATGGTTATACTTCCAACCAGACAGTAACACAGGTGAATACAGCCACACATTATTTGTCAGAGCAGTACTTTTAACTAATGATAATAAAGAATCACCACTCTTACAAAGTTTAAGTATAGATTTGAATACTACATTACCAAAAGAAATGTATATTCGAACACACCCTTACGAACCACCATTAACCGGTATTCTTAGCGCTGATGTTTGGGGTCGTATAAGAGCACCATTCACCACCGAAGAAACTGTAGAAGCTAGTGTGGAAATAATAAGGGAACGTGAAGTAATGGAACATTTCATAATAATACAACCATCAGACCTTATATATTATACTAACCTGAAAAATGTTGATGAAACCAAGGTAAAAGGAAAAACAGAAGCAGCTATTAAAAAATACTTAACCGATAACCCATCAGTAGTATCAGCATTACAGGAAGATGATCAAATATATATAATCGGTTATTTCACCAGTATAAAACTTAAAAGCAGCCCATCATACCCGTTAATATCAGTATACTTACAACCAAGCAAAAATTCAACAATATACTTCGGTGAATGGTATGATTTCACAGCAGATTATAATAGTGATATTTTAACATTCACAGATAATGCTTTATCACTAATGGAAAAAGGTGCATTAACAGTAACCTATAATCCATTGTTCCTTGATAATTTAACAAATGAAGAAATCGGTTCACAAAACGGTCTTGTATTAGATTATTTCCAAGAGGACTTTATAATAACTGAAGAGGAAATAGAAACAAGACAATTAAGCTTAAGAGCAGCACCAGTAGACCCAATACGTAAAGTAATAATTGTTAAAAACAATGAAGATGATGATAGTGAAGAAAACATTGAATTAACAGAAGATGTTGAATATACTGTTGATTACACTACTAAAGTAGTAACCTTTAATGTTATTTACACCGATGATGAAACAACTACTTTAGAAGTAGGTGATCATGTGAGAATTGTTTACACTCCAAACCTAGATGATTCTGCTTTAACATTAGGTTATCATATTACAAGAACAAACACTGCTAAACAAGCATATATTTCATCTAATTGGATTGAATACAAAGCATAAAAAAAAGACAAGTTTAAAAAATTTATATTAAGGGAGTACATTTAACGTTTTGACAGATTTTGAAGTAAGCTGCTATTACAAGAAAAACAAAAAAATAATCGGTGCGGAAGTAAAAGTCTACAATGAAGATGAAGACATAATAGACAGAATACTAATAACTGATGCACATGGACTAGAAGAACTAGAAGCAAAACTGGAAAACCTGGACGACACGTATGTTGATAAAAACGAATTATTAACTGCATTAACAGAAAATGTATTTGGAGAACAATCCGTAACAGTTAATGCAAACACATTCGACGGACACAATTCCAGTTATTATGCACCAGCAGAACATGATCATAAAGGACAATTCGCACCTAACAAACATGAAAGTAATATCAGCACAACATATGGAGCAGGAACAAGCGACCAATACGGCCATGTGAAAGTACGTGATGATTTAAATGCAAGAAACTTAAATGTTAGTGAAGCATTATCAAGCCACCAAGGATATGTTTTAAATGACAGATTAACCACAGTGGAAGAAACAGCTAATAGTGTAGCTGAAGCATATTACCGTAACAGTATGAGGATAAAAATTGGTCGTTGGAGTGATGAAGCACAAGAAGACGATACAAAAATACAAGTACAATATGGTGCGGGTAATGGTATATATGCAAAATTATACTGTGACAAACATGGAGTTGATTTAAGCGAAAAACAAGTAATATTAGTGGTTAATGGTATACCTTATGCTCGTACTACAGACAGTAATGGAAAAACAGGTAAATTAGGAATAAATCTTGAAAGGGGAAATTACTTGTTAACTGCTTTTATTAGAGGTTTTGATGGTTTATATCCAGCAAATGATGCGAAAATAATCGAAGTAGTATAAATAAAAGGAAAAAAATTATGCCTATACAAAACGAAATAGAAAACATAAACGATATAATATGTAATATAAAAGTGTTAATGGAAGAATACTTCTACACACAAAATTATATAAACACAAATTTCGCAAAAGTAAACCATACCCATCCTATTGATACACAAACAGACGTTACATCACTCAACCCATTAACCAACAAAGCAATCACTAATGCTTTAGCAGGAAAAGCGGATAATGTATTGGTAAGCAATGAAGCAAATGGGTTAATGGCAAAAGAGGATTACACTAAATTAAGTAATATTGAAGATGGTGCAACATATAATCAAATTGATGACGCATTAAGCTCATCATCAACCAATGCAGTACAAAACAAAGTAATTAAAAATAAATTGGATAGTAAAGCAGATAATGTAACTGCGAACAATAATCGTAATGGTTTATTAACTAAAGGAGATTATAAAAAACTAAGTGAAATAGAAACAAAAGCAACGAGAAACGTAATTGATGATGAATTAAGCGATTCATCAACTAATGCAGTTGAAAACCGAGCCATAGTAACTGCTTTAAACAGTAAAGCAGATAAAAATGTTGTAGCAACCACCAACACTAACGGTTTGATGACAACTGATTATGTTAATGCAATCACTAACCTTCAAGAATCTGTTGTTGAATTACAAGGAAAAATAGATAAAAACGATATACGTATTTTATTCTTAAGATATCATAATGGAAACTTTGATGGTGCTGATGGAACTCAATTAGTTGTTTCACGTGGGCAGGATTATGTTTATGCGCAAATAGATTGTGATGACTCATCATATGATAAATCAAACCGAGTTATACGATTGTATATTAATGGTGTATCATATAATAGAACAACCGATAAAAACGGAAGAACAACAAGTGGTAAGTTAATTGAATTAGATCCTGGTGTGTATTTCATATCTGCATTCCTTGATGGTGATGAGGATAAGAATATGGTTGTTGATCATAAGTTATTGGTAGTATCATAATCATATAAATTTTAATGAATTATTTCTTCGGGGTGATTTGTTATGTCAGACCTGTGTAGCGAATGTATCTACAATCAACATGAAAACAGATTTTTAAATTGCAATCAAGATTTAAATCATTGCTGTTATTTAACCAATCGTAAATGGATGATTCGTGAAGCAAAAAACCAAACGTTAAAAAGAATAGTATTAAAATAACATTTTTAATTCTATTTAAATCAAAAAAAAAATAAAATGTAAAAAATAAAATCAAGCAATAATATAAAAACTAATTTATAGAAAAAATAAGAAAAAAATGGAACTAAAATGAGTAATGAGATATTAATATTTAATATTTATGGACAATACTTAAAAAGAAGAGACCATCACACAATCGTCAATAAGTCCCATAATATATTAAAATGTAAATTCACATTTAAAGACAGTTTATGGGATGGTGTGGAAAAATTTGCATTATTCTCTAACTCCACAGATACTTATAATATTCCATTAGGCAATAATAATTCAGGGGATTGTATTGTACCATGGGAGGTATTACAAGGAAAATGGTTTAAAATAACAGTCTATGGTGGTGATTTAATCACTACAAATGAGGTTACAATACCTTTAATACGCTCAGGATACACAACCGATATTACACCAACCAGTGAAGCATCACGTGATGCTTTCATAGTAGCACTCGAACAAATAAACAGTAAAATCGACTCCATTGAATACGAAAATAATAGCTTATTACTATACAGTAATGGTGAATTGTTAAATAGTATTTCATTACCCTTCCTTGATGAAGAACAGATTCAAGAATATCTTCAAGGATACATATCACGTAACGATTTAAACGAAGCTCTTGAGGATTATATTAGAATAGAAGATGTTTCTTTTGTCGATGGAGTTATAATATTAAGAAACTAAAAAAATTTTTTTTAGAAAAAAAACTAAATTAAAACAAAAAAACAATAAAAGATAAGAAAATATTAAAGTTATGGCATTTACAATAGATTTATTAACCTGGTTAAAAGGAATAGTATACGACAAAGACGAAATAGACACTGCATTAGCAGGTAAATCCGATGTAGGACACACTCACGGAGACATCTACTACACCGAAACCGAAGTAGACACCTTATTAAATGCAAAAGCAGACACTACAGATTTACCAACAAAAACCAGTGATTTAACCAACGATGGTGACGGTATCAACGCTTTCTTAACCCAACACCAAGACATATCCGGTAAAGAAAACACTAGCAACAAAGTAACCAGTACCTCAGGTTGGAGTACACCTTTATCAGATGACAAATACCCATCTGAAAAACTTGTTGCAAACAGTTTAGATGATAAAATCTCCAAATCACAAACCGCAGGTCTTGTTAAAAACGATGGTACAATCGATACTAACACTTATTTAACCGAACACCAAAGTTTAACCAATTACGTTCAAAAATCCGATACTGCTGGATTAATTAAAAACGATGGTACAATAGACACCAACACTTATTTAACCCAACACCAATCTTTAGCAGATATTGGTGGTGTAGTAACTGTTGAAAAACAAGCTACTGCAGAATCAGGTTATGTTGCAACCTATGTATTAAAACAAGGTGGAACAGCTTTATCCCCAAAAATCAACATACCTAAAGATTACCTTGTAAAATCCGCATCATTAGAAACCTGTGCACAAGCAGACACTCCAGTATCAGGTTATGAAGTTGGAGATAAATACTTAGACTTCGTAATCAACACCAAAGATAGTAGCGGTACTGATGAACACATCTACATTCTTGTATCTGATTTAATCGATACTTACACTGCTGATGAATCCACTTTAACTGTCAGTAATAATCAGTTCAGTATTAAAGCTGGTGGAGTAACCTCAACTGAATTAGCAAGTAATGCAGTTACCACTGCTAAAATTACTGATGAAAATGTTACCACTGCAAAAATTGCAGACTCTAATGTTACTACTGCTAAAATCGCAGATGCAAATGTTACTCGTGCAAAATTAGCTTCAGCAGTTACTGATGAATTAGACAGTAAATTAGAAGCGGATGATATTGATGTATCATTCAACACAACCACTGGTGTTTTAACCGTAACTGTCGGTCAAACAAACAGCGGAAGCGAATAATATTATAAACTATTGGATGGTAAAGGAGTTTAATATATAATAAACTTCTTCCATCACTTATTTTAAAATAAAAGGATATTTTATAGAGAGAATAATAAAAAAAACAAGATAATTATGGTACTATTAGATAAAGACTTACTCACATGGTTAAAAGAAAAATTTTACACAGAAACAGAGGTAGATGATTTATTATTAACTAAAAGTAATGTAGACCATACACACCCTGCGGATAAAACATTATCAACAACAAGTACAAATCCTGTAGAAAATAATGTATTAACAAATGAATTAAATAATAAAGCAACAAAAGACCATAATCATGATAGTATTTATATTAAGAATGGTACAGGTACTGTAACAAGTGAAAATATTGCTAATGGTACAATAGTTAATGAAGATATTGACGATAATACAATCAGTGCTATAAAATTAGATGATAATGTTAAAAAAGACACATTTTATAATACTACATCAATTGGTGCTGATCCTTCTAATAAATATGATTTAGATACTTTAGTGGGGGTTGAATCACAAGGAAAATATTGGTGTTCTTATAGTAATATTGGTAATTTATTAAATTATCCATGGGCTGATGAATCATCAACAAGTCAAGGTCTTTTATTATGGGTTTTTAATAATAATGGACAGAGAACTGTTCAAATTGCATATAGGATTTTCACTAGTTCAACTGCAGATCATACTCTTGCTTATTGGAGAGCATATAATCCCGGTACTAACTGGAGCAAATGGCAACAAATAGCACGTAAAACGGATATTCCAACTAAATTGTCTGAGTTAACGAATGATTTGAGTAAAACTATTATTAATAGTAATATTGCAGATAATACTATTGAGTTAGATAAATTAAACGCATCCAGTGTTATAGATGATACTGCTGGTGGAACAGAGGATTCTAGTAAGTTAATTACCAGTGGAGCAGTATACAGTGGATTAAGTGGAAAAATTGATACTGCTGGCACAAGTATGGAAATCACCAACAAGACGACGTTAGGAGTTACAGATGGTGGAATCACTGCTACCCAGTTGGGTTCAAAAGCAGTTACTACTAAAAAAATAGATGATGGGGCAGTAACAGCAACTCAATTAGCATCTACAGTTACTAAAAAATCATTTATTGATTCAACAACAATTGGTCAGAATCCAAATGAGTATAATTTAGATGACTTAAAAACAGAGGCATATCAAGGAAAATATTATTGTGCCGGAAAAAACATGACTAATGGTAATGTTGGAGGAATCTTGCCTTGGACGGATGATTATCCAATGGATTTATTTGTATATGGTAATACAAATGGAAAAATCGTTCAAGTGGCTTACTTGGTTGATAAAGACTCACCTAAAGTATTTTGGAGAACATACAACAACGGTCAATCCCAATGGAGTTCATGGCAAGAAGTAGCAAGTATAAACGATATTCCAACCAAATTATCAGAGTTAACGAATGATTTGAGTAAAACTATTATTAATAGTAATATTGCAGATAATACCATTGAGCTAGGCAAATTAAACGTATCAAGTGTAATTGATGATACTACTGGAGGAACAAGTGGAAGTGATAAATTAATTACTAGTGGAGCAGTATATAGTCATAATCACGATGGAACTTATCTTAAAACTGGTACAGGTACAGTAACATCCACCAATATTGCTAATGGTACAATAGTTAATGAAGACATTTCAAATTCCACCATAGAATTAAGCAAATTAAACACATCCAGTGTAATAGATAGTACTAGTGGGGGAACAAGTGGTTCTAGTAAGTTAATTACTAGTGGAGCGGTTAATAGTGCTTTAACATCTTTTATGAGACAATATTACGATAATAGTTTAAGAGTTAATCTTTATCGTTATGATGACCCGGAAACAAGTGAATTAAAACAAATACTTGAAGTAACAAGGGGTCATGACCCTCATAGATTATATGCGAAGATTAGTTGTGATGACCCTGACTTTGATATAAATGGGAAAACTGTTTTTATTTATTTAAATGGTGTTCAATATGAGAGAACTACTGATAGTGAAGGTAAAACCGGTACTTTAACTGTTAGCAGCAAATTTCCAACAGGTGTGCATAATGTAATGTTATTTGCAAGAGGATCAGGAACTGTTAGAAGTACAGTTAGTAGTAAATTGATAAATGTATCATAAAAAAAATAAAACTAATTAACTATTATTATTTTTATATAAAAGAATTGATTAAATTATGGCGGATAAAGAAACAATTTTAGAAGAAGCTTCTGTTAAGCTATTTGATAATAAATTAACTGGTAAAGCAGATGTTGTGCATAGTCACAAGGGTGCAGATATAGGGGTAACACAAGAATTACTTGAAGATACGGATTTAAATGATATTACAACACAAGGTATTTATACTTGTACAAGTGGTAATAGTGCAACATTAAAAAATAAACCGTTTATTGGTAGTTCAACTTGCATTATTGAAAATAAAAATTTTAGTGATGCTAATAGTACTTTAATTCAAACTGTTTATAACCTCGAATCATATACAACGATGGTTTATGTAAGAAGTTATAAAAATTCAACATGGGGTAGTTGGAGATATCTTGGAGGTACTGGAAATAATCCAATACCCGCGACTATTACTGTTGATGGAGAAACAGTAAACAATGACTTAAACAATTATAAACAAGAAGGATTATTCACTTGTTCAAAAAATAGTGTTCCAACTATAAATAATATGCCATTCACAGATAAAAGGGCTTTTTATCTTCGTGTAATTGATTATAGGATGGCTAATTATCTTATTCAAATTTTATTCCCAATAACCGATGATAATGTTAAAAATAAAGTTTATTATCGAGTAATGTTTGGTAAAGATAATAATGGTGATGATATTTGGCTTGAATGGAAAACATTCCCCACAACTGATGAAATTCCTAATGTTGAAAATAGTCTTTATTCTGATTCCACAACAGACGCACTGTCAGCAGCACAAGGAAAAGCATTAAACACTGCATTAAATGGAAAAACAGTTACTTTAACAAAATTAAGCACTGCTACAACTGGTTATATTGCAACATATGAAATTAAACAAGGTGATTCCAGTATTGGTGTAATTGATATACCAAAAGATTATCTTGTAAAAAGTGCAAGTGTAGGAACATGTACAAAAGCAAATCAACCAGTATCAGGGTATAAAGTAGGGGATAAATATTTAGATTTTATTATCAACACAAAAGACAGCAGTGCTACTGATGAACATTTATATATTAATGTTACAGATTTAGTTGATGTATATACTGCGGACAACTCAACTTTAGAATTAAATAATGGACAATTCAAGATAAAAGATACTGGTGTTACACTAAGTAAACTGAATAGTGATGTTTATGATACTACAAGTGGTGGAACAGAGGATTCTAGTAAGTTAATTACCAGTGGAGCAGTATACAGTGGATTAAGTGGAAAAATTAGTAAAACAAGTGGAAACACTAATTTATTACTTGCAAACGGTTCCAATATTGCACAATCTACTTTTAATAAGGTAAATGTTGTAGATAGTTTGTCTTCTGATTCTTCAAGTGATGCATTATCTGCTAAACAAGGAAAAGCATTAAACACTGCCTTGAGTGGGAAGTCTGATACTGGCCATACACATCCTTGGAGTGATTTGAATATTACTACGATAGGAGAAACTGCTCATTCACATAATATAGATGCATTGTATTTAAATGAGCATAATGGTAAGTATGTTTGTGGATATGGAAAAATGTCTAATTTAGATGGTGATTTACCTTGGACAGGTAATCCTTCAATGCACTTGTTAGTTATATCTTCAGGTATTGGTGGGAAAGTTGCACAGATTGCTTTTCAGAATAATAACGCTCATAAAATCTTTTTTAGAACTGCAGGAAGTCTTGATTCAACTACAAATCTCCCATCTTGGTCTGAATGGTATCAAATAGCATCAACAAGCGACATTCCAACTAAATTGTCTGAGTTAACGAATGATTTGAGTAAAACTATTATTAATAGTAATATTGCAGATAATACCATTGAGTTAGATAAATTAAACACATCCAGCATAATAGATAGTAGTAGTGGTGGAACAAGTGGAAGTGATAAGTTAATTACCAGTGGAGCAGTATACAGTGGATTAAATGCTATGTCCAGTGTAAAAGTATTTAAAGCACATATCACACATACTGGTAAAGATTGGCGTTCATCACCAGAGAATTTAAGTAATATATCCATATCTGCCGGGGCGAAATTATATCTTGGTTGCTCTGACCAGAACAATAATTATTTAAACGGATATGTTTATATTGATTGGAATAATGGAGCATCATTTACTAGATATCCATTGAGTTATGGTTGGTATGAATATACAATAAATAATGCAGGAGTATATCATATTCGTGTATACTTTGCTAATTCGACTAATAAGATTGTTGCAGCTGGAATGTGTCATGTGAATGTTAGTTAAAAACAAATAAAGATTATAAATTTTACTTAAACGAAAATAAAGCTTATTAAAATTAATAAATTATATTAAAATAATAATATAGGAACAAAAATAAAGGAAAAAAATTTAGTTATGGCAAAATTTACAACAGACTTTTTAACTTGGTTAAAAGGAATATTTTACACAGAAACCGAAGTAGACACTTTACTAGACAAAAAAATAAACACTGTAGATGTACAAGGAAAAATAACATCATTCACCAACAAAGATAGAATCAACAACGAAAGACTAACACGATACATCACCACAACAGGAAACCCATACCTATGCTTCCACGACGGAACACCATCATTCGAAGGCCTAACCAAGATAGGGATAACAGACACCACCACCGAAACAGTGTACATAAGCGGAATCACAGGTATCGGAAGCAATGTAACCTGTACAGTTAAAAAAGTTGATGGAACAGTACTAGGAACAGCAACATGGGACAGCACCAACAGCCGATACAATTACACTTTCGACGGAACAATACTAGGAGTAGGCATATACTATGTATACGCTGAAGTCACCGTCTCAGGTTCTGTGTGGAAATCGAATATTTTATCCGTGTTTGTGAAAGATACTAATAACCTATTAACATTTAACCAATGGTCTGGAAGTGAATATGAAAAAGAAAAAACCGGATTCGATGTAGAATCATCTGAACATACTTCATTAATACATACTAATGAATGGAGTAGTATTGGTGAAAACTCATTAAAAGTAATAAAACTACAAGAAACATCATGGGTAAGAATAAACTATCGTAACAGCATATATTCAAAAACTATTACTGTAAAATTAGATATTAACACTAAATCGCCAATAAAAATATTTTTATATGAATTTTCAGATGTAACTAACCTAAATCATGTATCTACAATAATACCTAAAAATACTTGTACTAATACAACATTATCATTAGTTACTACTTCCGAAAACGTTAGATTTGTAGTACAAGTTGTGAATAATGGAAATATTAATAGTTCATGTTATTTAGATAATATAAATTTTATTTCAAGTCAGTGAAAGATACCAATAATCTCTTAACATTTAATCAATGGAGTAGTGGAGAATATAATAATACATTAAATGATTTTTACATTGGTAGTGGAGTAACCACATATTTATCAAACAAGAATTCCATAATAGGTGAGAACTGTCTACAAATAAATAGTATTGGAAACTCATATCTACGTTTAGACTGCATATTAAGTAATCCAACCAACACTACTTTTAAAGGAACAGCAAATATTTTAACATCTGGCACAACTAGTTTATTAATTGTTTTTACATATTTAGATAATACTCAAGACATTAGAGGAGCTTCTGTACCAGTTAATAACACTTTTAATAAAATAATTGTTAATACATACCCAACTAAACAAGAAACTCTTAAATCTGTTTCTTTGAGGATTTTATCTTCTGAAAATAATATTGTTTTTGTTGATAATTTTACATTAGAGTATGTTTAATCTGTGAAAGATAACAATAACCTACTAACACACAACCAATGGTCTGCAGGGGAATATACTAAAAACATCTCCGAATTAACATGTTTTACTGGATTTGATGTTATGGTAACAAATGAATACTCAATTATTGGAGAACACTCTTTTAAATGTGAAAGAATCAATGAAAACAATCATTGGGCACAATCAACAGTACTTGGAGAATATACTAATGTTCAAGGAAAATCAATCATCTACACACCACTAGGAAGAAGTAGTTTATATATTGTTTTTTATTATTCTGATGGTTCTTTTAGCACGGGTGGTGTAACTGTTTCACGTTCGGATGAACCACAGCTAATTACATTAAACTTACAATCCGACCCGGATAAAGAGGTTACTAGTGTTGCTTTACGTATTTTAATATATGCTATTAATCAACCATGCTATTGGGATGATTTATCATTAATTAGTTTGTGAAAGATAATAACAATCTAATACCACACAACATTTGGAGTGGTGGAGAATACAATAAAAATACTTCAGGGTTAATCATTGCTCCAGGATTAAAAATTACATTAACAAATGAATATTCAAGTATTGGAGAACAATCATTTAAAGCCACTACTATTGATGACCAGTATATGTGGGTACAATATTTACTATATGGAGAATATAATGACCTACAAGGAAAATCCACTATTTACACACCAACATCAGAAATAATATTAGGTATTGTTTTTTTTTATTCTGACGATTCACAACATATGGACTACATTTCTATTCCATCTTCGGATAAACCACAACTAATTACTTTAAATGCAAAATCTCATCAAGACAAAGAAGTTACTAGTGTTGCTTTACGTATTACTATTAAAAGCCTAAATAAGTCCTCCTATTTTGATAATTTATCATTAACTAGTTTGTGAAAGATAATAATAATATCTTAAACCATAACGCATGGAGTGTTGGGGAATATAACCACACAATAACAGAATTTTTACCTAATGTTGTTGGTTGTGTTAATATCGAATCAACTAACCAATATTCTAGTATTGGTGAAGAAAGTTTAAAATTAACACGTTTAAGTCAAAATGGATATAGTATGTATTTATTACAACCATTCACAGAACATAATGTTTTAGTAACTGTATCAGCAACTTATAAAACATCAAATAATGATGCTGTTTTAATGGCAATAGAACAGGGTAATAATGTTAATCATCAAGTATTTACTACTATTCCTGCAAATACAACACAAAAAACAACAATAACATTAACTACTGGTGATGCAGTTGAACGTTTAAGATTACAATTATATACTCATGATGTTGTTGGTTCAAGTATTTTTGTAGATGATCTAAAAATAACTTATGAATCCATTTAATATTCTGTGAAAGATACTAATAACTTATTGCCATATAATGTTTGGAGTGGAACAGATTATAATCAAAACATTACAGGATTTACTAGAAACCCTATTTCATCTAATAACTGGAGTTATGATGGTGAGAGAAGTTTAAAATTAACACGAACAGGCCCAAATATTGTGGATTATATATCAGACCATGATATTACACTTCCAACGGATAATTATAAATTAACAGTAAAAATATATTCTCCTGAAGGTACTGGTAGAGTAATGGTTAAATATGGAACAGACAGTACTTCTTATGTTATGTTTCAGCCAAGTAATCAAATACAAACGCTATCTATTCAAGTTGATAATGAAAATATTAGGGGGGTTCGTTTTTTATCAGACACTATGAATGCTTCCATATATATTGATGATATTGCATTAATTACTGTTCCGTGAAAGTATACAAACAACCTACTATCATATAACCAATGGAGTGGAACGGATTACTTACAAAACACTACAGATTTCAGTAATATGAACGGTTCAATAATCCAACCATCAAAAGAATGGAGCACAAAAGGTGAAAATAGTTTAAAAATAACTAGAACACATGAAACATTAATGGGTAGCATAACTGTTTGTGTATTAACTGGTTTAACGGGCAGTAATTCATTCACTTTTGAAGCAGATGTATATTCACCAAATAATGTGGTTAATATATTTATTAATGATGGGGATAATATTGGAATAGTTAGAATACCTGAAAATTCACTGGGAAGATTTTCCGTTTCAGCAGAAACAACAAACTCGTCTATTAAAGTTATGTGTACAACATTATATAAAAAATCATTTTATTTAGATAATATTGAATTAATCCGTAGTTAGTTTTATATTATCAATGTATGCTTCATCAGTATTATTTCTTAAAATTAATAGTATATGTATGGTTTGGGATTTGGTTATTAAACTGGATACACTGGCATGCATAGGATTATTATTTATAGGTATGTCAACATCAGTAAAATTGGCAGTATCTTGAAATATCCTTAATTGTATGTTTTCACCGGTTTTATGTAATATATCACATTCTACTGTTAAATTAGTGTCCTGTTCGACATTTATTTTTTTAAAAATAGCATGTTGGTAACTGTTTATTGTTGATTTTAGGTGTAGTGATGTTTCTCCAATACTAGACCAATACGTGCTTTGATTTGCATTTAATGTATTTGTGATGTAATCTATGTCTTCTAGGTTGTTTTTATATTCTGTTCCACTCCATATATTATGCTCCATCTGATTTTGGTTTTCTTTCACTAACTCGAAAATAATGAGATATTATCAACATACACAACAGAATTTTTATTTCCACGATTATTGACTTGAATAAAAAAGGAAGTATTCGAAGATGAACTAACTAATGAAACACTAACATTCCTACAGGAATTAGCTGGTACAACTGTTGAATATGCATTAGTTACATCAGCTTTTTCTCCAATAATTACATCTACATCATAGTCTGTTGTTTTGATTGTTGCTGATGCTGTTATGGTTTTATTAATGATACTATTGTTATAGTTTATTCTAATATATGACCCACCACTTGCACCATCTGCAGTTCTTATTTGTTTTATTGATGATTCACCAATATCTGAGTATTCATTAGTAATTATTGCTCCAGAATCAATTGTTATCATGTAATTTAGTTTATTTTCATACTCGCCTGCGGACCAATAGTTAAAATTTAATAAATTATTAGTATCTTTCACTAACTTATAATTAATGATGTATTGTCAACATATAAGAAATCGTTTTTATTTCCCCGATTATTAAATTGAATAGCGAATGAACTGTTTAATTCATTACTTTCTAATGAAACATTAACATTACCACAAAAATTTGTCGGCACCCGCACATATTTCGCTTTAAATTCCTGAGTACTTAGCTTGTCAAGTAATATCATGTCTACTTCAGTTTCTTTTGTTTTAATTGTTGCTGAAGCAGTTAATGTTTTGTTAGGTATACTATTTTCGTAGGATATTTGTCCATATGATCCTCCAGTTCCACCATTTTCTGTTCTTGTTAGTTTTATCGATAATTCACCGATGTCTGAATATTCAGTAGTATTTATATTTTTTATATAATATTTTACTACAAATATGTCTGGGCTGTTTTCATATTCTCCTGCGGACCATTGGTTATATGTTAGTAAGTTTTTGTTATCTTTCACATATCCCATTTTTTTATTTTGTCAGAGTATATAGTGAAGACGCATATGCTTTAAAAAATTTTTCTATTACTTTATAAGAAGATAATAGGAGTTTTTTTCTAAAAATTTTTTTCCGGTTTCTCAACAGAAATTAAAGGAAAAAAAATATTTATAAAATAAAAATTTTTTTTGATCATGATTGAATTAAGAAGTGAAATAGTAAAAGAAGAATTTGATGATGAAGAGTATGAAATGTTACATATTATTGCTAACACTACTCATCCATCAAGCGAAATACAATTTTATATGAATAAGAACCATATGGCTACCACTTACACTGATAGTGAGGGTAAAGCTGAAGCAGGTACTAGTAACACAACTGATAAATTGTCTTTTTACTGTATCTGTGGTGATGAAGAGTCTGAGGAGTTAATTATTAATCCTAAAAAGAAATAAATCAGACATAGAACAATTTTTTTATGTTTATTTTAGAGTTTATTAAAAATTTATTTAAAAGCAATAAAAAGAATGCTCGTATCATTACTAATGGTTTGAGTAAAGTTTATGGTGAATCCGCACCTTTGGAAGTTGCTTTGTTTGAGGATAAAACACCAGTAACTGATAAAGATATTGTTATTAGTATTAATGGTGTGGAATATACTAGGTGTACTGATGGTGATGGTGTTGCTAGGTTGAATATTAATTTACGGCCTGGTGTTTATGATGCACATATTCGTTTTGATGATAATGATTATGTTAGTGTGAAGACTTTCTGTAAAGTAACTGTTAATCCTGCGTTAGTTACAAATGATTTGAGTATGGTTGAGGGTGATGGGTCACGTTTTACTGTACAGGTTTGTGATGTGGATGGTGTTAGTTTAGCTGGTGTGAAAGTTCTTTTCACTGTCAATGGTTTAAACTATGAAAGAACCTCTGGGATTAATGGACTTGCCAGTTTAAATATTAATTTAAATACAGGAGATTATGAGATTTTAACATCAAGTTATGATGTTGTTAAAAAGAACACCATACATATAGAGGCACCATCTAAAAAAGAAGAAACTTCACATTATGGTTACTGGGTATTCGGTAAAGACATGAAAAATGTAAACCTGCCGGCATTAAAAAATCAAGGTGTAACCGATATATTCCTAAACTATTATGCATTCAATACACATGGTGAATCAGTTGTACGTGAATGGATACAAAACGCATACAATAATAAAATCAATATCCATATATGGATGCAATCATTCTATGATGGTGAATGGCATAATCCAAAAACCACAGACTTAACATCTAAGATAACTGAAGCAAGAAAATATGCAAGTATACCTGGAGTATATGGTGTTCACTTAGATTATCTACGATATCCAGGTAATGCTTATAAAACTAATGGTGGAACCGAAGCTATAAACCAATTCGTTAAAAAGGTACGTGAAAATATTGGTGATAAATTCCTTTCATGTGCAGTTATGCCGGAAACCGAAACCAAATACTACTACGGCCAAGACATAGAAGTTCTGGGAAAAGTATGTGATGCTGTTCTTCCAATGCAATACAAAGGAAATTATAATCAATCAACATCATGGTTAGCATCCACTACAAGAATGTTTTCTCAACTTGCAAATGTGTACTCAGGATTACAATCATATCATTCAGATGATGATACTACATTATTATCAGAGAGTGAATTACAGAATGATATTAAAGCATGTTTAGATAATGGTGCTAAAGGAGTAATATTATTTCGTTATGGATTATCCGCAAACATAAAATTCAAATAATAAAAACATATTTAATTTTTTTTTAAAATTTTTAAAAGGTAAATTTATAAGATAATTTTTTAGGGAGTTAATATAAAAATAAAATGGGTATTTTAGATTATATAAAAAACTTATTTAAATCAAATAAGAAAATAGCTAGAATAATAGCACAAGACTTAAGTAAAACACAAGGAGCAAAAGACCAATTAGAAATAGGTTTATATGAAAACAAAACACCATTAATCAATAAAGAAATCACAATCAATATTAATGGTGTAGACTATATTCGTAAAACTAATGATGATGGGATAGCAAAACTAAACATAAACCTAGGTGTTGGAGAATATGACACACACATCACATTCAACGACCAGGAATACGAAAAAACATCAACATACTGCAAAGTAACCATACTACCAGTGTTAATCACTAATGATTTAACTATGATGGAACATGACGGCAGTAAATTCACAGCATACACTGAATCTATTAATGGTGATAAATTAGGAAATGTTAAAATAACATTCAATATCAATGGTATAGATTATAACCGAACCACAGATATTAATGGTGCTGCATCATTAAATATCAATTTAAATGCAGGAGATTATAAGATAAAAACTTCCTGTTTAAATACTGTGAAAGAAAATACAATACATATATCTAGTGAACCATTAAAGAAAACTTGGATGGAAGGAACTGATGTTAATAAAACATTTGGTGATTCAACTCCTTATCAATGTGCAGTATACAGTGATGAGGGAAGAATTTCAGGAACCGTTAAAATAACAATAAACGGAGTAACCTATGAAAGAACACCTAACTCTGAAGGTTTATATAAATTAAATATCAACTTAAATCCCGGCACATATAATATAAAAGCTGATTTTGTTGGGGATAATAAACATTTACCTTCAAGTGTTTCTAATACTGTTGTAGTTAATGAAGTTAAACCTGAACCACAAAAATCTCGGTCAGAAAAGATATTAGATTATTTTGAATCTAGATTTGGTACTACAGAGTATATTGATGATGCATTAGCTAAAATCAAAGGTAGAGGATATAAATTCTACTTCAGTGATGGATATAATATGTATGAAACAATAGATAGGGTCTATGAAAGAAAAGGGGCTAACTGTTTTGACATAGCTGAAGTTTTATATCATTTAGCTAAAGGTATGAACACGAAATATGGTAGGAAATATGAAGTGTGGTACCTTGATGTTTGGTGTCCTGTGAGTGGTTATGATCATATAAGGCTACGATTAAGAAGTAATAATGGAAATTATTTCTACAGGGATGGTGCTTGTGTATTAGATGGTGGAGATATAAGTAGTAATTGGTGTGGTACTAGCAATAATATTTTAGAGGTTAATCCTTCTTGGATTTACGATGGGGATTAAAACAAAAATAATTATATCTTATGAATATTAGATATATCAATTGTAGATAGGTTTTCTTTTACTCAGCCTATCTACATCGCCTATCAAATGTGGGCGATTTTTTTAAAAAAGAGTAAAAGGGCGATAACTATGAGTAAAATAATGACAAAATATGGGTCAGCATCTTTTGATGATAAAAGAGGTTACCGTATAACAAGTAAAAAAGAAAAGAATAATAAAAAATTTGTTCACCATTTAGTATGGGAAGAGTATTATGGTAAAATACCTGAGAATGCATATATTATTTTCAAAGATGGAAACAGAAGAAATTTTGATATTTCCAATTTGGGATTGAAATTTACCCAGAAAACTTTTAAAACAGAATTTGGGTTAACTGGTTTTGATAAAGCAGGGTATATGATTGTATATTGTCCGAAGAAAACAATGATGTATCATAGGTTAGTCTGGTCAAAATATAATGGTAAAATACCTGAGGGTTATCATATACATCATATTGATGGGAATAAATTAAATAATGATATTTCTAATCTTCAGTTAATTAGTAGTTCTGAACATTCAAAATTACATCATTCTGGTAAAAATAATCATTATTATGGGAAAAAATTTAACATGGACCATAAAATAGCTTTATCCAAAGCAAAAAATGAAACTGGATTTTATAGAGTGTCTAAAGACTATTCATATAAGCATAAACAAGGATTCAGATATCGTTATATTTATGTAGATGAAGATGGTAAACGTAAAGAAATTAAAAGTGTTGATATTAATAAGTTAAAAGAGAAAGTATTAGCTAAAAATTTAGAATGGATTGACTTAAATGAATATAGTAATAGTTGAAGGATTTTTTAGATAGTTAATTATTAATATATGTTTTATGCATATGTATATTATAATGTGGGATTAATGAGAAGAATTAGGTAAAAAATTTTTTATTTTTTTTTAGTCCCGCATTTAGAATAATATTACTTTAAAGAAATTGGAATTTTTATTCTTTTTATAGGTTTCAATTTTTTTTAGTGATTTCTCTTGATTTTAAATATTAAAAAGATGAATGATGTCCTTTTATTGTGTGGGTGGGGGGATGTTGTGTATTTTTTTTATTTTTAACTTTTTTTTATAACTATTGTTATTGATATAATTTATTATACAGTTTTAATAACAATCTATTACTATGATTCTTGAAGATAAATTTTTTGAGCAATTTTGTGTAGATCGTAATTTGAAAGATAGTACTCGTAAAGGTTATATTTCTTCTTTGAATTTGTATTGTAAAGTTCATCGAAAGAGTGTTTCTGAATTGTTAAGTGAGGCTATGGAAGATGAGGATAATGGTATTGTTTTAAAGAATCGTCGTATTAAGCGTAGGTTGTTGAAGTTCCGTAATTTTTTGTTGGAGGAGGATTTTTCTCCGAATACTAGTAAAACTTATTTTCAGAAAGTTAAGACTTTTTATTTGCATTTTGAGTTGGAGTTGCCTTATATTCCTCCGGCTAGTTATGACAAGGGTTATGTTACTGGTTATGGTGATTTGCCTAGTCATGATGATATTTTGAATGCTGTGAATAGTGTTGATTTGGATTTGAAGGCTGTTATTTTGTTTATGGCTAGTAGTGGTACTGCTAAGGCTGAAACTTTGTCTTTGACTGTTGGTGATTTTGTTCGTGGTACCAGGGATTATCATAAAGGTGGTGATTTGCGGAGTGTTTTGGATTTTTTGAAGGGTCGTGGTGATGTTGTTCCTACTTTGTATTTGCGTAGGGTTAAGACTGATAAGTGGTATTATACTTTTTGTTCTCCTGAGGCTAGTGGTGCTATTGTTGATTATTTGTTGACTCGTGATGGTTTGTGTTTGGATGATAGGTTGTTTGATTTTAGTAGTAGTTTGTTGTTGTCTCGTTTTCAGGAGTTGAATGATCGTATGGGTTGGGGTTTTAAGGGTAGGTATCGTTTTTTTCGTGCTCATACTTTGAGGAAGTTTCATGCGTCTAATTATTGGTTTGGGTGCTGAGTATGTGGATGCTTTGCAGGGTCGTAGTAAGAATATGGTTCATGAGACTTATATTAAGACTAATCCTCGTTGGTTGAAGGAGTTGTATGTGGGTGTTATGGGTAATGTTATGTTTTTTAGGGGTGTTGATGGTTTTGGTGATGGTGGTGTTGTTAATCAGGAGTTTACTGTTGTTGTGAATGTTTTTTTGTCTGGGAAGGAGTATAATATTTTATAGATATTAAAATAGAAAACTTTATATAGTAGTTCAACACATATGTATATTCAAGGAGATGAAACCACCGAAAACATCTCCCCACAAAAACCCCCAAGAGAAAAACTTTCAAAAGGTGAGAAAAAAAATGTTAGAAAAAACACACAACAATCATATGTACACAACAGACGTACCAGACGAAACCGAAAACATAAACGACCATGATGAATTCATACTCGAAATCATCGAAAACGAAGAAAAAGAACTACAAGAAAAAATAGATGACTACTACCGAGGTGAATAAGCATGGCCCGAATCAAAGACTACTACTGGAACGTAATAATAAACGAAGATGATGAAACTGCTGGTGGTGATGAACAATGAAATCATCATCATATGATCCAAGCATCAGTCACATGTCAGAATATCTCAGATACATCTCATCATCAGACATGCTTAATAACGGTTCATCATCGAAAAAAGATTATATTAAATATTTTTTATAAAATATAATTTTTTTCCTTTTTTTTATTTCTATAATATACTCTAAACACCATTATAATCATCATAAACCATAAAATTAGACCATAAAGTATAAATAATAGTATATACACTTATTAAAATATAAAAAAGGAATCATAAAAATATAGTAATCATGGAACTAAAAATAGACACACCCACCGAAAACGAAGAAAAACCCATCTACCTAAAAAGCATAGGAAGAGATATAATAACAGGAATATACTTCTACAAACTAAACACCATAATACCATACGAAAAATGGATAAAAGTAAAACAACACTTCGACTATGTGGAAAAAGACACTCTAGAATTACACAACGGAAACACTGTATACGGATGGGTAACACAAACACCCGAAACCGTTGAAGAAATATTAGAAATACCAGAAGAACAAACACTAAAATACAGAAGAAAAAAATACACTGAAAACTATAACAAAACACACAGAGAAGAAAAAGCAACCGAAAGAAAAATCCATGAAATACAAGAAGAATTCAGCCTAACCGAAGTACCACCAGGAAAACACCGACCACACGGAACATACATAGACAACCCCTTAAACCCTAGAAATGATTATGGTGGTGGTGAATGGTTCATCATAAACAAAAAAGACCATGAAATATGGTACATCATCAACAACAGTAAAGAAGGAGATGACTATAGTAAAAATAATATTAAAACCAGTATGCATGGAGCAATCGGTAGAAAAATACCATATGATTATCGTCTAGCAAGAAAAATATTAAGCTTAAAAATAATATAAAATACATTAAGGTGTAAAGGGATTATGAAATTATCAATAAAAAAATTCCAGCAAATAAACAGAAAAATAACATTAAACCTAGATAAACTAACCATTGTAACTGGAGTAAACGGTGTAGGTAAAACAAACATAAGTAAAATATTATACTGCTTATTAAAATCCAACTGTTATAATAGAAATGAACCAGCATTAGAAAGTATCACTAAACATATAGATGAATTAGTTAATAAAATAAGGGTAAGACATAAAATAGATTTAGTTTTACCAGTAGCTAATACATATGAATATATTGGTAACTATCTAGATTTAAAAGAAGAATTCAAATTAGAACATCATGCATTATATGAAGAATGTTATAAAGAGGATTTTAAGTTACTGGATAAACTAATTAAAATAGTAAAAGACAATGGCCTGGAATTACATGTTTCACTTTTAAGAACATTATTAAAAGGAATGTATGGTACTGATAGTTTTAATGGTGAAATAACATTAACCAATGATGATAATGTTTATTGTTTAGATTTTAATGAAGATTTTTATAGTGATGATTTTCTAGAGTATGAAGAATGTGGTGTTTTTTATGATGTATTCTATTTAGATAATTCAGGTACACTTCTTGATTACATGGATTATAATGGAATTTTTAATTGTATTTATATGGATGATGTTCGTGATGCTATATTAATGGATAAAAATAGTTTCTTTGATAATAGTATCTTCTTGGAATTGGAGCATGAGTTAGTTGATATTATTGGTGGTGTGTTTGACTATACTGAACAAGGTGATTTTATTTTTAAATCAAGGGTGGATGATCATGTTTATAGTTTGAGTAATTGTGGTGGTGGTGCTCGTGGTTTAGGTGTTTTATATTTGCTGCTGCATTATCATAATATTGGTCCTGATAGTTTCTTGATTTTTGATGAGGTGGAGTGTAATCTTCATCCTGAAAAGCAGTTGTTGTTGGGTGAGTGGTTGTGTAAGTTTGTTAAAAATACTGGAGTTAATATATATGTGAATACTAAAAGTCCTTTGTTTATGGAGGCTATTGAAGTATATTCAATGAAACATAAATTAGAGGATAATGTTTCTTATATATTATTGGATTATTCAAAGGACAATAATATTAAAGCAATCAATACGGATAGATTGGGCGTATACAAGTTATATGATAATCTTGGAGACCCTTATGATATTATTGATGAGCAAAGAATAGAAAATACATTCAACTTATAATGGGAAGTTAACTTTATATTATAAAATAATTAATAAATAATAAATATATAAATATTTTATTTGAGGTTAGTTATGAAAATAACGACAATAAGACTTAGTGAATCTACAAAACAAAGATTAAATAGTTTAAGATATAGTCCTGGAGAGACTTATGAGAATATTATTCTCCGTTTGTTGGAGAGTAAAGTAGGAATGGAAGAAGCTCAATATATTTTGTATGATACAAAGTGCAAGAATTGTTGGGTTAAGTTTGTTATTGATTGGAATATACCGGAACGTAATATTAAGTATTTTAATCGTAAGAAAGAATTGGTTGATGAGTTGCCGGTGTATAATTATGAGGATGCTGAGGAGCAGGAAAGATGGTTGAAGTTTAAGGATATTGTTGATGATTTGAATAATATTTATGCTATGGCTGCAATCTTAGAGTCTGGTCAATCTTTGCATCTTGGTGAGTTGATTTTGAAAAGATTATAAAAAAGGGAAAAATTGTTTTTTTCCCTTTGTTTTTTTTTACGTTCATTTTTTTAGTATTACTTTTTTTATTTTTTTTATTACTATAAGGAGTTATAGTTATTTATTTATAGTAATGAACATATATAATATATTACTTGGTTTTAGGGCATTTATTCTGAAAAATACAACCCAAAAGAACGTAAGAATCAATAATCTCTTTCATCAGGAAATACATATTTCCTTCGACCTTTTGGAAAATATTACTCTTCAAATGCTCTCTTGGAAAAACCAAATATAAATATAAAAGTGATACTAATGTATATGCAAGATGAAAAATTTCTCCAAGACATAATAGATATACGAAACATTTCATTATCAACCCAAGAGATATACCGTATAGTAATAACAAAATACACAAAACAAAACAACAAATCAATGAAAGAGTTGATAAAAGAAGCCGAAAAAGAAGAAGAAGAAAGAGTGAGGTGGAAAAACAGAACAATAAGAACAAGACTACTAAAATTCAGAGCAGCACTATACAAAGACTACCTAAAAAACACAGCAAAAAGATACTTCACCTGTATATGCACAATATACCGACACTGCGAAATAGAAATAGGAGACTTACCACCAATAAGCGAAAAAAACGTAAAAACACCAAGAACAATAAACTACAGAGACCTACCCGATGAAGAAATAATAAAAAAAGCACTAGATATAGCTAAAATACGAGACAGGGCCATAATACTATTCATAATATCAAGCGGTTGTGGAAGAACAGAAGTTTCCAACCTTACAGTACAAGATTATATTGATGCAACATACTCCTATCATCATAGTAGTAATATCTATGAAGTTTTAAGCATATTAAAAGACAGAGAAGATATTGTTCCTCAATTTGAAATACTACGTAAAAAAACAAATAAACATTATACTACTTTTTGCTCACCTGAAGCAGCTAATGCAATAAACGTTCATTTAGTAAGCAAAGAAAAAGAAATACATAATACAGATAGACTATTTGATATTGGTGCTTCTAACATGAATTATGTTTTTAATGTATTGAATGAAAAACTGAATCTCGGTAAAAAAGGAACTTATACTCGTTTAAGACCACATATGTTAAGGAAGTTTCATGCTAGTCGTTTGCATAATGCGGGTATGAGTGTAGATAATGTTGATTCTTTGCAAGGCCGTAGTAAAAGTAATGTTCATAAAGCTTATTTTTTAGATGATCCAGCTTCTTTGAAAGAGGAGTATATGCGTTATATGGATGCAGTTATGATTGGATGGAATTTGAAGAATTTAACTTATAAGAGTAAGGAATATATTGAGTTGGAGCGTGAGAATTTGCGTAAGTCTAAGGATTTGGATGTTTTATCTAGTCGTTTGGAGAGTATTGAGCATTATATTTTTAAGAATGTTTCTAAGAGTGATGTTGAAGATATGGAGGGGTGGTTGTAGTGGTGTTTTAATTTTTTAGATTTGTTTTGTATTATTTTAAAAGGTTTGGGAAATAAAATTTTCTTGAGAATTGCAGTTCTCGTGAGCAGATATTTTATTTCCCTGTTTTTTCGTATGAATGCAGTACAAATCAAGTTTGTTTAAAAAAAAGTAATTTTGTCATTTTATTTCAACCCAAAAGAAAAAAGTGAGAAAAAAACTGTTTTTATATTTTTTTGATTTGTATGCATTTTTAATATATAGTGTAAATGTTATTTATAGTTTATTGTAACTTTTATTTTACATTAACTTAAAAAATGAAAAAATATATATACTAGTATATAGAAATATTATATCACACAGTAGTTAAAATAAATTTTATATATTATATAAAACAAAAACTACAACCAAACAGGAGAAACCAAACTTGTAGTTGCAGCTACAAAAAAATCTCCTCAAAAAAATCCCAAAAGAAACAATTATAGAAGGTGAGAAAAAAATGACTTTCCAAGACAAAGTTAAACAAATGGACATGAACACCATCCTAAACTTCGCCAAAGTAGGATACGAATTCATGCAATACCGCAAAGAAAACAAAGAAGACGAACTACTAAACATACTAAAACAGGAGGTTCAAAAATGAACACTCCCATACTAAACACCATAAAAACAATAATACTAATAGTATGTTTAAGTCTAGTAGACAAACCAACAACAACTACTAACTTATACCCAAAAAAAGAAACATGGACAGAAAAACATTACAACACAATAATGACCATATTAGTAGCATTACTATTGATCTTTATAATGGCATTATTCATAACAATGTGCTTTGCATTCTCTGGTAACACCGAGGCAAATACATACTACTACCACATGGGGGACTTATAACAATGAACCAAAATAATACCATTGAACAAGTAGAAGACATAGAAAACATGTCCATACATGAAAAAATAAGTAACATACAAACAGCATTAATGGGCCATAAATTCAAAACCAAAGAAGGATATCATGGAGAATTTATACCACTACAAGAAATGCTACCACCTGTGATGAGAGAATGTAAAAAATATCATCTTACATTGTACTTCACAGCAACAAACGACCAATTACTATTAAAACTCGTAGGCTGGCAAGATAAAAACTATCAAGAATTCAGTGCAAGAGTACGCTTACCTGAAGTAACCAAAGATGAAAAAGACGAAGGAAAAAAAATAACATACCTAAAACGTTACCTGTTAATGGATACATTCCAAATACTGGAAGACAGTATAGATCCAGATGCAACTATAGAAGAAGCACCTGGAGAAACAGGTAATGTAGTTGAACAAGTAACCGAATCTGAACATCCAAAAATAATACAAGAACTACTAGAAATATACAGAAACAAATACCCAAACAAAAAAGCAGAAGTATACAAACTCAACGGTTTAAGAATGAACATGTACAAAGCAGGAGAAATCTCCAAAGAAGATAACCGTGAAGCAATTAAATATATTAAGAAATATAAAGAAGAACATGGTATAAAATAATACTTGCTAGAAACATATAATCATATTAAAAATGGGCGTGCATTATGAAAACATTTCAAAGAGCTTCACAAATAAAAGATGAAGACATAAGTTTATTTTATGATACTGATGAAGATGAAATAGTATTTAAAGTAAAAGGTACAAGTGAAGATGAATATTTAACCAGTTGTGTGGAAGGAATTTGGCGATGTGATTGCCCGTCGTACTTGTATGCAAAACATAAAGAGTTAGGTAGTTATTGTTGTAAACATATTTTAAAATGTATTAATTTTTATTTTAATAATATGCTGTAAAAGGAAATGGAAAAATAAATGGATGTATGGTGTGGATTATTATGACTTGCGGTATTTATGCAATAATCAATAAAAGTACTGGTAAAATGTATATTGGTCAATCCATTAATATAGAAAGAAGATTTAAACATCATATTAATCATTTGAATAAGGGTAATCATCCGAATAATTATTTACAAAATGTATGGAATAAATATGGTGAAGATGATTTTAATTTTAATATTCTTTTAAAATGTTCCAAGAATGAATTGGATGATGAAGAGAGGAAGTTGATTAATTTGTATGGTACTTATAAAGGGGGTTATAATTTTACTTGGGGTGGTGATTTTAATCCAATGAAACATCCGGAAATCGCAAAAAAAGTAGGTGAATCAAAGAAAGGTAGACCTCTTTCAGATGAAACAAAAAAGAAAATAAGTGAAGCAAATAAAGGTAAACATCATTCAGATGAAACAAAAAAGAAAATAAGTGAAAAACTTAAAGGTAGAGTATTTTCCAATGAAACTCGAAAGAAAATGAGTGATGCAAATAAAGGTAAAAATAATCCAAATTATGGTAAACATCCATCGAAGGAAACTAAAAGAAAAATAAGTGATTCAAAAAAAGGTAAAAATAATCCAAATTATGGTAAACATCATTCAGATGATCATAAAAAGAAATTAAGTGAAAAACTTAAAGGTAGAATATTTTCAAATGAACATAAAAAAAGATTAAGTGAAGTACAAAATACCTCAGGTTATTATAGGGTTAGTAAAAATAAATGTGAATCTTGTAAACAAGGATTTACATGGAGATATGAATATTATGAAAATGGTAAGCAGAAGATTATTACAAGTGTTGATATTAAAAAATTAGAAAATAAAGTAAAAGAAAAGGGGTTAGACTGGTATATTATAAATGGAAAAAAAACAATATGTAAATATTAACAATGGTATTTAGAATCGTTTCAACAGGAAAATAACAAATTTGGGGGTTTTTAATATTGGTGGATGAAACAGAAAGGGAACTCGTTGAACAATTAAAAGCTTATTATTACACAACATTATCCTCCTATGAGATACGTGAAATCGTAGGTATAAGTACAAGAACATATAATCGTTTATTAAAAACAGTGAAAAAAGAATTAGGTGTGGATGAAAACAGTTATCGTACACCACGTGTACATAACAAATACCATAATGGCTGCTACATGATAATAAACACTTTAAAAATACAAGTGCATAGTTATCATCCCACACTACAACAGGCATTATTAAAGAATAGTGAGATAAATAATCCTGATTATGTTGTGAAAAAAGTAACTGATGAAGATATACTGGAAATGATAAAACAAGAATATGATAAAGATTACTCGTGGGATCAATTACAATCAAAATTCAAACTACCATATAACAGATTATATGAATTCATTCACATAATCAAAGAGGAATTAAATTCAACAAAAGATTATCGTCTTGCTAATCCGCACAGGTATATCTATAAGTATTTTGATAAAGTATACATCAGAAAAAGAATTGGGGATAAGAATCATTTTTTCGGTTATTATAATAATTATGAGGATGCTATGAAAATCCGTGATTACCTGGAGTCGATTGAATGGGATTATGGATGCTGGCTGACTAATAAAAATTATATTAAGGAGGATTTATTAGGACATGCATAGTTTAAATGCAGGTTTAACAACATGGAATAATATTTTTTTAAAAAAAAGAGTTCCACGATTGAGTGTTGGTACTTGTCGATGGTGTAATGGATTATTTATAAAGAAACACAATAAAGAATCTTATTGTAGTAGTGAATGCAGATACTATTCTTTACAGGAGCATTCACGAAGAACAAGTCATAGATGGTATCATAAACATAAACATGAGTTAACGGAGAAACAACGGTGGGGTTTAGGTACAGGTACTTTAGGACCTCACATTAATGAGGAGCAAGATTTCGAAAGAGAAGCAAGTATAATAGAAAAAGAATTTAAATATTTGAGGATTAAAAGAAAATGAGTTTTAAAGAATTATACGAAAAGTATACGGATTTAATGAGGATTAAATTATTACTTGTTGATGAATTAGAGGATTTAATTCATAAAGAATTATTAGATTATGATGCAAGAGTTTATATTAGCAAGTATGGTGTTACTATTCTCACATGGTTAGAATTAACTGATAGTTTAATTGAACGTTTAGAAAACGATTACGGCCTTGCATTGATAAGTGCTAAAATAACAACCCGTAATAATATAGGTGAGGATAAAGTTTTATCACAATCATTAAGTTATGAGTATACTTTAAAATATAAAAAGGATTGAATATGAATAAATTAGAAAACGAATTAGAAGCTGTTAAATTCACTATAAGTGAGTTGAAAAAGAAAAAAGAGAATGTTACTGATAAAGAGTTATCTGATAAGATACAAAAGGAGATTGATGCTTTTGAAGAGTATCGTTTAGAGTTATTAGATAATATTAACATATAAAAAAATAATATTTTTTTCAACCCAAAAAAAATAAAGTGAGGAATAAAAGTATGAATGATATTACATTACCTGCAAAAAAAACAAAAAGTAATAAGATTGTTATACGACCAACACCCAATGCAGATAGCCGTACAAGCAACCAATTTTTAACTGAAGAAACCTGTAGGGAAGACACATTAGAACATGTTCAAGATGTTCAAAAAGCGATGAATTTTTTCTCCGCTAAAATAGCTCGTGCAGGATTAATGCATGACAATACTAAAGTAGTTGACATGGATGAATACATTGGCTTAGTATTGAATGATGTGAAAGATGATGAGTTTCTTAAATCTGACTGGTGGGTTAAACATATTACTAAGGAGCGTCATCATTTAAATGCTAATTGTCCTGTTGATGTTAATCTTATTGATGTGTTAGAGATGATTGCGGATATGGTTATGCAGAAAGGCCGTAAAGGTTATTTTACTAGTGATGAATTGAAGATAATAGATCCAACTTTATTGGAACGTGCTTATTGGAATACTGTTAAATTGTTGGATGATAATGTTCTTGTCAGGTGAATAGGTTATGGTGAAGTCTGAGTGTGTAGGTGATGTTCCTACTTTGTTTGAAAGGTTGAATCATCGTTTGAGTAATTTGAAGAATCATTTGAATCATTATATTTTGGCTGTTGTTCGTAATTCTGGTGAGTCTTTTCATTTTGATTTAAGTAATGTTTCTTTGATTACTTTTTGTGATTGTGGTTTTGAGGTTATTTTGATGGATAGTAGTACTATATATTTGCAGTATAAGGGTATTAGTGAGTTGTCTTTGGTTCGTTTGGAATCTGAGTAGAATCACAGGTATATGTATGGTAAATTATATATAATAGTATATCAGAATATTATATAAGGGAGTATATATTATGCTCCTATAAAAATCCCAAAAGAAAAAAATTATAAAGGTGAGAAAGAGATGGAAACAATAACATACACAGAGATTATGGACACAAAATCAATAAAAGATTTAATCTCAAAAAAAGAATTAAAAGAAAAAATAATAACTGATTACCCTGAATTATCAACTATGATAATAGCCAGTATATCAGTACATAATTCAGTTATTGATGAAAACGTCTTTATAGAAAAATTAGAGGAATTCTGTAGATACTGTCAAATACCTTTACCATACCATAAAATAACCGATACAATAGAAACATATCTGTATAAAGATTCTTCAAATACCACATATATCTCATTGAACCGTATAGTTGATGAATATCAAGAATATCGTAAAATGGGAGAACCTTGTGGAAACAGATTGTATTTAAAGTATCATGATAATATTTTAACTATTAATCACACTGAAGATGATGCTTATGGTCCTTTTGAAGTACAGGATTATGAATTATTATGTACTATAAAAGAATTCGCAGAATTAATGTTTACATATATAGAGTATAAGCAGGAGTTTGATTATAAAGGCATTTATGTTTCGTTTAAAATGTAAAAAAAACATTATAATGAATATAAAAATATTTTTTTTTATTCTATTTTTTTATAATGGATGTTGCAGCATCACATAATAGAATAAAAATTAAAAATTTTTTTTGGAGTTTAAAGGGGATTTTTTTCGTATGAATGAAAAAGAAAAAAATAAAGTAATTAGTATCAGAGATTGTTTAGTTCAAAACAAATACATAAAAGATAAAATCAAGAAGAATGAAGATAGATTTAATCTAGATGATGATTCAATTAAAATTATTGATGAATATAATGAACTTCCAGAAATAACATTAACACAGCTACATGAAGCTGAAGAATTAACCCAATGGTTAAACAAAAATATAAAACCAAAAAATATCCTAGAAGTACTATACAGGGAAAAAATCAATAATGAAACATTATCAGAAAAACTAGAAACATACCTAAAAGACAATGACTGCAAATGCTGCAAAGTATACACTGACTCAACAATACTAGTTTTTGAATATGAAAAATATGACCGTACCACACCCAAAAAAGTTTTAAAACTATTTGACTTAGATTACGATTTAATCAAATACAAAGCAATCTACACAACACGAAACAACTGTGAAAAGTCAAAAAACTATTTTTTATGGGAAGACATACGCAAAAGGTGGTTGGGTGAATGATTCATATAAAAGACGGTGGATCAACATCTGATGAAATAATAAATCGCATCAGCATAGATTACCTGAACAATGTACCAGTACACAAAATCAAAGAAGAATATAACTTAAGCAATAATCGCTGGCGTAATATTTTAAAACGAATATACCGGCAAACAGGTTATAAACGTAACTGTGGAAGACCAGTAACACCAATATACTCAGAATATGTTAGTAAAAAAGGTTCCCGTTATAATATAACCAGGAATAATATTAATTACGGTACATATATCAAAGCAGAATTACGGGTTGTACTGGATATATTAGAGTCGATTGATTGGAATAAAGAGAAATGGGGTGAGATGAAAAGAAAAAACATACCTGAAAAAAAATTGAAAAAAACAATACAAAGATTATTAGAGGATAATAATGAACTCACAACAAGAGAAATAAGCGAACACATCAACAAGGAATATAATAAATATTATAGTGTTGAATACACCAGGACATTACTTCACAGATTAAACAAAAATGAATCCTGGTTAAAATGTAATAATAAAAAAGGTACACATCAAGGAATACCATTAACATGGAGTAATATTGTACAATGAATATTAGTGAATTAATAAAAGAATTAGAAGAACTACGTGAAAGAACTGCGGATTTAACTGTAGTTAAAAAAAGAAATGGTGAAGAAATAACTGGAGTATACTCCTATGGAGCACATTACTGTTTATTAACATCTGATTTAGATACAATGCAAGATGAAATAGTAAGGTATGTGAAAAATATTGGTGATTTGGAAAGAATAGCACAGTATATTCTTAATGAAAATTTAAACGATGTAATACATGAAATATTAAAACAAACTCGTGATATTTCAATGGAATTAAAATATATTCCTAAGGATGAGGTGCTTTTAAAACGAACAATAAACATACCATATCTCCATTTAGAAGTTTATAATGACAGTAATCAAATATTCTTAGAGAATATAAGAAAGATACATGGTGAGTTTGATTATTGTTTGAGTATTTGTTATTATTCGTTGACGGATTATGATATGAAAACTTATGAATTCCCATTAAATAAAGAGAAAAACATGTTCTTATGAGTTACAAGATACATAAAGGAAAATATTATTATGATTTAGGTTATACTTTCAACAGATTAAAAAGGCAAACTGGTGAATGTTTTGTATGTGGATCAAGAGAAAATCTTGAACCACATCATTTAAAACAAGTGAAAGCAAGTAAACCAGATTATTGTGAAGAAAATAATCTTGTTGTAATCTGTAAATCCTGCCATAAAAAATATCATAACCGGTATAAGAAAGTTAATCCTAAAACATTTGCAGAATTTATCCGTAAATCATGTAGTGATAAAGTTAAAGATAATACGATATATCAATTAAGAAAAAATAATCGTAAATTAAAGAATGAAAACTTCAAACTTAAATCAAAAATAAGTGAGATGGAAGAATGAATACTCTAGATTTTGATAAAATAAAAACTCCTGAAAGAACGAGTAATCTAAATTTTGAGAAAAATTTAAGCGAAATACTCGAAACCGCATTATCAACTGCATTGAATAATGTTAATGATAAGTTACTTGAATGGTATGATGAGTTATCTGATGAAGATAAATCATTAATTGAATATGAAGAGTTTATTTCACTATTTAAAATAGAACTTGAAGGAGTAAATTCAGGTAATCCACGTATTCTTATAAAGTTGAAGACTCCTGAAGAATTATTAGAAATGTATGAGGAGGAATAAAGTATGTTTCATGAAGTTACTATAACATTCAAAGTAAATTACCAAAAAAACACTGAAGATGCTAAAAGAGTAGCTCAAAGAATAATTGAAGAAATAAAAGAACATGAAAAATCAGCAATAGTATTTGTTGAAAAACCAGAATTAATCAATGTTGAAGAAGTGGGAATAGATTGTTTCACATGCAAATATTGTTATGGTGAAGAAGTATGTATTGGTGATCGTGGTGAAGGTATTGAATATATGGTTAAACATTTATGTGAACACAGTGGTGAAGAAATAACACCTATATTAATTGATTTTTGTAATTACTACACTAAAAAAGAAGATTTAGAATGATGGATAAATATTTTAAAATATTAGCTAATGAAGTAGTTAAAGCATATAATAAATTATGTTATGCTATTAATGAATCTATTAGAGCAGGTTATATTCAAAAAGAATTATACGAAGAATTTATGGAAGAGTATAATTGGTATTTACAGACTGAGGGCGAGTATATGGATTTAAAAGGTTATATGGTTAATGCTTATCTGTTAGGAGATAATCTTCGACAAGTAATAGATACACTGGAAAAAGAAGTTAAACAGGAAATACCTGAAATAATCCTTAACAGTTGTGATGATATTTCTGTGGAGTATGTGGAGTATAGTGATGAATCTCATGTTCGGATTGTTCTTGACTGTTCATATCGTGTAAGTGAAGATATACGTAAACTTTTAGATGATTTCTGTGAAGGATGGTATGAGGATAATCATTATGATAATAGTTTAAGTTTTTGTTATGATTTGAATCCTGAAAATATTGAAAAATTCATTAATAGAGAGGCTTGATTAATTGGTTAATGAAGAGCAGAAATTAGAAGCCTGTTACAGTTTATTAAGATATTATACTCGTAAGTTGCAGGAATGTGATAAAGAGCATGAACGGATAAAATATCTTATACGGTTAGGTGATTTGGATATTGATATTTATGATTTGGAGAATTATTTGGAGGAGAATAAATGTGATGGTTAAATAAATAACTTAATTACACTTATTAAAATTATAAATTTTTTTTATCAACCCAAAAGAAAGAAAGTGAGGACATATGAATATAAGTAAAGAAGATAAGCAGAAGTATGCTGATTCATATTTCGGTGGTATGAACAGTAAAGAATTAAGAGAATTTAAAGCCACAACACCAGAAGGCCATGAGATTAATGGTTATATCTGTAATAAACATAATCATTTCCTTGGTAGTTTGTTGATTTTACGTGTTGATGGTGAAGAAACAACACAATTTGTACAATCGTTTCCAAAGATTAAATATTATGAGCATAAAAGTCAGATTGATGAAGATTTAAGTGTTCATTTTGCTTTTGAAAAATTGGATGGTTCATGTTTAATTATTTATCCATTATTTTTACCGGACCATACTATTGAATATGTACCTAAAACACGTGGAATGGCTGTTGCAGATAAACATTTCATCAGCATGTTTAACAAAATGGATCATAAACATATCGATGAATATTATAATGCTCCAGGTAATCGTTTTGATACACTTGTTTTTGAAATGTATGGTTCACAAAATAAGCATGAAATATACTATCCTGATGTTGATTTAGATTTAACACTAATCGGAGTATATAAGAATAAAAGTATAGTAAATTATCCTCCTGAAGAATGCGGTGCCTATTGGTTAGGTGCAGGGGAATTAAGAAATGTTAGTGTAGATTATTTCACAGAGAACATACCTTTAATCCGCATAGACAAAAATGAGGATGGTAAATTCCGTTTAGGAATTGTTGGTGATAGTCTTCTAGCTGATTTAAACTATACCGACGAGATTTTTGGTGAGGATAATTCTTTTGATAATATGATGGATTGTATCGTTGCATGTAAAAATGCTATAGATTACATTAATGAAAGTAGGGAGTCTATTTTATTGGAGGGTGTTGTTTTCAATACTTATTCACCAAGTGGTAATCAGAAGTATATTAAAGTTAAAACATCAGCTATTGAAATAAAACATCGCAGTGAAAATGGTATTCCTAAAAATGATATTATTAAAGAGTTGAATAAGTATTTTGATGATTATCAATCACAACTAAAAGAATTATACAGTGAAGATAAGTATTGTTACTGGGGTTATGTTCGTGAAATGTTGTTAGAGGATTATCCTGTAGAGTATGTGGATAATCATAAAACAAAAAATAAGACTGAAAGATTATTTTTAAAAATGTGGGAGGCTCGTAATCCTTCACCGGAGTTAGATGAAATAACTGATACTTTGATTAATGATTATCCTGGTTATGATGTGGTGGATTTGATTAGGTTATTTGCTCAGAAGTATCCTCAGTTAAAAAAGCAGTCCGGTAAAGTTTATAATTTATTGGAGATTAAACTCAACAAATAAAAAATGGTGGTGTGATTTGATGATTTCATGGTTTATGGGAATGTTACTATGGTCCCTTTGGATAATACCAATTGTAATTGGCGTACTTTGTATTTTTAAAAGTAATAATGATAGGATATTAGAGGTAGGTATTGTTTTCTTGATAATTGGTGTGGTATTATTAGTTGCAACACCACTTATGTGGCATTATACTGTTGAAGTGAATTCTGTTAATGAGAAGATTGTTACTGTTGGTGATTGGCAGCCTAAACCAGGTATAAGTAAAAATGATAATGGTTTTATGGTTATTGATTCTGCTGGTGATTTATTAATGGTTACTAGTGATGGTGAAGGTTTTTTAAATGAGGATAATTTCTTGTTCGGTAAGTTTAATAGTCGTGATATATTGAATAATGCTAAACCAGGTTCTGTTTTGAAAGTGAAATATTATGGTTGGCGTGAAGGGTTTAATAATGGGTTCCCGAATATTTTGAGTGTGGAAGTTATTGATGATTCTAATGCTACATCACTTGATTATAGTAATTATCTTGGTAATCGTATCGTAGTATAAAGAAAATATAAGGTTGGTTTTATAAGATGATTTTAAGTGATCGTGATATTAAGTTGGAATTAATGGATGAGTCATTAAAGATTATACCTGAACCTGATATTATTCAACCAGCAAGTGTTGATTTAAGGTTAGGTGATATGATTAAAACATTAAATGGTGATTCATGGAATTTAAATGATGGAGGATATAATCTTGAACCTGGTGAATTTATTCTTGCATCTACATATGAACATGTAGAAATACCCGAATATCTTGTTGGTATAGTTGACGGAAAATCCAGTATAGGCCGTATGGGTATCATGATACATGTAACAGCAGGATACATTGACCCAGGATTTAAAGGAAACATAACACTAGAACTATACAATTGCAGTAACCAAACATTCAGATTACATAAAAAGATACAAATCTGCCAGTTAGTTCTAGAACAATTATCCAGCAGATGCGATAATCCTTATGGTTCAGATGGATTAAACTCACATTATCAAAACAGTAAAGGAACAGTATACTCAAAATATACCGGAGAATAAATTATGATAGATTACATTCCATGTATAATCGTAGCAATTGGATTTCCACTATTATTAGCATTAGTATTCTCAGCAATATACTACGTTAATAATCACAGAACATATGAAAAACCAGAACTTGATTCTTTTCTAGAATTTTATTATAAAAACAGATTACAAGAACAAGAAACAGAATATATTAAAAGAATAGAGAAATTAAAAGAAGAAAACAAAGAATTAAAAACTCAATTAAAATTACAAGAACACACTACCAATGTATTATATAACATTTTAAAAGAATGCTTAAATAATTCATTAAGTGAAAACCAAGAAATAATACGAGAATTAGAAGAACTAGAACAAAAAAATGAATAAATGACTGGGGGGATTCTAAAATGAGTGATGTTGCTGTTGATGAATTTAAAACAATACCTAATACTATATTCAATTTAGAAATACGCAACAAATATGATGAATTCGAAAAAGATTACCTTGATAAAAATAATAGTGTAAAAGATTTATATGCAAAATATGGTAAAAACCATTATCTAAGGTTATATCATGAATTCATAGAACGTGGAGGTACACCACGTGTAAGCAGGCCCAAAAGGGATAATATTAAAAATTACAGGTATAATAAATGTACGAAAAGATGGGATGTTAGTAAAAGAATAGATGGAAAACAAATCTATTTCGGCGGATATGCTACTGAAGAAGAAGCACAAAAAATGGTTGAACAATTAAAAAAGAACAACTGGCAAAAAAAATAATAAACGTGAGGGATTTTTCGTATGAAACTATCAAACACACTAAATGAAGATTTAAACAAATTACTAATAAAATTAAACCAGGTATATGATAAAAAAGAAGAATTAAAAAACAGATTAAAAGAAGAACTAGGAACAAAACATGTAGATTTACTAGCTATTGATAATAATGTATACACCATATACATAGGATTTGAAGAAGAACGGGAAGATATACAAGAAATCGCAGAATCAATAGGATACAAGCTAGAAAAAGAATTTAAAAAAGAAAACGGTTCCATATACAGATTAGTAACAAACCCAAGAAGATAATAGAATTTTATTATGATGAAATTTATACCAAAAAGAGAATATTATAAATATCGTCAAAGAGACGGTAGTTTAATAGAAATACGATATATTAACTTTTTAAATAGAAAATGGTTTAAAAAAAATAAGGTAATAGAAGGTCCAGGGAGGTATCGTTAAATTGACAGTTATAGTTGCTTTAAAAGATAAAAAAAATAATCGTATAATACTCGGTACAGATAAGCAAATGACTTATGGTTATACTAAAGATATTATTGATAGTAAAATTTTAAATATTAACATTCCTGTTATTGATGGTTACGGTGAAACTGTAAGAACTGATGAATGTTACATTGCTGTTGCAGGAATGGCCTCTATGACTAATTTTATTGAATATAGCTTTGAAGCACCATCATTACCAAATAATATGGAATTCATGGAATATTTACATAAAAAATTCTTAAAATGTTTAAGAGATGATTTATTTAATAATAAAATTGTTGGTGACAGTAACAATAAGTTTGATAGTGAGTCTAATCTTATAATAGTTTATGGTGATGAAATCTTTTAGGTAGAACGTAATTTTGGTGTTTTACAAGTAATGGATTATATTGTTGATGGTTCAGGTTATGTTGAAGCTTTAGCTAGTTTATATACTAGCGGTAAGTTGAACCCGAATATTGGGAAGGTTAAGCAGGTGTCTTTAGCTATTGAAGCAGCCTCACAGCATAATATTTATTGTGGTGGGGAGTCTGATATTCGTATCATAGAATACTAAAAAGTAAGATAAACTGGAGGAAGGTTCTATGATTAAATGTCCTGATTGTAATAAAAACCGGCTAGTAGTAGATTAATTAAAAAAGAATATCCAGAAATTAAAAGTAAACTGTGGAAATCTCAATTTTGGAAAATAGGATATTTCATAACCACTATTGGAGGAGCAAATATAGAAACTATTAAATAATATATTGAAAATCAATCAAGGAGGTGAAGTATATGCAAATAGTAAATAAAGGAATTAAGGTTAGAATATATCCTAATAAGGAACAGGAAAGACTTTTTCAGCAAAACTTTGGTTGTTCTAGATTAGTATATAATCAAATATTAGATAGATTAAACAATCTATATGCTAGGTATTCAGGAATGTATAAATTAAATATCAAATTAATCAATACATTTTTAAATGAAATTAAAGTAGAATTTCATTTTTTGAAAGAAGTTGAATCTACTAGTCTTCAACAATCTAGCCGTGATTTGTTCAAATCCTATCAAATGTTCTTTAAAAATCCTAAATCAAAATTTCCAAAATTTCACAGTAAAAAAAATACTAGATTAAGTTTTAGACAAACTGTAACGGATAATTTAGTTCAAGGAACTCATTTTAAGCTTAGAAAATATGGTATGATTAGATTTAGAACTAGTAAAGAATATATTAATCTACTTAATTCAGAAGATATTCAAATTAACAATATAACTATTAGTTATGATAATTTTAAATATTTTGCTATTGTTAATATTGAAGCTCCTGTTAATAAATTAGAATTAACCGGTATTAATAAAGGTTTTGACTTAAATAGTAATAAGAATAGTTTTCTTGTTAGTAATACTGGTGATAAATATAAATTTGATATTAATCATGAAATCCAAATGATTAAACAATTGAATAAATCATTAAGTACTAAAAAGAAAGGAAGTCAAGCCTTTAAAAAATATCAAAGAAGATTAAATAAGTGGTATGATAAAATCAAGAATAAATTAAACGATTTTACTCAAAAACTTTCAACTAATTTGGTTAAAGAGTGTGATACTATTGTAATTGAAAATAATTGGGTTAATATACTTAAATCTTTAACTAAAGGTGAACAAAATATTCGGTTTCCATTAAATAGATTTAAAAATATGATTCAATATAAATTTAGTTGGTATAAACCTGAAGCTACTGGTTTAGTTGAAGTTAATGCTGCATATACTAGTCAAGAATGTAGTGTTTGCCATGAATATTTTAATCAATTAACTACTAGTCATAGAGTATGGACATGTCCTAAGTGTCAAAATACTCATGATAGGGATATTAATGCCGCTATTAATATCTTAAACCGTTGGGACGACGGAGTTTGCCTTTCATCTCGAAGTTAGGAATCTACGACCTCTATTAGGTCGTAGTAGTTCAATGAAGTAATACATTCACCTAAAGGATATGGTGGTGAATTACTGGAAATAATTCCTGTAAAAAAGAAAAAGGAATCTGTTCAAACAACATTAATATAAAAAATGTGAAAGGTTATGGTTGATCAAGAAGAAATTAAAAAAGCTTTTGAAAAAAAGAATGTCCTGGAATTATTAAAGAATATTCCTTATAAAGAGTATTATCCTAAGAATCGTTGTGATGTTTTTGTAGAAAAAGTGAATTCTAAATATTTCACTAGTGTTAATTGTAAAGATAGTATTCATGAGGGTGCTAGTTTTGAAGAGTTAGTTATACGGTATAAGTTTACTTTTGAATTATTTATTAGTGAAACAGACCCGTATAAGTGTCGTGTTTTAGAGGATGAGTTGAAGATTATTAAGGGTTATATGGCTAAGTGTCTTGGAGAATGTGGATGATTAAGGTTGTTTTGCATAAGGATTTTAAGGCTCCTGTTTTGAGTAAGCGTAAGGTTGCTTTTAGTCTTTTGGATGATAATGGTTTGAGGCGTGGTGATAGGTTTGTCATGGTTTTTGATGGTGTGGGTGGTAGGTTGACTTGTCAGGTGGAGGAGGTTGTTAGTTGCAAGTTGAGTGATGTTGATTTTTTTATGGCTCGTGCTGAGGGTTATGTTCATCGTGATTTGTTTTTGCATGAGTTAAGGTCTTGTTTTGATGGTTTTGGTTTTGGTAGTGTGGTTTTTCAGTATCAATTCAAAATATTATGAAAACTTTTATATACTAGTATATCATAATATTATATAAGGGAGTATAATTATGCTCCTAAAAAAACCCCAAAAGAAAAAAACCAAGGTGAGAATATTGATTATGACCCAAATGCAACAAGAACTAAACAACATTGTAGAAAACATGGATTTATACAATACCGGAGGCCGTTTAAGCTCATCCTTAAACCAAATGGGATACTTTGCAAACACAACAACAGTACCTGTAAAAGAACACCCATACGACATAACAAAATGCGTATGGAAAGAAGGATTAGAAATCCATAAAACACAAGTACACTACATAACACCAGTACTTGACATGTTACATATAAAATATAATATAATGATAGTTAAACGCAAAACATTCCCAATAATAGTATTCGAAAACGGATTTCACGATTTCAAACTAATATTAAAAAACATACATTTAATACCAGTAATAGGAGGTTTATGATTTGCATATAATAAATGCATTACACCATATACTAAAAAACATACTAGTATATGGTGAACTAACAAATAAAGATGATAGTAAAATACAAGAAAGCCTAGGAAACCATATATTCATCAATAATCCCTTCCCTGAAGTGTATGAAAAACCAGATGACATGACTGGTTTAGAATACTACCGTAAATCTTTAAAAGAAGGAAGATTTGACTTGAATAATTATGGTTTGAAAGGTGAAGCATTAATGGAATATGCAACAGCAGTAGACAATACTGATCAGATAAATTTAACTGGTGATAAAAGTTTTGTTTACAGTTATCCTAACCGTATATTCAAACAAAAAGCATTAGATACTGAACCAGTAACAGTTATAAATCAATTTAATGTTATGATTAACAGGTTAAATAATAATAGTAACACTAATCGTGCTGTTGCAACAATATACAATCCATTCTTAGATAATAGTGTTGAAGATATACCTTGCTTACAATTTTTGCAAGCAACAATAAGACATGAGAATGAATTAATATTACATTGTCTGTTCAGGAGCAATGATATTTATGGTGCATGGTATGGTAATATGCTATTCTTAACGTATTTTGGTTTAAAATTAATGGAGGAATATAATAGTTATAAATTAAATAAACAAGTATATTTTAAAGGTATAGATTATCATGCTACAAGTGCACATGTCTATGAGATAAATATTCCTGATGCCTGGAAATTATATAAAGAAACAGAGTGATAAAAGATAAAATATTTTTTTTTAAGGAGGAGGTTAATTATGTCGTTACAAATTGATAGGGAAGCATCTCAAAGAAAATTAACTATTAAATCTTCAACATTTGAAGGAAATACTAAATTAGCTATAATATCAGAAATCGCTAAAGTATTAAGTGAAAACTTATCAACAACAATTTATGCTGAAGATAATAAAGTAACATTTGATAAAAACTCCTTAAAAGAATGTTTAAAAGAAGCATACTTTAACATATTAAATTCAGAAAATATTGATATTAATGTTGAAGGTAATAAAGTTAAAACAATTGATGATATTTACAATCCAAAATATTATAATAAAAATGGTTTAAGTCCCATTGAAGCGTTTAAGATGGGATTATTAAGTCAAGAAGAATATATTGGATTTTTAAAAGGTAATATTATTAAATATTCTGTGAGATGCGATAGTAAGAATCTTGATGAAGATATGGAGAAATGTAAAACTTATGCAGAATATTTAAGGGAGGAGTTGCAAGGTGAAAAATAAAAAATTACAAGAAGTATTAAGTAAACTACCAGAAGATGCATTGGTAGATATAATAGAACCTGATGGAACATATTATAGTAGAATATTTAAAATAAGATACACTGAAGAAAGAGCACATGGTAATATACCGGAATTGAAGAAAGTTCATTTAAGTCTGGAACCGGTATGGCAAGGCGAAGAACATATAAATGTTGATGATGTATGGATTAATAAGGATATTACAGTACCTCCACATTGTTATACTTGTAACAGGTATAATCATTTGAAAGGTAAATGTGGTGATGGTAGGATAATGGATCCAAGATGTAAATTCTACGAAACCAACATAAGAGATGAGGTGTAGTATTTATGAATTCTAGTGATGTAATTGATAATGCAGGGGGATTGGAGTTTATTAAACAATCTCGTGCTGAGGGTAAAACTCAACGTGAAACTGCTGAAGAATTAGGTTATAGTAATCCTAAAATAATCTATAATTATCTTAAGAAATATGATTTAACCTGGTCTGAATTACCATGTAATGAAGAGGTTCGTAATATTAATCAGCTGATTTATGATAAAGGAGGATTATCTTATATTATCCGTATGAAAAACCAGGGATATACTTTAAAGGATATTGGTGAGGATTTAGGTTATAAGAGTAGTGTTCCTTTAACTGAGTATTTTAAAAGGAATAATATTATTTGGAAGAACCTTGGTTATAATAAGACTAGTAGTAGTAATCGTGTTATTAGTAATGATAAGGTTATTATTGATGATGTTGAACGATTATTAGGTGATGGTTATAGTCTTAGTGAGGTTATTAAGTGTTTAGGTGTTCCACATCCTTATTTGAATGAGGTGTTTCGTCGTAATGGTTTGAGTTTGAAGAAGTTGTTGTATAAGGAGCATGAGACTCCTATTTTTAAGTTGATTAATGAGTGTGGTGGTGTTGATTTTTTAGCGGGTAAGAATGTTGAGGAATTGGCTGATAGTTTTGGTTATAGTTTGGAGTATACGAGGTCTGAGGTTCGTAGGTATTTGAAGGGTACGGGTTTTCAGCTTCGTTGGAATGTTGTTGAGCGTTTGAATTAAAAAATTTATTTTATTTAATATTAAAGGTAAGGAGTGTTTTTTGTATGGATAATATTGTTGAGGAGAAGATTAGTTTAGGTTGGTGTGATTGTACTATTAGTGTTGTGTTGAGTGATGATCCTGATGTTAATCAGATTGCTGAGTTGAATGATTTGATTAGGTTGGGTAGTCGTAAGATTGTTAAGCGTTTGTCGAGTTAGTGTTTTTTTCACCACCAATTTGATGGAAATATTTATATATTAGTATATCATAATATTATATAAGGGAGTACAATTTTTTACTCCTAAAAAATCCCAAAAGAAAAAATGAGAAAAAGTGAGAAAATATGAGTTCTAAATTTGAAGAACTATTCGATGAACTCTCAAGAACCAATGATAGAAGCATAATCTGGAACAACTGGCTAGATTACTGCATTGATATAAATTTAATGCAAACATCAAGCCAATATTCGCCTAAGAGCTTCTATGGTAATGAAGAAACTTATTTTGAAATGTTCAACGAATGGATAAACGAAATGAACAAAGAATTACAAGATAAACCATACTACGACTTAATAGGTTACTTATATGAGGATAATGTACAATCAAAAGGAAAACAGGAAACCCTACAACAATACTACACACCTCAACACATAACCGAATTAATGGGTGAGATGGTAATAAATAAAAAACCTGAAGAATATTATAATTGTTTTGCTAATGATCCTTGTTGCGGAAGTGGACGATTTCTTTTAGCATCACATTGTAATAGTAAAGGCCAACTATATTGTATTGGTCAAGATTTAGATGAAACAAGCTGTAAAATGTCTGTTCTAAATTTCTATATTCATGGTGTACGGGGCAGTATTTTACATATGAATACATTAGAGGAAACTTTCTATAAAGGTTGGAGAGTTAACCGGTATTTACTTCATGGAATTCCCTTACCACATATAGAGGAGATTAATTCAATACATGAAGCACATAACTTCATCGGAGTAAAACAAAACAATCCATCATTAAATGACACTAATGAAAATAAAGTTGATGAATCCATTAAGGAAAATATTATTAAAAACACTAATGGACAAACAACACTAATCTAAAAAAAATAGTGGGTGAAGTTAAATATGCTTGAATTTAAAATAGTGGAAGACAAATACAATGAGTACATCGACCTTTATCGAGAAGGAATGACTATCCGAAAAATAGCTGAAAAACTACAAATCAGCTTGAATAAATGCAGCACATTCTACAAACATGCAGTGGATGATGGATTAATAACACCAAGAAAACCCGAAAAACAAACAAAAAAACAAGAAACAGATAATGCACCAAAATATTATCATTTCAACAAAAAAGGAGGTTACTGGGTTGTTTACTCACCATTAACCAAAAGTAGAAAACAAAAACACTTCGGAACATACAACTCCGAAGAAGAAGCACAATATGTAGTATACGAACTAAAAAAAGTTAACTGGAATCGTAAATGCCTAAAAAATATCCAGTTAAAAGCAATGGAGTTATTCCCATAAAAAAAACTAGGGGAGGGTTAATGATAAAATGCCAAATTATGTTAAAAATATAATAGAAATATACTCAGAGAAAAGAGATAATACTGAAATAATAAACTTTTTAGAAAAACATGTGCAGGATAACATTTTTGATTTTAATACAATAATACCAGAACCAGAAACAGAAAAAAACTGTCCTAAAAAATATAATCTAAACTATCATAGTAATGCATTAAATAATAAAGCATCATTACACCCACCAGACAGTGAAAATGATTGGTTCAACTGGTATGAATGGAGAAAAGATTTCTGGAACACAAAATGGAACTCCTGTGGATTACAATTATTTGACCATGAAAAAATATTAGAGGAAAATATTGGAGTATCCACCCCATTAATAATAGTATTTGATACAGCATGGTATCAACCGGAACCAGTAATATTAAAACTATTCCAAATGCATCCAGAACTAAATATAACATGGACATACTATAGTACAGAAAACATGAAATCCGGTTCTTATTTTAAATTATTCCATGATAACGAAATAATACATAGTAAATATAATCTAAAAGGTTATGGTGAAGACATATTTGATGTTAATACACTAAGATTGAATGGTGAAATAGTATGACTGATTATAATTTAAACACGGGTTTTGAACGAATATTATTATTCAAACCACAAAAAAATATGAGATACATACGTAAACTAAGCATGAGCTACGGTTACTATGTAGCATTAGCAGTAGTTGATAAAAACGACCGTGTAACACATATCGGAGTAGAGAACAACTTCCAAATAGTATTATACCGTAACTTAACTAGTGAAGACCATTATATCTTAGGACCAGTAAAATGTAATAACCTGGAAGATGATGATTTAATGAGCATATACAGTATCAATAATGCAATAAAATTACATCATCCTTATGCTTTGAACACACCATGTCGTGGAATGAGATATACAACACCAGAAGAAACATACTACCTAAAAAAAGAAATCATAAACTCATCGTATTATCGTTTAGAAAAAGAAAAAACAATGGATAATAATTATAATAATATTTATTCAGAGGATATTGTGTTAGATGTTGATACAGTTTCATTAGATGAATCATTAGAATTAGATTTAGAAGTATTCAACAATATAAACGCAACAGGACAAACAAAACTAATATAAAAGGAAGTGTTTTTTCGTATGAGCATTGGAAGTAAAAATAGTTATGAAAAACAGTATGGTAAATACATAAACAAATATGATGGAAAATATCGTATTTTCAAAAATATAAATGGTAAACGAGAATATTTCGGACAATATGATAATTTCCAAGATGCAGTCAACAAAAGAGACTGGTTAATAGAACATGATTGGATAAAAACATTAGAAGTTGACTACGAAAAAGAATACTATAAACACATTACATTAGTTAAAAATTCCCAATATATTATAATCAAAAGAATAAACGGGAAAAACACATATTTCGGAAGATGCAACACACTAGAAGAAGCTTTATTATGGAGAGACATTGTTAAACATAATAATTGGGATGTTAAATTAAATATTAAATTATATGATTTAATTACAGATAACCCTTATTTAGAAGATGGTTTAGATTATCCAGTACCTGAAAGATTAGTTAAAAAAGAAAAAGATTCCAATTACGCTGAAGGAACAATAACTAAAAAAGGACCACAATCATACCATGTAAAATACAGCAGTAAGTATTATTGTGCATGCAGAACATATGAACAAGCTTATTACGTGAAAAAAAGACTACAAGAATGTAACTGGGATAAAAATAAAATACCTGAAATATTAAACGATTATCCTAAATGGTATACCTGGCTAGTAGGATTCTATCGTTATGTCAGACCACATTTAAAGAATGGATCACATGATGGTAAATGGGCATTCGTATTAACACCAACCAACAATGAAGGCAAAATAACAACATTAGTTTTTAGTAATTTAGAAGATGCGTTATGGGAACGTGATTTATATGTTAAATATGATTTTGATATAGAAACAATTGTCTATTGTGCTAACGATGATAATAACCCATATTACAATATGGAATTACCTCCATATCCAGAAAGAACTATTTTACATAATGTTCCACTTAAAACTTATGAAGATGAACTCACAAGAATGAAAGAATTAATACTGGAGGGAGTTAACACTCAAAAAGAACTATCTGAATTAATGGGTATTAATGAACAATCAATTAGAAATTACCTTAAAAGATATAATATTAGCTGGAAGGATTTCAAAAACATATGCTGGTCTGGTGAAGACCCATTAGAATTATTAGAAATAGAACGTGTTTTCACACCGGATTTAAGTGTACATTATAGTGATGGAAATTATATTCATTTCAGAACAGATGGCAGACCCAGCCCATACATAATTGCACGTAAAGGAGTATACTATGGTAGTTACCCAAATAAAAAAACAGCTAAAAAAGTTGTTAAAAAATTAAAAGAATGTGATTGGGATAAAAAAAGACTTAAAAAAATACATGAATTAATAGGTTTCCAAAGTATTGTCGGCAGCAAAAGATGGGTTTACGAAAATAAATATAAAGGAAAAGTAATTAGCTATTCCGTAAGACATAAAGGAAAAGATAAACGCATGAATAACTTCGGAACCTATCAAAATAAAGAAAAAGCAGAATACATAAGAGACCAATTAATTGATGTAAACTGGAACGAGGAAAAATTCCCTGGTATCAAAGAGGAAGCAGATAAAATATACCCCTAATATAAAATGAGGTGTTATAAGAATGAATTGTAGACATTTTGAATGTAAACATTACCAATGGTTAAGACCACGTGAATATCAAGGATTCTGCTATCATCATAACTATTATGTTCACAGACTTGGAGACTGTTGTGAATACTTTAAAAAAAGAGAAAATGGAGGATAAATAATGTATGAAGAAAACAGGTATCGTTTAGTATATGGAAAAACACACGATACAGTCCATATAAAAGACGATAAAGAAGACAAAAAAATAGGAAAATTCCCAGTAGACCTACTCAATGAATATGAGTTAAAACAGCAATTACTACTGGATAAATTAAATGAATTAGGCTATGATTTAATATGCTATGAACCTGAAGACAAAGACTTTAAAGGAGAATGGGTTATTGATACATTTGACAATATTCAAACTAAATTAATTTAATAGGGGGTGTTTTTTTCGTATGGAAGAGTATGATGTTGTTTTTGCAGAGTATAAGAAACGATTCATTGATGATGTATTAGAAAGTATGAATGGTTTGTTGGATAATAGGCAATTAACTGAGTTGAATAAATCATTGAATAGGCATACTGATGATTTGAATATTAAGGATAAGCCTGTGGTGGATTTGGATTATGATGTTACTAATGAGGAGTTAATCCGTAATTTTACTTCTGAGAAGAAATTACAGGGTTGTAGTAAAAGGACGATTAGTTATTATCGTAGTACTTTGAAGAATTTTAGTGATTGGGCGGTTAAACCTTTAACTGATTTAACTACTAATGATATTAAGGATTATTTTAAGTTTTATAAAGATTTGAATGGTTGTAGTAATAGTACTGTGGATAATGTGCGACGTGTTTTAAGTAGTTTTTATAATTATCTTATTGAATCGGAGTATATTATTGATAGTCCTATGCGTAAACTTCCAGCTATTAAATCTAAGAAGTCTGTTAAGGAGCCTTTTACTGCTAAGGAAATTACTTTGTTGCGTAATGCTATTATTTTTGATAAGAAGAATAGTCATAAGAAGAATAAGATTAATCATAATAAAGAACGTGATTTAGCTATTTTTGAATTATTGTTGAGTAGTGGTATTCGTATTGGTGAGTTGGTTAATTTAAATCGTACTAGTATTGATTTTAATAATAATAGTTTTATTGTTACAGGTAAAGGAAATAAGCAGCGTACTTGTTATATGAATAGTCAGACTAATGTTGCTTTGCAGAATTATCTTAGTACTCGTGAGGATAATAATGTGGCTTTATTTGTTTCTTCTAAAAAGCCTCATAATAGGTTGCAGGTTACGGGTGTTGAAAGGTTGATAAGGGAGTATGGTGAGAGTTCTGGTGTTCATGCACACCCGCATAAATTTAGAAGGACGATGGCGACTAATGCTTTGCGTAAAGGCACACCATTAGAGCAAGTTAGTAAATTTTTAGGTCATTCTAATGCTGATACTACTTTGATTTATGCAATTGTTGATCAGGATGAATTAAAAATAAATCATGAAAAATATATGGAGTTCTAAAAAATTATGTTGGGTTTAAATACTGGATTAGAAGGTTTTGGTGGTGCTGTAAGTAAAGAAATCTATAATGATTTTGATAATGGTGCAGCACAATCACTAATTAATAATGTTTTACATGACATGGAAGATTTACTTGAAAGCAGACAATTTGTAGAATTAAATAATAACTTGAAACGTATTGCTGCTGATTATAGTTTCAGTGTTAAATATGTTGATTTCAATGAGGATGTTAGTGTTACTAATGAGAAGTTAATCAATTTTGTTTTAGATGGTAAACGTGTTGAGGGTTTATCTGAAAAGACATTACAATTGTATGGGAGTACGGTTGATTCTTTTTTAAAGTATGTTCCTAAAGGTTTACAGGAGATTACCGCGGAGGATATTAAATATTTCATGAGGTGTAAACAGGAGGAGGGTATTAGTGTTGTTACGATTAATAATTATGTTCGTAATTTAAGATCATTTTTTAAATATTTAACTATTCATGGTTTGATTTTTAATAATCCATTAGTAGGTATTCATAAGATTAAAGAACCTGTTAGGGTTAAGAAACCTTTTAGTAATGCTGAGATTGTCAGGTTACGTTTTGCTTTTAATAAAAAAAGTTTAAGAGACCAGGCCATATTTGAATTACTGTTAAGTAGTGGTATGCGTGTAGGTGAATTAGTTGGATTAAAACTTGATGATGTTAATATAAGTAATAAAACTTGTATTGTATTAGGTAAAGGTAATAAGGAACGTGTCTGTTATTTTAATGAAACAACTAAATTCTTATTGGAACAGTATTTGGATGAAAGAACAGATAATAATCCTTATTTATTCGTATCTTCTAAAAAACCACATAACCAATTAGGGACGAATGGTGTTGAAAGATTAGTCCGTAACGTTGGAAGAAGTTGTGGAGTGGAAAATACTCATCCTCACCGTTTTAGACGTACGATGGCAAGTAATCTTTTGAAAAAAGGAGTTCCTATTGAACAGATAAAAGAATACCTTGGACATGAAGGAATTAGTACAACACAGTTATACACTATTATTGATGAATCTGAATTAAAACATACTCATAAAAAACTAACAGACTAAATGGAAGTGTTTCTTTATGGTTAAATGTTATTTTAAACTAGCATCAGGCAAGTATGTTATTCGTAAAAAAAATAAGTATTATACAACAGTAGATACTGAAGAAGAAGCGAAATTCCTAGTAAATGAATTGGATAAAGTTAATTGGAAAGATTCATCTTTAACAGGTGAAGCGAGTGAATTATTCTTTAAAAATAAAGTTCAGAATAAGTTTTATTTTGAACGTAATGGACGATATTATATCCGTAAAAGTGGTGTTTATTATGGTTCTGTTGAATCAGAAAGCACTGCTAAAAATATTGTTCGTAAGTTAAAAAAAGTTGGATGGGATAAAAGTAAATTACATCAAAAAACCATTAATACATTAAATTTCCAGCCAAAATATTACTACTGGCTAGAAGATGAACAAGTTTATGTTGTTTACATTAATGGTGATTATTATGGTCGTTTCTTAACTGAAGATAAAGCTAAAGAAATGGTTGCATCAATCATAACATAAAAAGAGAGGAACAATTTAATGGAATTAAAAAAATTCACAAATAAACTATTAAAAACATTAAACATTCAAGATGTTTCAGAATTACCTAATACTTTAATAAAAACGATTGGTAATAAAAAAGAATTAAGTAAACTTATTAAAGCATATGATAAACTTACAAAAGATGATGACTTTGATTATCTTCAGGGTTTATATGAATTCTGGTTAAGTGATCGTGAAGGTTTAAGTCAGGATTACACTCCAAAGAGTTTAAGTAAACTGGTTGCAATGTTATCTAACCATGAAAATGAAAACATAATCTATGATATGTGTTGTGGAATGGGTAGTTTAACATTAGAAAAGTTTAAATCTCATGAGCAATGCAGTTACATATTAAAAGAATTAGATACAACTGTTCTACCATTTTTACTATTTAAATTATGTTATAATAAAGTGAATTGTAAAGTGTACACAGAAGATGTATTGTTTGATAAAAGAGTTAAAGAATATACTGTGCAAGATGGATTATTAGTAAATGTATTGCCAAATGCTGATGTTAAAGTAGATACAGTAATATCTAATCCGCCATTTAATTTACACTTAGAAAAAACAGTAATTACCAATGATTTTAATTTTGATAAGAATTTAAACTATGCTTTCGTGTTTAAAGCATTAGACCAATTAACAGATGATGGAGTAGGAGTATTCATTTTACCTAATGGTGTTTTATCTTCAACAGATGAAAAAATATATCGTAAATTCCTAGTTGATAATGATTTATTAGATGTTGTTATAAATGTTCCTGGTAAAATGTTTACTAATACAGATATTCCAACCACTATATTGAAAGTTAGAAAATCTAAACCAGATAATCGAAAAGGTAAAATCACATTTATTAAATCACAACCTACGGGTTTGTTTGAAAGAAAGCAGAAAGGCGAAGACCATATGAAAACAAGAGTATATACAAAAACTTTCTTGTATTATACTGATGAAGATTTAGTGGAAATCTCAGAAGCGATAAAAAACCAAAAAGACCAAGAGGAATACTGCATAACAGTTAATGTTAAAGATGTGGGAGAAAAGGATTATGATTTATCCCCATCCAAGTATATAAAATTTGATTTTAAAAAGAGTTTAAAGAAACATAGAAGTTTCAAGGACATTATTAATGATATTAAAAGATGCGATACTCGCAGAGGTTTAGTTAAATTAACTATTAATCAAACATTAGCTAAAGAATTTGATATTCAAACAGTTAATGTAGATAATAAACAAGCTAATGCCATATTTAATAATTTAAAACAATTATTAGAAACAAACCCTGATAAGATGGAAGATTTGACTTTTGAAGATTTAGATTATACTCCTTTAAAGTATTTACAGTTATCTAAGAAGAAGAATGAGGTTAAATTTGAACAAAATAGTAAGGAAGAATCATTATCTGAAATGTTTAGTATGATGATGGGTTTATGGATACAAAATGTTTTAATGTGGAATAATGAAGAAAATAGATACTTAAAAGAGTTATTAGATAAAATGTTACCTTTATTGATGAATGGTGAATTAGACGTTAGTGGAGTTGATGTATAATATGATTAATGAACTTCAAGCAATAACTGGTGAATATAAAAAACAATTCATTGAAGATGTATTAGGTGGAATGGAACATTTACTGGATAATAAACAATTATCTGAATTAAATAAATCATTATACTATAATACAAACCATTTAACATTTGCAGATAATCCTAAAAATCATGATTTGGATTATGATAAAACAAATGAAATTTTAATTAAAGAGTTTGTTAAAGTTAAAAAAATTAAAGGTTTATCTAAAAAAACTATAGGTGCTTATAAGTATTCTTTAAATGCATTGAAGAAATGGTCTATTAAATCGTTTCTGGAATTAACCAGTGAAGATTTAAAAGATTTTCTTATTTTTTATCAAGAACAGAATGGTTGTAGTAAAGCAACTATTAATAATATGCGTAGGAATTTATCTTCCTTTTTTAGATTTTTAACTGATGAAGAGAAGATTTTAATAAATCCAATGTTACGTATTCCTCCAGTTAAAGAACCTAAAAAGATTAAAAAAGCATTTACTTATGAGGAAATAGAGAAAATGCGATGGTTCATTAATAGGAATATTTATCTTAAGAATAAGAATGAATTAAGCATTCGGACAATGCGGACAAAAGCAATGTTTGAATTATTATTAAGTAGTGGTATTCGTGTTGGTGAACTAGTTAGTTTGAAAACGGATAATATTAATTTTGATGAATGTAAAGGTTTAGTCCATGGTAAAGGTGATAAAGAAAGAGTAATCTATTTTAGTGAAAAAGCAAAAAATTACATGCTCCAATACCTCCGATTAAGGGAGGATGATAGTATTTATATGTTTGTTCAAGAATCAAACATAAATATTGGTAGTCCTTTATCAATTACAAGTGTTGATAAGGTTTTTAGACGGATAGGTGAATATTTGGATATAGATATACATCCACACAAATTCAGGAGGACTTTTTGCACGACAATGATCAAGAAAGGTATGCCTATAGATCAAGTTCAAAAGTTAATGGGTCATGTGAGCTTGGAGACTACATTGAGGTATCTTGATATGGATGATGAGACAATTGCAATGACTCATAAAAAATACACTAACTTCTAAAAAAAAAGATATGATTAATGGATGGTGATTTTGGGATATGAATTCTATAAATTTGAATGTTGGAAATGCTATTTTAAATGATTTCTACACTACATCAGATAATAATGAATGTAATGTTCTTATTAATAATGTTATTCGTGATATGCAGGAATTTTTGAATGCAAGACAATTATCTGAATTGAATAAATTATTAAATATTGTTATTAAGAATTATTCTGTTTCTTCTGAAGTAAGTGTGGATATAGATTATGAAAAGATGAATAATACATTGATAGAGCAGTTTAATAAAACTAAACGTTTATTGGGTTTAGCTGAAACAACATTAACCGTATATAATGATGTTATATCCTATTTATTAAAGTTTCATGATAAAGGTTTGGCTGAAATGACTAGTGATGATATTCGTGAATGGTTTAATCATCTTTTAGAGAAAGGAACAACACCTCGTACTGTTGATAATTATCGTAGGTATTTATCTAGTTTTTATAATTTCTGTAATGTTGAAGGTTTAATATTCCGTAATCCTATGAAGAAAATTGAGGGTATTAAACAACTGAAACAGGTTAAACAACCATTCAGTTCTGAGGAACTTGCATTGCTCCGTAATAATTGTGAAACTTTACGTGAAAAAGTAATATTTGAATTATTATTAAGTAGTGGTGTAAGGGTATCGGAGTTATCTAATATTAATCGTGATGATTTGGATTTTAATAATAATACTTTTTATGTTATGGGTAAAGGTAGTAAAGAGCGTAAATGTTATTTTAATGATTCCAGTAAAGTAGCTATTAAAAATTATCTTGATTCAAGGACTGATACTAATGCTGCATTACTTGTTAGTTATAACAAACCAAATACACGTTTAGGTACTGGTGGTATTGAGTATAGTTTAAAACAAGTGGGAAAAAGAGCAGGTGTTGTTAATGTACACCCACACAGGTTCCGTAGAAGTTTTTGCTGTTCATTATTAAGTAAAGATGTTCCTTTAGAGCAGATACGTATAATGGCAGGTCATACTAATTTGGAAACTACAAAGTTATATGTTGTTGAGGATGATGATGAAATACAGTATAATCATAAACGTTATGTAAACTAAACAAAAAGGAAATTTATAGGTTGTTTTTTTCGTATGATAGTAACTGATGGTTTAATAGATAATAAAAGTGATAGTAAATCGGATTATCAGAAATGGTTTGGTAAAAATATTGATAAAACCAGTACTGGTAAGTTTAAGGTTCGTAAAGTTATCAATGGTAAACAGTATTATTTTGGTACTTATGATAGTTTTGATGAGGCTGTTGCTGTTCGTGATAAGTTAATTGAATCTGATTGGGATAAAAATATTATACTTACTGATGAAGATAAGATTAATCAGTATTATAAGTATATTAAGTGTAATGGTGATTATTACTATGAAGTTAATCGACCGAAGAATAATAAAAAAGGTCTTCCACGATATATGGGTACTTGCAAGAGTATTGAAGAAGCATTATACTACAGAGATATTGCAAGAAGCAATGATTATATTATAGGTAAAGCATCAGAGTATGATTTAATAACAGACAATCCTTATATTAAGAATGGTTTAAAATATCCAATACCTGAAAAACTAAAACCAAGAAAAAACCGCCAACAATCAACATATGGTAAAGGATATGTCACAGAAAAAGGACCCAACAGCTACCAAGTATGGTACAACAAAAAATATTATGGATCATACACCACCCAGGAATTCGCTGAATACATAAGACTAAAACTATACGAAAACAACTGGGACAAAACAAAATTACCCAAAATAAAAAAAGAATACCCAGAATATTACATCAACACCCTACATTTCTGGAGACATATCTACTATGATAAAGAAACGAACAAATGGATTTGTAGAAAATTTCTATCTAAAGACAATGAAATCTATTTTAGTTTCAAAAACCCCGAAGACACATTACATGAAAGAGACTTATATGAAAAATATGATTGGGATATTAATAAAGTAGTTGAACTAGCAGAACCATGTGAAAATCCATACAAAAATATGGAATTACCAGCATATCCCACACGCAGAGTTAAAATTAATCATGATTTAAACGAAGAACATTATACTAATTTTATAGAAGACATTGCTTTTTTCATAAGAGAATTTAATATTAATTCAATTCCTGCAATGGCAGAAACATTAGACACTACTAAATATCTCATAAATGATGCTTTAGACAAATTTAATATTACATGGAATGATTTTATAGAATTAGCCTATAGTGGTGAAGAAATATCAACTGTTTTAACATATGATAATATCGTCACTCCTGATTTAAAACCAGTGAAAAGTAAATCCAATTATGTTTATTATGCAAAATCCCGAAAATACAGTAAATGGATAATAGTAAAAGATAAAGTTTTTTATGGTAGTTATTCCACTAAAAAAATCGCTTTAAAAGTAGCTAACCACTTAAAAAAAGTGGACTGGGATAAAAAACAACTAGACAATATACGTGAAAGTATAGGTTACAAATCATGTAAAACAAGAGGAGATACAAGTAAATTAATCTATGAAGATAAACGAACACCCAACAAAACAAGATACTATATTAAAAAACAAGTTGGAGGAAAAAGTGTATGGTACGGCTCATATAAAAACAAAAAAACAGCAGAAAAAATAGTAAAAGAACTACAAAAATGTAACTGGAATAAAGAGCAGTTACAATTAATAAAAGAAAAAATAGGAGTGTAATGGTTTTATGGATATTGTAGAAACTGATTCAACTGTAATTTTAAAAAATGCGAATGAAGGAATTTTAAATATTGTGAAGATTTTACCTTGGACATTATTTTATTATGAAGTAGAGTTATCCAATGGGTTATTTGGAAATAAATTGTTTCCATTGGATGATAATTTTAAGTTGGATGATATTGTTGGACTTATTAGTAGTTTTAAAGAAGAAAAGGAGGACATTGATGTTTCTGTTAGCTTATATTTTCATAAAAATAAGTAGAATAGATTAAAAAAAATAGGATAATAGGTGTTTGTAGAATGAATAACTGGGTTTTTGTATCGTTAGAAGATTTGAAAGATGAAAAATTAACGTTAAGGGATTATGATATACATACAGTATATGTTTCTCGTAGGTTATGGGATTCAGATTTACCTGATAAAACGAAATTGGAGTATTTTATGTTTATGAATAGTTTCAGGGGTATGATTTTGGATGGTAATTTTGTATCATCTAATATTAGGAGAGTTAATCATATAGTTAGACGTAATATTCCTGGTGAGAAAGAACCGTTTACTGTAGCCAGGAAAAGATTAGAAGGTGAAAGAGTATGAATGATAATATTTTTGATAAGTATATTGATGGTCTTGATGAATTAGAAAAAGCCTGCCTTAATGAAAGACAAGTTAATGATGATTATTATAAAAATTTACGTGATGATTTGAATAAAGGTTTAAAGGATAATTCAAGTTTTTGTTATGTAACGTTGGATTCTCTTAATGAGATTGTAAGGGTTATGAGTTTTTGTGAGATTATGCCTGAGGTTTTAAGGGGTGTTTGTGATAATCATGGTTTGAAGTGTATTAGTAAGACTAAGACTTTTAGTATTGATATGAAAGATCCAGTGTATACTTATTTTTTCATATCTAGTAAGAGGAAGTTTTGTCAGAATGTTTTATGTGATGATTTGACTAAGGTTGATGATGATAAGGTTATTTTTAAGTTATTGGATGGGGAATAATGGATTATAAAGATTGTAAATTTAATAGTAGTAAGGCGTCTAGTTTTGTAGGGTATTGTTTGTTACCTAAATATAAAACTGATAAAGGTCGGTTGTTTGTGGAATGTGGTAAGTGTCCTTGTCAGGATTTTGAAGTAAGGATGATGAAAAATGAATAAACAATTAATATTAATACTAGCAGTAATTGCGATACTTTTGTGTATCGGAACAGTAAATGCAACCCAGGTAACAATGTATGTAGATAGTAAGCATATAATTGGTATGGGAAATGGGAATAGCCCTTTTGATTATGATAATTGGGTTAATGTTGTATATGTTATTAGTGAAAGAAATCCTGCTGGAGAACATTATATTATTCAAGAATATCCGGTTAGTATACAAGATTATTGTAAAATTAAAGTGGGGCAAAAGGTAACATTAGAAGTGCCTGATAGTCGAACAGATGTTTGTAAAGTTGTTAAAATAGAATAGTTTTTTTTGGTGTGTGTGGGATTATGGATGTTCGTTTTGAGGCTGTTGAGGATGTGGAGAATGATTGTTTAACGTTAATTGATAATTTGGATAAGTTGAAGACTGGTTTTGATAGTGAGATTATATTATATCCTTTAGAGGATGCATTTGCTGTTGTCCAGGAATTAAATGTTCAATGTGCAATTGTATCTATGTTAGTGGGGCATTTGGAACTTTATGATGATATGCAGGATATTGATTATTGGATTAATGAAGTTAGAGAGGATTTAGAATAATTAAAAATTTCATAGAGAATAATTTACAGAAGAGGGGGTACACTATGGCTGAATCATGTTATGATTGTTATTATTTCAAAGAAAAGGTAAGGAATGATACTGTTGTTTGTGATAGGATATGGGAGTGTTATGTTGGTTTGAGATATGATTGTAAGTATTTTAAACCAAATAAAAATGTCCATAAAGGTTGTGAGCATTATGTTGCTGAAAATGATATGTGTTTATTATTTTTTCAACTTAACTTCCATAATGTATCTCAGTTCCATGAATGTTTGGAAAAGGTGATTTATGATGGGTGATGTTGGTGCGATAGGTGTTATATTGGAGGATTATCGTGAGATGTTGGTGTCTATGAATAATCGTAATCCTACTCCTGAGTATGAGTATGGTATTAAGTTGTTGGATTTGATTTTTAGGGATATTAAGAATCAGGGGATTGATTTTTGATGGTTTCTTATGAGTTGACTTTGCGGGTTATTTCTGATGAGGATTGTGATGTTGATCCTGGGGAGTTGAATGAGTTTATTTGTGAGGTTATGAATTTGGAGTTGTGTAAGTGGGGTGTTAGTTTTGAGTTAGTTGATTAATGGGTGTGTGTTTTGTTGGTCTTTTTTTATAGTTTTTGAAATGGAAACTTTTATATACTAGTAAAATATAATATATATTATAAGAACCCAAAAGAAAAAAAATTAAAGGTGAGAAAAAAATGATGAAAAACATAAAACTAATGGAAAAAGACTTCCAAATAATGCAAGAAAACGGAGACTACGAAAAATACAATCCAATCCCAACAGAAGAAGACATACAAAGAATGTGGGAGGAACAACAATGACCCACATTAACCAAAAAATATACACCACAGGAACACGTGTAGAACTAATACATATGGATGATATACAAGCACCACCAACAGGAACACAAGGTGTAATAGAATTCGTAGATGACATAGGTCAAATACACGTAAAATGGGATAATGGTTCCGGTCTAGCTTTAAACACAGACTACGACACATTCAAAATAATAAAATAAATGGTTTCGTATGAAAAAATTTATTCAAAAAAATTTCCTTTTAATATTCAATACATTATTCATAATACTAGGAATCATATTCTTAAAATATGGTAAAACTAGTTTATTAACAGTAATATGGATTGTAACCTATGCTACATTCTATATTATAATTATTATTGATTTAATTAAATGGAAAACAATACTCTAAAAGGGGTTGATGATAAAATGGCTAAGATAAGAGACATTATTAAAGAATTAATCGAGTATAATATGGATGCAGAATTCAAAATAATCGGTAACGATGGACTACCACTACCAATAAATGAATTGAATATAGGTTGGGAAGTAAACAATGGGGCAGAAATGGCTGAAAGTGAAAGAGACATTCCACTTGAAAAACAAACCTGCACCAAAGTAGTTTTATTCCCAGATAATATGAGTGAGAGAGGAGACTAAAGTTTATGGAATTTAAAGATTGTGAATTTCGTTTCACACAAGACAACGAGTTATATTGTAAAAACAAAACAGGTAATGATTTGCAATGTGATAATTGTAAAGAAAATATTCATTTAAATTGTACTAATTATAATCCAAAGAAAGACATGTGCTTAAAATGGTTTATTAACAATGCAAGTGAATTAAAAGAATGTCAAGAAAAAACAATATTCAACGACAAAGAACTAAGCAGAAAATGGTCGAATTAGGAGGAAACAAATAATGAATAATGAAACAATATGTACCAAATTTGGCAATGCTACAAAAGATGGAAATGGTTATTATAGAATTAGTAGTGTAAAAGAAGGGAACTTCTCAAAACTATTTCATAGATTAGTATTTGAAGATTTTTATAAAATTAGTTTAGAAGAAGAGTTCCCTAACGGAATACACATACATCATATAGATAAAGATATTACCAACAACGAAATATGGAATTTAGAACCAATAACTCCATCAGACCATCAAAATATTCATCATAAAGGAATATCTCTTTCATTAAAATCAAAAGAAAATATGTGTAAAGGACATAACAATTCTACTGGATTTTTTAGGGTTGGTAAAACGAAAACAAACTCATGTAATCAAGGATTTACATGGGTATACCGATATTATGAAGGTAAACATAGAAAATCTCTTGGGAGTACAGATATTAAAAAATTAAAAGAGAAAGTCCTTGCAAAAGGGTTAGAATGGTTTGTTATTGATGAAAAGAAAGCAAAGAAAACATGGAGTAATTAAAATGTCCTATATGAATGATGACACTGATCCTTTCGGAGTACCATACTCCAAAGAAAAACCTTCAATAACTTTTGAAGAAATGGAAAATAAAGAAAAAGAAGAATCAGTGAAATATAGTTTAAAAGATTATAATGAACTATTAAATCAAAAAGAAGAATTTACCAAGACACTACAATATTTGGAAGAGGATATTAATGCAGCAAAAGCACAAATAGCAGATATGATTCACAGGATAACTGATGGAGTTATCAAGGAAATTATATTCCAAGAAGATAAAATAATTATTTTGTTTTATAATGTGTCCTTATCTGCACTTGTTAAATTAAAAGAAGAATTATCTTTAAAAGATATTGAAATTAGAACAAACAAAGGTGGTTGTTTTAAATTAGATTTATTATGGTGATGAATGATGAGTGAAAAAAGGATAATGTTAAGTTTTCCGATGAAAGGGAAAACAAAAGAACAAATAGAAATTGAAAGAAATGCGATGATTGACTATTTATTTGATACTTATCATGATGATTGTATAGTTGTAGATAGTATAATAACGAATCCTGAGAGTAAATCTGAATTACAGTGTTTTGCTGAATCCATATTTCATCTTGGTGAGTCTGATGTTATCTGTATGGGCAGAGGATGGGAGAATTCAAGAGGCTGCCGTTTAGAGCATGAGATAGCTGTAGCATATGGTATGCCAATAATATATCTGGAAGATAAAGTAGGTAAGTATTCATATAAGATTGCTGATGATGGTTTAGAGGAAAGTATTGATATTCTTGGTGCAGATGAAGTAATTTATTTCCCAAATGATATTATAAATGAGGAAAATGTTATTAAAGTTGTTAAGTTATTGAATAAACAGCATTTGCAGATTATGAGATTAAATAAAGAGAATTTGGATTTGAAAAAACATATAAACGAGTCTGATAATGTGGAGTGATGTCTTTGACTATTAAAGCACAGACTTTAAAAGATTATCATAATCATGTTATACATTTAATCAATCAAAAAATAAGCTTAATGGAGGAGATGAAAGGAGTTTATTTTAGAGCAGGGGATTACAAATCCTATGACCGTATTAGTAGTGATATTAAATTGCTTGATGATTTAAAATGTGATATACATTATGATTGGGAGACTAGTAATTATTCAAAAGTCAAATAAGCCCTGTGGGAGTTAGTATAATGAAGTATAAAAATGGATGGTATAAAAGATTGTATAATTGGTATTATCACTGTAGTTTAAGTGGTAGGAACTATTTCACTAATTCAAACTGTTATTACTGGTAGTGATTAAATGAGCGAGGATATTAATCTTAAAGTGAGTGTAATTTCACTAAATAGTGTTGAGGGTATTGTAATTTTAATTAATGATGAAGTATATGAAAAAATTAAAGATCAAGATGATTTTTTTGAAAGTTTAGGTAGAAGTTTAGATGATAAATCTTCTTGGAATGATTAATAATAATATGTATGGAGGGATTATTTTTGTTGAAAAGAAACGAAAAACGTGTAACTGTAAAGGAGTTAAAAGAAATGCTAAATGGTGTTGGTGATGATTTTTGGTTGAAGGTATCTGTTACTTATGATGATTGTGATCACATACAAAATTTCCAAGATGTTTATGTTGATGGTTCATGGCTTGTATTGTGTGGGAAGTGTTGAATTTATGGTTGAAGATAATAGAAGAAGGAGTGATTAAAGTATGAGTAAAAAATGGTGGAAATGTAAACATTTTTCAAGTCCTTTAGGTGTTCCTACTTGTAACCTGTTCGATGACCTTTGTAAAAAATCAGAATGCACAGGTAGTGTATTGAAGCTTAATAGAAATGGGGATGATAGGTATTTTGAAACTGATGATGGGGAAATAATTGGCCCATTTCATAAGTATCAGATAGGGGAATTGAATAGGCTTGTTAAGTTATTTAATAAGAAGGAAACTATTATTAATAATCTTAAAAGAGAGAATGCTTGGTTATATTCGGATAGGAATAAATTAACAATGATTAGTATGATTATTGAGAAAACTAAGGATAATAATATTATTGTTGATAAGATTAAGGAGGTATTAGAGTATGGGGATGGCTGAACAGGATAATGATATTGTATCATTAATAAAGGAGTTGTTTAAAGAAACAGGTTTTATTGCCAGTGTAAAAGTAACAATTCCACGAGGATATACTAAAAAGGCTTTATCTGTTTTAAGTAATCATGCAGATTTACTACATAATAATAATCTTTCATGGAAAATTGAAGAAATATTGGATAATGGTGTTGTTGTGGAATTGGATAGGACAAATTATCCTCAATGGAAGAGAAACGCAGTGAAAAAAGTTAAAGAAGAATAATAAGGTAGTGGTGATGAAAATGACTAAATATTTTGTGAAACCGGAAATAACACATCAAAATATTGGTGGAAAAGAATTCCTGATGGAAGAAGAAGTTAATATTGATGATGTTATTTTTAAAGGATGTTTTGGTGGTAATTGGGCTTGTAGAAATTTCTTGGATAGAAGAACTGATGCTGTAGGAGTTACCAGACCTAAAGTTTATTATGGTAAAGTAGGAATCCTTGGTTATATTGTAGCGGAAGATGAATTGGATATAGTTAAGGAGGAATAATATTTATGGGTATGGATTTTTTCTTATATGTGATAAAAAATGAGGGTAAGGAAAAATATTCTGTTGAAGAATTAGTATATTTGGCTAATGCTCGTGCAGATATTATAGGTAATTGGTTGTGTACTAATCATTCTGGGCAAATAACGCATTATAATAATATTTATACTGAATGTTTTATGTCTACTTTGGAGGAATTATATGAACATTTAACCCTTGTGTTAAATCAAGAGGATGCTATTAAAAGAGATTATTATGCAATGTTTTATTTACCTCCTCGATTAAAGGTTGGTTCTTGGTGTAGTGGGTCTGAAATGTTCAGTGAGTCATATTATATGGATTTAGAAAGAATAAAATTAGGATTAGAAAAAATAGTTAATAATGATTCGTTTGATGATTCCACAGTATTCATGTATCATATTGAGGTGTGATTTAATATGTATGTTTGTTGTAGTCATTGTAAACATGCAGGTCATTTTACCCATGAAGTAGGTCATAGCTGCCGTAAACATGATTTTTTTATTAGTTTGAATAATAAGAAAGCAGTTGAATTAATGTTTAATTGCAGGGATTGTGAGTTAAGTATTGGTGAATTATTAAGGATTGCAAGATATATGAATAGTATTAGTTTTGAAGTAGTGTTTGATGATACTTTCCATGTTATGAATAATATGGGGGCCTATATAAAAGATAAGGATAAATGGAATCATGGATTCTATAAATGTAGTTTCACAGAAGTTTATGAACCTGCGAAAGTTGATAATAATCATGTAATGGGTTATAGGGTATTATTTAATAATTATCCTGTTTTCTACACTGAAAATAGTGAGGAGATATTATTCATATTAACTGGTTTAGGTTTAAAATAAAAGATTATAAAAAATGTTGGGATGGTGATTAACTGTGCATAGTCAAGTATTAGTAATAAAACCTGTTGATGTGGAATTAGAAGATGTAATGTATCCATATCAAGAAATAGATAAAGATAATAATGGTAAAATCAAAGATGATAGGTGCCAATTCTTTTTAACATTAAAAAATGAGGATGTTCCATTAGTGTTAAAAAATATAGAAACTTATCTTATAAAGAATGTAAGTGAATGTCTTGAAATGATTCAATATCGTGCAGAGCATTCATTAAAGGAATTTGAAGAAAAATATGGTAATGGATCATATCCGAAAGATTGTTATAATAATTATAAATATTGGTGTGATAAGTTAAACGAGTTTTATGGTATAAAAGATTTACATGTATATCATCCAAAACAAATAACGTTCATTAAAGAATATGCTGGTTGGGCTACTGATAAATGGGTGGATATTTACATCAAGGATATTGGTTATGGGACATTTCATAATCCTTATGAATTATGGGATTATTATGGTGTTGTGAATGAACATCGTTTTCCTGATGATGCTAATTTTTTAGTTAGGTTAGATGGTGAAAAATATAATCAATTAAAGTTAATTGACTTAGATGTTGATAAGACCGTTGATAATATTAATGAATGGACTATGGTGTGGGAAAATATTATATTCTGTAAAGATGACCCTGCTAATAGTGAATTGTATACTATAAATGATATCAGGTTTAGTAAGAAGTGTAATGAGCATTGTCTTGTTGATAATCTTAAAGATAAGTTAATTGAAATATCAGAGAAATATTCTTCTGGTGATTATACTGTTACTGCATTGGATTTTCACTGGTAAAAAAAACAAATAATTGGGTGTGATTTTTTTTGTCTATGAAAGTTGAACGATATCTAACTGTTGGTGATTTACTGGATGAGTTAAAAGATTTACCTAGGGATATGAAAGTAAGATATAGTAAACGTACTAGTGATGATTTATATTCATCTACACCATTGCATGATATTTGGATTGTTTCAGATACTGTTTTAATAACAACATATTATTCAAAAGCAGGCAATATTAAACAGATGGATACTTTAGACAAATTCCTATAAAGTTATATGTTGCGTGGGGGTATGTTGAATGGATAGGAAATATTATATTTATGTGATTGAAGCTTACGGTTATTCAGATTTTGAAAAAATAATATTAACACATGAAGAATATTACTCAACAAAAGAATTTAAAAGTATTGTGAAAAAAGCAAGAAAAATAATGTCTGATAACAAGTATGATTATTTAAGTAATCTTATTACTTGTTTAAAAGAAGAATTTGGATTTTATACTCCAAAATATTCTTGCATTGATATTGGTTGTAATATTAAAAGCAAGATACAGGAAGGTTATATGGAATGATAAAAAATGTGGGATTTTCATAAAGTCAAATTACGTAAAGATAAAGAATATGTATTCTGCTTTCTTAGAGCAGAAATTATTGAAGAAGAACAATGCAATTACTATGAACATAACCTAAAATGTGATGAAAATGAAGATTTCTGGGGTAGAACACATAGCCGGGGAACAAATGCAGGGTATGGTATTATAAGTGTTGCTGAACCAATTTTAAAAGAATGCAAATATTGTTTAGAAAAAGAAGAAAAATATGAAGATTATGCTTTATCAAAAGAAGCAACCGAACTATACAAAAAGAGAAAGAGAAAGGAAAATCATAAGGAAAAGAATAGATTATCAAGACTATTAGGTGGATTATGATAGAAGAAAATAGATATAAACCTATGTATAGTAAAGACACAGGATTAGTTATTGCAGATATGAATACTAACCCTAGAATATGCTCTGCAAAAAGATATCATGACCTGGAAATCGTTGACCTTTTGAATGAGTATGATAAAAAATTAACTAAAATACAAGAAAGAATGGATGATTTTGGTACAGCATACAATAACGTAAAATATTCATTGATATTTACAGATTTAAGGGCTTTACAAAAGATTATGAAGATAATGCTTGATTGTATGGGAGATATAAGGATGGTGGTGAATGAAGAAGATTAAAACTTACGGTGAATTATTAGAGGAAATAGTATTTTGATGTGGCGAAAATTACCATAATTAAAGAAATGGTTATTGGGAGGGATTAATTTTATGCGTAAAACAACTAAATTTGGCATTGTTGATGATAATGATGTGTATCAATGGAGAACTGTTAGAGTCATTGGATTAGAACATATCTTTGCAATATTGTGTTTAATAGCAGAAATAATGATTTATAGATTACCTGTAAGAGATAGTCAAGAGAAAATATGTGTTAATGAATTTGAAAATAAATTAAAGGAGATACAAGAATGACTGGTTATTTTGTTGATGTAAGATGTCTAGTAAATGCAGAAGACTTATTTCATGCAGTTAGTACCGTAGAAAACGAATTAAGAGAACACATACTCAATAGTGATGAAATCATAGAACATGACATTATTAAAGTCAAATTAAGAAGAGATGATTTTTATGATGAATGAAATAATAATTAAAGGAACTGTCACACCAGTTAACTCTACAGTTACTATTCCGTTACCTTGGTATTTTGGAACTTCATACACTAAAATATTAAGACGTCTAAAAGAGAAGAAAGCCTGCAAATATTATATGTTTAGGAAAAAGAAGGTGCCTGTTTTTAATAGTTGTAGTCAGGTTAGTAGGATGGTACGTTATCCTCAATTTTATTAAAAATATATTTAAATAAAATCACAAACATAATAATATAATATAAATAAATTAACCCAAAAGAAAATTTAAAGAAGTGAGAAGAAAAAAATGCATTATTATAATATTAGAGTATATGTCCCTTATGATGGGCATAAAGATTTAACCATAGCACATGAAAAAGAATTTGATGATTTAGAATTCCATGCTATAATTCAGGATGTTATTGATGAAACAATACTGGATCATATTGAACGTTCAAAGGATACATATTATTGTCATATGGACTATTGGAATTTATTTGGTAGGCATAATAAGTATCGTTTGGGATTGTTTTTAAAAAATAAAGGATTTGAAGTTATATATCCTCAGGAAACTGTTGTTATTCAAGACCGACCTATTTTAAGTGATAAGCGGTATAAGGATATTGAAGTATCTGCCTGTGAGGGTAGATGTTTTAAAGATGATGATGAGGAGTGTCCTATTGTCTGTAAAAGAATAAAGAATACTGATGATATGGAGGAGTAATTGTTTTTATGGTTGATCATGGTTTATGGTGGAAAACATATTATGATTTAAGATGTAATGGTAAGTATTTTTTTGACCGTGATTCCAGGGGTAAATGCTCCTCCAAGGGGGCGTATTATTTTAAATGGGAAGGCGATCATATTGGTTTAGGTGAATATTATAAAATATATCATAGATGAGGTGAAATAGTATGGTGGAGCCTAAAAATATAAAAATAGATGATTGGGATGAACCATATAAGGTCCTAATGGAAAGTAAACAAAAGTATGAGTTAGCTGTTAAAAATTATAAAGCACGTATAATATTATTTTTTAAACAGTATGGGAATGTGCCTGGTTTTAATGGTGTTATTAATACTTGTGAAATTGATTTAGACCATTTTAATAATCCTTGTGTTGTTAAGTTAGGTCATCAAATGTTACCTAGACAATCAATATGTGATTTTTGCAGGGAGTTTGATTTTTACATGCCAACAATTGAATTTATTGAATATGAGGATGGTGAATGGAATAAATTTATTTTAAAAGCATATTACACTTTCCGTAAAAAAAAGAATAATATTAAAGATTAAAAGAGAGGTTATCATTTTATGGGTAAAGCTATTGTTTGTGTTGATTTTGATGGTGTATTAAACACTTATACTGGTTGGAAAGGTGAACAGGAATTATATGCTCCACGTGATGGTGCACGTGAATTCATGACAGGTTTAAGTAGGGATTATCGTGTAGTAGTATTCACCACACGTGACAATAATCTTGTACGTGACTGGTTAGAAAAGTATAATATTCTGTTTGATGATGTAACTTCAACTAAAGTTGGAGCAGTATGTTATATTGATGACCGAGGATTAAAGTTTAATGGTGATTTTAATGAAACATTAAACCAATTAAGTAATTTTAAAGCACACTGGGAGAAATAATAAATGAATTTTAAAGATACTTTAAAAGAATTATTAGAAGAATATGAAAATTTGAAAAAAGAAACACCCTTTTATCATAATACCGAATTTTGTCAAGTAATTGGTGGTGTTGATGAATTGAAATCATTAGTTGGAAATACAAGTATTGATGATGCTAATATTGGATGTTATATTAGGGGTAGGATACAGGTATTAGAAGAATTAAAACGGAGGTGTATTTTCGAATGACAAAGAAACAATGTTATTCTTGCAAGTTTTTTAATTCAAATCATATGCCGAATAATATTACATTGTCTTTTGTTGATGAGTATTGTGATATTCCGGATGCAAATAATAAGTATTTGATGAGTGATGAGGAATGTCCGTTTTATAAATTTGGGTGAATTAGAATATGTCTGATTTATTATTTCTTAATTTATATGAAACCTGTGTTAAATATCATAAATATGCGAAGCAGTATGAATATAGTAAAGAATTGTATATTAAGGAGATTAAAGAATTCTTTAATAATTATATATTTAGACCACATTTTCCATCTGATTTATTAAAGGATGGTGTTAATCCAGTCTTAACATTTGCTACAATGGAGGAAATTCCACCTAAGTTAATGTATAAGTTTTGTGAGGAATTTGGTTTTTATTCACCTACTGTAGAATATTTGGATAGTATTAGTAGTGAGCCTTGGAGAGTTTATAAATTTACTAAAAAAGTTAATTGGGAAGAAATAAGGAGGGATTGAATTTTGATGAAGAAATTGTTAATTACATGCTTAATAGTATTATTGTGTGTTACACCAGACTTTGCTAAGGAATTAACTTCTGAAGTAACTGATAAAACAATAGTAAATACGCATAATAGTTGTTATTGTATACATACAAAAGACTTTGGTGATATTCAAGTATCTGAAAGGGATTATCAAAAAGTGATGATTGGTGATAACATCACATTCAATACAGAAAGTTTCTATGGTTTATATAATGTTTTAAAAATTAATAATGAGGAGTTAAACTATGAGTTATGAGTGAAAAAAGATTCAGAACAGGGAAAGGAGTTCATCGTGGTGATTATTTCTCTGAAACTATTATTGATGAGGCAACAGGAGAAAAATATTATGGTGGAGTGAAAGCGAATTATGTCTCTTCAAGCGAGATAGTTAAACTATTAAATGAGTTCTGGGATTTAATCCAAATCTTAAGAAAAGCAAATAATGAAAAAGATAAAGGTTTTCAAGTTTGGGAAGCTCCACCAATACCTGCTGGAATAAGACTAACCACAAGCACCCATTTAAATAATAATCAATCAAAGAAAAAATTTTATCATAAAGATAGTGATGATTGGCAAATATTTGAAGATGGTGAGCATTTAGCATATGCACATAGTGGTTTTCAAGCCGGAAAAATCATTGATAAATTAAATAGTCAAGAAGAACGTATATTATTTTTAGAAAAAGAGAATGAGCGTATTGTTCAAAGTGCTAGGGATTATGTTCTTGAAAGAACAGAAGAACTAACAAAAATATTATCTGAATTAGATAATAATCGTACAGTACCAAAGCCGTTAATTTATAATAAAGATATTAAAGGAGATGATTAATATTATGAGTAATAATGAAAAACCAGCAATAATAGATGAAGTGAACCATATAAACTTGATGAGAACGGGGATATTTATGTCCAGGATATAAAGTTAAATAATACTCAAATTTATAGGATTTTAACTCAACAATTTGATAAATTAAACCGTATTAATGTTGTTTTAAATAATATATCTGAAAGAGATTTAACAGTTCAAGAAAGAGTATTCATGGATTATTTGATGGAGGAAATAAAAGGGGTGTTCATGTGAATGTTGGTGAGTTAAAGGAGTTTTTAGAACCTTTAGATGATGATTTGGATGTGGAGCTTAGTGTTCATTATGATAAATGTTGGCATATTCAGAAACTAGAAAAAATTCATGTCCAAGATAATATTTCCTGGATAACTTTGATGGGAGAAAAATGAGTGAAAAGGAGTATTTTAGAGTAAGTGTTTCCGGTCCAAAGTATGTTACTTTTGAATATATTGAATCTGACGAGTATATTTATATGGGCATGGAAAGTATCTGTGATGAATTGAATAGTCAGAGAAAACAGATAGAAGCATTGAAAGGACAGTTAGACACTTTTAGGGATGGTTGTAAAGAGATTTATGATGATAAGAAAAGATTAGAAAAAAATTGGAAGAATTAAGGAGGGTACTGGATGATTCTTAAAACAAATGATGAAACACATTATGGTGTAACTAAAAGATTATATGTTGCATTAACTGAATTAAAAGATTATGATAAGGATATTTTAATCAAGTTTAATCAATTAGGTGAGTATGAACAGATTGAAAAAATATTTCCTGATGATATTGTTGAAATAATTGATGATTGTTTCGTTAAAAAAGACTCTGAGGGTAGTGTTTACACGATTATTGATTGTGGAATGTTCAATTATATTGAAGTACTTACTATGATAGGATAAATAGTGGAGGGAGATTATTAATGTCTAAGTGTCCTACTTGTGATACGGAATTGGAGTTTCATCATGAGACTTATGAAACGATGGTTTATTCATGTCCTGTTTGTAAGCATTTAGTTGCTGAAAGGAAGAATGTTCCTCCTTATGAATATGTGGATAAAAAGGAGAATATTTGTCCGTATATTATTGACCATATTAATGGTGTTGATTTAACTGGTAATGATTTGGAGCTTATCTGTGAAATGTTGAATGAAAAGCATAACACGATTAATGATTTAAGACATGCTGGGTTAAGGAGTTTATTTGAATGAGTGAACGGAAGATGGGTATAACAGTTCATGAGGGCGGGGGTATAAGTTTTATTCCATATCCTCCTTGTGAATGGTATAGTTGTGCGAATTGTCCTTATCGTGAGGGGTATAGTTGTACTTATGAGAGTTATAATATTGTAGAAGTGGAGGATGATATTATGAGTATTTTAGATAATTTAAATAGGGATATGCAGTCTAATATTGATGGTAAAGTTGAAGCTGAAAAATCATTTAATAAAGTTTTTCATGATGGTGATGTTAGAGTATCTAAAAAGGATTTAAATCATTTATTATATTATAATAATCAATTATATAATATTGCATATATGTTGTATGAGAAATTAGTGTTGGATATGGAGGATGAAGAGAGTATTAATGAGACTTGTAGTCGTGAGGGTGCTCTTTTGTTGATGACTGATTATAAGAGTAAGCATAGGGATTTGATTAATAAGGTTGCTTTGGAAAAATTAGATGGTAAACTATAGAAAAAACCATTATTTTTTTTTCTATTATATTTATTATAGTTTTTAAAATGGAAATATTTATATACTAGTAAAACATAATATATATTAAAGACACAAAAGGTGAGATCATGAAAATAACAACATTCACTACAAAAAGCGTCGAAGCTTTCGGCACAGGATACTCAATAATAACAGAGTTTACAGCAGAATTAATTGATGGAACTGTATTAAACGGTTCTGTCAATGGTGAAATAACTGATGAAAAAATATTCCTCAACAAAACAAAAAAAATCATAGTAGGAAGATTAATCTCCTCCTGTGTTGCAATGAAAGAAATCATTAATATCATGGGTGACATCACAATCACTGTTGGTGGTGAAGACATGGCACCTGAAGGCAAAAATGTTTCATTCTTAGATTTCTGGGACATACAATCACATGAATCTTCCACACAAATCACAAGATTCATTGTAGATAACTTCACAGAAGAAATTGAAAAACTCTACTGTGAAGTAAAACCATTAATGAATAATCCTCAATATGAAGATTATTATGATGATGCTGATTACTTCTATGGAAAAGGAATCAGCCTAAAAGACTACGCAGAACTAGTTGATAATGGAGAAGCTCCATCACCAATAAAAATTAAGAGAGTTGACTTAGGTCGTGAAGACCTAAAAATGGCTCAAGAAATAACTGGTGGAGCAAACTTCAATGAAAGACTAGAAGTTGCAGCAGAACGTGTTTCAACTTCAATATATAATGATGAACTCCTTTTAGAAGGAGATAGAGTTTTAATTATTAGAAGGAGGGATTAAAATGATTATTGTTAATAATGCATTTTCAACAAAAATGCTAAACAACGATGCGAATATCAGCTTTAATATTATACATGAAGAAGAATTCCGTCAAGCTATTATGGTGGCCGATGAAATTGTAATTGGTCATCAAGACACTGCTGATTACTTTGGTGTTGAACTTAATAGGCAAACAATCCAATTAAACAAAGGAGATGTTTTGTTTGTATGTGAAGCAAATAGTAGTACTGGTGGTAGGTTACCTTCTGGTACAGAGTTTCTTGAACAAATGGGTGAAGGGTTCTACTTCAGATTTTTAAGGGTAGAGCTCTTATAATTTTTTTAATTTATTTATACTCTTGTACTAATTGTGTTTTTATACTAGTTATCTTTATATATAAATATTAAGGGTATTTGGTATTATAATTTATATAAAACTTATTATAATACCATAACAGTTAATTTATATTTTAAACTTTTTTTAAAAATATATTATGATAAAGAATATAAAAAAACAGAATAAAACATTAAAAAAGAATTTCATTCAAATAAAGAAAGATTATCGAAAAATAGATTTGTTAGAAGAAGATACTGAATACTTATTAGAAGAATACTGTAAATTATTAAACAAAAAATATAGTAGCTTATTATTCACTTATGATACAGATAATGATGAACCAGAATTATATTGTTTAAATGTTGAGGGTTTATCCAGTATTCCTGAGGAAGCAATAAGTGATATTCAGGAAGTGTCTAATGCAAGTAAAGTTGAACGAATTGATGATAAACATTTAAAAGTTATTTATAATCTACATATTTGGAACTAGAAAAGAATTTTTTTTATTATGGAGTATGAAAGCACACAAAAAGAAGAGTATTCTGATGACCCTTATACTATATTAAAAAGGGTTTTCAGGGAAATAAATAAATACAGTAACATAAAAACAGGTAACAATAATAAGTTTTATGTGGACATTCGTGTTGAGATACCTGATATGGATGCTGAAATATTTGAAGATGCCGTTGATATTGGTAATGAGTTTGTTGATTTGCTAGTTGAGCAGGAAGAGAATAAATATTATAATATTTATCTTAAAACAGTAGGTGTACATTAAACTAAGTTATGGATTTGGATATTTTTAAACAAGTCATAAGTATAAATGATGAGCTTGTTAAGTATACTAAACAGGCGGAGTTTGTTTTTGATAATAATCTTCCGGAGTATATTAAGAAGTTGGTTAGTATGACTCAGACTGTTTATAGTTATGATAAAGGTTTAGTATTATATGTAACCGTTCCCACTAGTGAAGTTAAAACAGTAACTGATTTCTTTGAATTAAAATATAATGGTTATGATGATTTAATTCATGATTATAAGACTGTTAGTCATGCGGGTGTTAAATATACTAGGATAATAAACGGAGAATAAAACAGGGTATGGATTTTGATAATATATTTGTAATATTCGGTGCTTTATTAATCATTAGTATTATTACTGTTATAGTATTTAGTGTTGTTTTAGTTGCTGGTTATATTGCATCAAGGGCCGGTTTGCATGGTATGCTTTGGTGTGCTGTGACCATTGTTGTTTCATTGTTTATTAGTGGAGTATTGGGTTTAATAAATCGTATAGCAAAACAATATTAATTAAAAATCCATTATTATTATATTTTTTTTATGAAGGTTGTAATAGATAGTAAAGAAAAAAATCGAGTGAAAACAGGAATGGAATATTACACTGATAATGGATGTGATGTTAAAGTAGAATCATTACCTGTAGGTGATTATTTATTCGAGGATAAAGTAGTTTTCGAGTATAAGAAATTACCTGATTTCGTGAAATCCATAAAAGAAGGTCGTGTTTTTAACCAAGCCATTAATCAGTTTGAACATTTTGATTATCATTATGTTTTAATTGAAACCTCTGATAAGAAATTACAATCTTTTTTAAAGAAATCCTATTATTCTAAGCATAAGTTTTCACGTAAACAGTATGATGGTGCAATTCAAAGGTTAAACACATTTACTACTGTTATTTTTGCAAGTACTGAGAAGAAAGCTTTTGAGTTAATGTTGAATCAAGCAGTTAAATGTTTGGATTCTAAGCACCTTATTAAATCATATCCAAAAACAACAGGTTCTCCTGCTTTTAAGTATTTGTATCGTTGTGTTGATGATGTTGCAGATACTCGTGCAGAAATAATAACCGAAGCATTAGATTTATATTGTTTAGAAGATTTATTAGAGTTAACTTTTGATGATTTAGTAAATATTAAAGGCATTGGGGATGCTACAGCTGAAAAGATAATGGATGCCATAAACCAGGGCAGGAAAAGATAAATGGGAATCAATGTTCATGATTGTATGACTTGTTATTGGAGTGAATGGGACAGGTGCGAGATACAGGGCAAAATAAGAGATGATGGTAAAACCTGTCATCAGTATCTTAATGATAAGAATCATAGTGAATTCATAAAACGAAAGTTAATGGTTGATCCTGATTGGTGTAAAAATAATTGGAATTTGTTAGATGATGTTGACCGCTTAAAATATTATAGGCATTATGGTGGTGTACTTAAAAGATGAATAGTGTGAGTTTTTTATTATCTCAGAGTAAAGGAGGATACTTTAATCCTAAATTGTATTTTTTAAATTTATATGAACATATTAAATGTTTGTTCGTTTTAAAAGAGATTTTCAGTGAAAGAATGGATGGGTTTAAGATAAGTAATGTTAATCTTTATAATTTTTATTTGTTACTATCTGTCTACAAAATCTTTTATAGTTACCTTATGATGGTAGGGGCGGAAAAATAATATTATTATGGAAGTTTGTGAGTTAATTAATTTATTAAAGAAATATCCTGCGGATATGGAAGTGTATTTAAGTGTTGATGATATTAACGGTGTTTGCCGTAGTGTAAGTGAGGATATGGATTATTGTGTCTTTTTATCAAATGAGTATAGAGAAGAGTATAGTATTGGTTTGACTGATGATATGAAACTGGTAAGATACTATTAATATCTATTATATGGGAAAAATATATTAATATTAAATGATAGAAATATATAATAGATTAAAATTCAACCCAAAAGAAGTTTAATCGCAAAAAAAGATTGAAAAGTGAGGAAAAGATTAACTATGTTTAAACTAGAATTACATGATAATAGTATATTTAAAACTATTTTCAAATCAATAAGCAGTATAATCGATGAAGTAGTATTTGAATGTGATGAAGAAGGAATGCGTCTCAGAGCATTAGACCGCAGCCACATAACATTCATACAACTAGACTTGCAAAGTGAATTATTCACAGAATACATCTGCGACACACCAGAAAAAATCAGTATAGACACACTAGAATTCATGAAAGTATTAGACCGTTGCAAAAACAACGATGTATTAATATTAACCACTGATGAAGGAAACTTAATATTAACATTTTCGGGTGATGCAACAAGAACATTCCGTATAAAATTAATTGACTTGGAATATGAATCACCACAACCACCAGCACTAGATTATAATACTTGTATTGAGTTACCAACAGATATATTAAAAGATGCAATGGCTGACATTGAAGTCTTTGGTGATAAAATAACCATAAAAACCGATGAAGATTATATTATCTTCAACAATGAAGGTGAATTTGGTGATACGGAAATGAAATATTTACACGGTCAAACAATCACCGAATCAACAAGAAGTGTCTTTGCAATAGAAAAACTAAAAGACATAATGAAAGCCAGTAAAATCTCAGACATGATTGATTTATACCTGGGAAATGATAAACCCTTAACAATAGACTTTGAAATCGGTAACAGTGAAGGTAAATTATCATTCCTCTTAGCACCACGTATTGAAGAAGACGAATAAAAAAATGCCAGGAAAATACTAAAATAGGCGGTTTTATTATGTCTTCTGTTAAACTAGAAACAGAATATGGTACAGCAATAATAAACAACAAAGGCTACTACCATATAATCAGCAGCGAAGAGGGTAATCAATTCAAAAAACTACACAGGTTAATCTATGAATCCATACATGGACCCATACCACAGGGTTATGTAATACACCACCGGGACAATAATAAACTGAACAATAATCCAGATAACCTGGAAATGATGACTGTTCATGATCATAACGTACTACATAAAAGTGGTGAAAACCATCCAATGTATGGTAAAAAATGTAGTGAAAAAACATTATACCGAATGAGTCAAGCCAGAAACACTACAGGTTACTTCAGGGTATATAAAAAGAAAGATAAAAATGCTCGTAAAGGTTTCTACTACACATACCAATATTATATTGATGGTAAAAGAAAATCCATAACTGGTGATTCGATAAAAACATTAAAAGAAAGAGTATTGAAAAAAGGTTTAAAATGGGGTAAACTATGACTAAATACACTACTGGTGAATTAATTAAGGTATTGGAGAAGTTCCCTAAAGATACTCCAATATCAAATGATTTATGTATGATTTGGGATTTCCCTGATGAAGTGAGAAACACTTTAGAATTCAAGGAAAACCCAATAAACTATTCACAAGAAAAGGCAACTCGTCTAGGATTATTTGAAGGTGATTGGGAACAAGAAAACACTACTATTAAAGCGGAGGAATTTAAAAACATAGTATGAAGCAAGTATTTATAGTAAGGCAAGATTTAAAAATGGGTAAAGGTAAAATAGCTGGTCAATGTTGTCATGGAGCAATAAAATCTTATTTATTAACTGATGAGGCTAAAAGGGATAAATGGGATAATGAGTATGATTATACGAAAGTAATTTGTAAAGTGAAAACATTACCAGAACTATTAACTTATAGGGATGAATGTGTTAAACGGGATATTCCACATTTTCTAGTTAAAGATAAAGGCCGTACACAGATACCTGAAGATAGTATAACTGTTCTTGCAATTGGACCTGAGTATAATGAGTTATTGGATTTTACAAGTGATTTAAAACTATTATAAAAAAGATAAAGAGTCGTATGTTTAATAAGTATATTAAAACCCAACATGTATGTATTAGTGTTAGTGAATTGTTTCATTGGTGGGACCGTTTAGATAGTGACCCTGATAATGCTTTTGAATTATTCACTGAGTTTTTAGAAAAAGCTGAGGATACTTTAGAAGTGAACCTTGATTCATTCGATGATGATGATTTTGTTCCTTTAACTGTGAAAAGTGAAGATGATTTATTTGAAGCGGATTATGATGAGTTTGCTAAAAGGACAAATGCTGCTTACAAAAGAGTTAAAGAAGAGGATAAAGAATTGTTATCATCAGATGAGTTTCTTGAAGAATTGAATGATTGGACAAAAAACAATAATAATACATTAGCTTATAATCCATATAATTGGAATGTAAAAAAAGTAAAAAAATAAAAAACTGAGGATTCTTATGTGTGCTAAGTTTAGTAATGTGGCCGGAGTAACAATTGATAAAGGTTTAGATTTGCTTCGTGATAAACTATCGGAAAAAGAAAAAGAAGTTGAACGATTAAAAAGGGAAGTAAAAGAATTAGATGAACAGTTCAATGATATTGCTTTAAAAAATATAAAATTAAGGGATAAGAATAAAAAAGCAAGTAAAATAATCGCTGATTTAAAAAGACAAGATAAAATATCAGATATTAATGCTTTAGAAGAAGAAATTATCCGATTACTTAAAGAAAATAAACGTTTAGAAAACAAAATATCATTGGTAAAAGAAATGTTATGAGTGAAAAAGATATAGATACTGCAATAGAAACTATAGACACATTAGTTAAAGGATTACAGGAATTAAAATCAACTATCATCCGATTAGAACAAACAGTAACTACATTATCAAAAAGAATAATAGAGTTAGAAGAAGAATTAGAAGATAAAAAGGATAATACTAAAAAAGTAACATTTAAAGACAAGTTAGATTTAAAGTAAATGGGTTATATAACAAAAAAAGAAAAAGAGTATTTAATTAAAATAATACGTGAAACAGATAAAGATGATGAAGACCAGTCATTTGATTTAGGTAAAAGTTTAAGAGATTATGGTATGCGTGTAATGAGTCGCTGCATAACTGGAGATGTAATTAAAGAATAATGGGTAAAAATAATCAGAAAAGCCAAATAGTAGTGAAATGTAAGAAGTGTAATAGAAGATGCCGTATTGTTTATGATCGTCATCATGATGAGCATTTTTCAATTAAATGTGGTAAAGTGATAATGCAAGGTGGCTTTTGGCTAGTACATGATTATGACCCTGAAATCAAATGGATTAGTATAAAAGACGGTTTATTCTATTAATGATAAAAAAACTATAACCACCCAAATAATATATGAGTAATTTATTTATAGTAATATTTTATATATAAATTATATATAAAGTAGAAGGTGGTTAATTATGGCTTTATTTAACAAAAAAACAGATGAAGAAAAACATATCGAAGAAGAAGCATTAAAAGAATTAGACACATACAAAGAAAACACTTATTTTAAATTCAGACAATTCCTACCATTATACGGAATATCAAAAATGGGATTCTCAGAAACCAAATACTTCAACACATGCTATAAAAAAATAAAAAAAGAAATAAAAAAAGATGGTTTAAAATCAAATGAAATAAAAAGAAGGTTCACCGAACTCTTAACAGAAAAGTATGGAGAACCCATGAACCAATACGAAGCAAATAAAAAATTACAAGAAGAAAAAATAAAACCATTAAAAGAAAACGAAAAGAAACTAGAAAAAAAATTTGGTGTGAAATTCCAAAACAGAGTATGGTTTAAATGTACTATTGAAGAAAGAAAAAATTCCACATTCACAAACACCAACCGCAGAGAAGTTGATAATGCATATGTTTTCATTGAAAACAAATACCTGGAAATAGTTAAAGAATCAGTATTCCTAAAATCCAATATGGGTACACGTAAAATATACTTTGAAAATGTTGCAAGTATAGATTATGATGCACGAGGAAAACTACATTTAAGCAATAGTTTAATTATAAATCTAAAATCATCAGAATTCATCCAATTAAAAAATATTCCTGAGAACATGGTTAATGTAATTGATGTTAGATACAATTCTTTCCTACATCATAAAAACACTGCTCAAAATACGGTGGTTATTGAGAAAAAAGAACCTGCCCAGGAAAAAGCAGACCCAATGAAAAAGATAAAAGAAGCTAAAGAATTATTGGATGCTGGTGCAATAAACGAAGAAGAATTTGAAAAAATTAAAGCAAAATATTTAAAAGATTTCTAAAAATCTTTTTTTAACCCCCATCTTCTTTTTTTTATATAAATTTTTAAATACATTAAAAAATAAAAAATATTATTAAAATAACATTTTTTTAAAATCATTTTTTTTATTCGACAAAGTGTTTATAATGGCTAGAGAGAAAGAAACGGATATCTTCATATCTGAACTGTTAAAAGATGCAGGATTAAAATGTGCTGCTGATGGAAGTAATATAAAAGAAGTTAAACAAGCATTAAAGACAGCTTCTAAAAAAGGAACATCATCCGTAGGAAGACCGGAATTCGTATGCAAATCCAATGACTTTTTAATAGTAATAGAAGACAAAGCAGATATTAACAAACAAGCATTATACTGTGAACGAAACAATAAAAAACTAGACCAAAGAACAGAAGCTATAATACATTATGCTGAAAATGGTGCACTACATTATGCACAACACATCATAACTAATACTAATTTTAAACAGATATTTGCATTTGGTTGTAGTGGAACAGAAAAACACCATATAATACGACCAATATATGTGGATGAAAAAGAATATACAGTACTTGATGAAGTGGATAATTTTGAAAACTTTAATGAAGAAAATATCCGTAAATATTATGATGAAGTAATATTAAAAAAACCATCAAAGGAAAATATAGAAATAGAAAAAGTACTGGAAAAATCAAGTGAACTAAATGAATTACTAACCAGTCGTGGAAGCATAAGTGATTCAGAAAAACCATTAGTAGTATCAGCAATATTACTAGCATTAAAAGAAAATGAAGACATAGACCAACAACTTAAAGCTGATGAAATAAATAATGATGGTAAAATCATAAACGATGCAGTAGCATGCAGCCTACAAAGATTAAAAGTAACTGAAAAAATAGATCCAATAATGCATCAATTCAATTTCATTAAAGACCGAAACAATTTAAATGAATATGATGAAAACCTTGGTAAAACACCATTAAAATATTTCACTGAATACATTAAGAATGAAATATTTCCAGCAATATCACAGGAACATGAGGATATTTTAGGATTTTTCTATGGAGAATTCATTAAATATAGTGGTGGAGACGGCCAATTATTAGGAATTGTACTAACACCAACACATATAACTGAATTGTTCTGTGATTTACTTGAAATAAATAAAAAAGACAGAGTATTTGACCCATGTGCAGGAACAGGAACCTTTTTAATCTCAGCATTAAATAGAATGTTAAAAGAAGCAGATTCACAAAAAGAAAAAGACTATATAAAAGAAAATAATTTACATGGAATAGAAATAAGAGAAAATATGTTTAGTATAGCAACAACAAATATGATTCTCAGAGGTGATGGTAAAACTAATCTTATATGTGCTGACTTCTTAAAACAAGACCCCGAAGTTATAAAAAATGAGAATTTTACTAAAGGTATGATGAATCCACCATATTCACAAAGAAAAAACAAAGAAACAGCACATTTATCTGAAATACATTTTGTTAAACAATTATTAGACTGTTTTGATAATGGTTGTAGATGTGCTGTTATTGTTCCACAATCTGCAATGGTCGGTAAAAATAAAGAGGATAAAGATATTAAAAAGCAAATATTAAAGAATCATACTTTGGAAGGAGTTATTACTTTAGATGGAGATACTACTTTTTATAATGTAGGTACTAATCCATGTATTGCAGTATTCACCTGTAATCAACCACACCCTGAGAATAAAAGATGTAAATTTATTGATTTTAAGGATGATGGTTATCGTGTTAGTAAACATATTGGTATTGTTAAAACTGAAAGAGCTATTGAAAGGAAAGAACATTTGTTGAAGTGTTGGCGTGATGAGATAGATGCTGAAACAAAGTTTATTGTTAAGTCAACTATAAAACCTACAGATGAATGGTTACATGCTTTTTATTATTTTAATGATAATATTCCTTCTGAAAATTCATTCAAAGACACAATGTCGGATTATTTATCATTTGAATTCGAAATGATTTTGAAAGATAAAAATTATTTATTTAAGAGATGATTATTGTATGGTTATGTGTTTAAAGGATAGGAAATGGCGTGATTTTTTCTTAGATGAGATTGGGGAAGTCAAATCTGGAAAAGATATTATTCAAAAAGAAATGGTTGATGGAGATATACCTTATATATCAGCTACATTCTCAAACAATGGAATAAACTGTTTTATAGGAAACAAAAATAATTCATTAGAATCTAATTGCATTTCAATAAATCGTACTGGTTCTGTTGGTTATGCCTTTTATCATCCATATGGAGCTTTATTTTCAAATAATTGTAGGAAATTTATTTTAAAAGATTGTGATAATAAATATGCATCATTGTTTATTGTAAATCAAATAAAACAACAAAAAGAAAAATATTCTTATGGATATATTATGGGTACTGGTAGAATAAAAAGACAAAAAATAATGCTACCTGTGAATGAAGATGATGAACCTGATTATGTTTTTATGGAGAAATATATGATGAATTTGGAGAAAAAATTACTTGAGAAGTATTTGGATTTTATTAGTACTATTTAGTGTAGAAATTCTTTGAAAAGTTTATCAACAAGAAATTTCTACTATTGGTTGTATATTTTTTTTCAAATATTTATGTTATAGTTTTTAGAATGGAAACATTTATATAGTAGTAAAACATAATATATATTAAAGACCCCAAAAGAAAAAAAACAAAATTTAAAAGGTGAGAAAAAATGCAACAAAAATTAGGAAAAAACTCAGTTTCAATAAAAATCGTCGGATTAAAATACTCCGATGTCAAAATAGAAAACGGAACCACATTAAAACTCATTGAAGACAACAACAATAAATTCGATGAAAACGCAGTAATGGTAGTAACCATGAAAGGCGAAAAAATAGGCTTCGTAGCAAACAACAAAAAAGGAACATTATCCAACAAGTTCTATAAAAACTTCAAATCTGCTACAGACCTCAGAAACCTAGTAAACCTAAAAGAAACATTCGTATGTGGAAACATAAACATCAAAGGTAGTTACGGACTAATGAAAGTAACTATCTAAAACATTACTTTTCAGGAGGATTAATCGTATGATAAAAATACAAATCAAAAGAGTATTAGAAACTGATGGCGAACCAAGAGACAAAATACCATACAACAGATACGACATCATAATGTCTATCGACAACCAAGCATGGGAAACAGTACAAATGTACATTACTATCGAGGAAGTAAGAGTACACGTGAAAAACTTACTCCAAACAATACCTTTCGCAGTAGTTGAAATTGAAAACCCAGAAATATGGGAAGAAAACATGATCGGAGCATACATTAATTTCAAAGCAGTAAACACTACTGCTTAAAAAATATTATTTTTTTTAACTGGAGGGAATAATAATGTTAAGATATGTATCACAACAAAAAGCAAGAGACGCATTAATCAAACAAGAAGAAAACAAGACCATTAAAGGCCAAGAAAACTTAGAAGAAATCGAAATAGAAGCATTAGAAGTTTGCAAAAGATACCAACAATTAACAAAAAATGTAGTGGGAATCAACCTCACAAATGACATACGTGAAAACAGCAAACACTTAGTAATCTTATACAGAATGAAAAGAACAATGGAAACATTAGAAAAACTCCTACCAAGACACGAAGTAAAAGACCAAAGAACAGGAAAAGTCTTTGGAAAATTATATGATAATGAATATGTAGGAAATGTAATGTTATCTACAAATATATCAATAAACTCAGCTATACATCATGCTGAATGGCATCTTAGAAAAATCAGTTGTGCCAAATTAATAATGGAATGATATTATGAAAGAACAAAACTGTAATGATTGTGAAAATTTCAAAGTAAAAGGAGAAACATACGACTATTGGAATCGAAGATATTTTTACGGTGAATGTGGCTTAACAGGAGAGTATAAAACCACATTAACACCATGCATAAAAAAATATACAGACCAACATCGTTGGTGTATTGATGAATACATACAATACGATAGAAGCGACTTCTGCAAAAGATATAATCATGATTGTGAAAACTGCTTCAGTAAAGAATTCTGGGAAGAAATCATAGCACCTGATGAAGTAGACAAACACTTTGTAAACATTGAAGGTAATACAACAATCAATACTCTTCACACAGTATATTATATCTGCAAACCAGGTAAAAGAGGAGGATTTGATAATGCAAAATTCAATGTACAATTAGATAATGGAGAATTCCTGGAAGATATTGGTTTATGGTGTAATGGATCAGCACCCAACCAACAAGTAATAAATGCATTGAAAAAAGGAAGATTCATAAAAAAATAGAATGTGGGAGTGTACAATATGATTAATACGGAGTATTTTAACGAATTTGGAGATTTAAATAATTTTATTATTGCAACTAATAATCCTGAGGAAATTACAGAAGGAAATGGTATTGTTATTATTAGTCCTGATTGTGATGTGGATTGGGATGTGGTTACGGCCTGTTTTGAACCAACTATGTTTGCTTTTATTGTTAGCTTGGAGATAACTGATATTCATTGTGATACTGTAGGGTATGTTACTGCGGATGCAATTATTATTAAGGTTAAAGAGAGAGGCTATTAACATAAAGTATAATATTAAATGATAAAATATAAATATAAGTATATATAAATATAATATATAACGGTATTAGAACAATACCCTAAAACCCCAAAAGAAAAAAAATGTATAAGGTGAGAAAAAGATGAAGACCATAGAATTAATAAATAATAAAAATAATCTTCCAGAACTAAACTTAGAAGAAATAATCAGACCAATAATTGATGAATTACCATTAATAAAAAAAACAGGTATAAAAAATAATGATACTATTTTAATACAAGGTGAAGCAGACGATTTCGAATTTTTCATGACAGAATTAAATGATAAACTACCTGATGAATATTATTTCGAAAACGAATTAAAAGGAGAAAACTACAACCTCTGTGAAATAAAAATCTTCAAAAAATTGCGGTTAAATAAGAGTATAAGAACAGAATCTAAAGTAGAATCCTGTTTAAAAGATTGGGAAAAATTAATCAAAGAATTAGACACTGATGAAAGAAAATTATCCCAACTTAAAGAAGATTATGCAGAACAAGAAAGAGAAATAATCAAAAAAACAGATTTCAACAAAATATACAATGCTAATAATGATAAAATCAGAAAAGCACACGTTAAAAAAGAATTAAAACCATTAGCTGATGAAAAAGAAAATCTAGAATTCAAAATAAATGATAGTAAAAGAAAATTATCCTTACTAAAAGCAAAAACCTATGCTGAAATAGAGTTAATGAAAATAATAAAACAATAAAAGAAGGGTTTGTTTTTCAATGTTTAATCTTGACTTTTTTATAGTCTCCAAACATAATGAGGGTACTTGGCGTGGTGTTACAACATCACACCCAATACCTGAATTTCCTGTGGAGAAATCATATTTCACAAAAAACCCTCATAATTATAGGAGATTTTATTCTATTTCATCTTATGAGAATAGGATTACTGTTAAAACTATTAATGCTTATGATTTATACATAAAAGACGCATTGTATAAGGATAAGTATGCTTTCTATAAAGATTTCGAAATGAATGTGGCTTCAAAATCATTTGATAGTTTAACTGATGCATTAAATTACTTGGAAAATGATTATAATGTAAAACTAGTGGGGGTATGAAAAGTTATGAGTTTATTTTATGGAGATATAAATAACCAGGACATAGTATTTATAGATTCTAGGGAAAATGAACGGGGTAAACGATTTAAAGAGTATTTATCTGATTATCTTGATAATAATTCTAAATCTAAACTTCAAGTTCTTGATGTTCTTAAAGATAAAAAGGATAATAATGAAGAGTATTGTAAAATAACTACTTTAGAGTATGGAGATTATGCTTTTAACAATGTGTGCGTTGAATTCAAAACTTATGAAGATTTCAAAACATCTATACGTGAGGGTAAATTAACAACACAAATAGAAAACTTATATTCTCATTCAGAATTTTTGGATATTGCATTAATTGTAATCTGTGATAATCCAATTCATTTTATGAATGAGAAATCTCAATGGAAAGGAATACTGAGATTCAATTCAAAGATTAATATTTTTTTAGCTTATGATGAAAAAATGGCTTTTGAATGTATTTGTCATTTGTTCTGGTTAAATGCTAGACATTTAACTCAACCACCAAGAAGTAAAATGCGTGAAAGTAACAATTACGCTGCAAACTTATTATGGAGCACCAGAACATTATCAGATAAAATGATAAGAGAAATCATTAGAAAAACTAATATAACCACCATACCCCAAGCAATAGAATTATTTACAGAATATGATCCTGAAGATTTACATGATAAATTAAAAATAAGGGGTTTGACAGTTAAAAGAATTGAAAATTGTAGGAATATAATCCAAGGCAGACTATTAATATAGAAAAGTTTATGGTTAGGTGATTAATGTGGTTGATTTTATTGTTGATTTGAGTTTAGGAAATGATAGTTATCCTTTAAAGGAACTTAATGAAGGAGCTTCAGTTTTTTCAGGTTTTGCTTTTAAGAGCAAAGATTTTGTTGAAGATGGCATTCCAGTTGTAAAAATAAAAAA